CAGGTGGTCCTGTAGGCGGTGCTATCGCTGGTCAGGTCTTGCGTGGTGCCAATGAACTGCTCAAAGGTGAGAAACTATCCACTGCTATTGGCAAAGGTATCAAGACAGCGGCTCTGGGTTATCTATCTGGTAAAGCCTTTCAAATGTTGGGCAACTGGATGGCTGGATTCCGTGAGCAGTCTATACCATTTGGTCCTGAGGATGCAGGACTTGAACAGATCAGTTGGGACGCTAGTAAAACACTAAGAGCTCCAGGCATGGAGTGGACACAGACCACTCAAGGATTCAATGCCTTAGTTAAACCTGAAGAAGCCAGTGCTATCCGTGCTGCGATGAATCTAGTTAAATCCGGAGGTGATGGTGCTGCTGAAGGTTTTGATCAACTTAAAAATATAGCAGACATAGTTAGAAGCCAAGAATATACGTCTAGCATGGATCAACTAGTCCAAGGTGCATGGAAGGCTGCTAAGGATAATGACAGCCTACTACAGTTTATCAATGCTACCAAGACTGGCATGCAGGCTGCTTCGCAGGGTGCAGTGGCAGCAGCTGGAGCAGCAGCACCAGCTAAACAAGAAAGTTATTATCTACAGACTCGTCCACTCAGCGAAGGACAGGTCTATATGATCGTGAATCGTGTTCTTACTGAAGCAGGATTCTTGGACAAGGCCAAGGAGCTAGGTGGCAAGGCTCTAGGCGCAGTGACCAAAGGTGTTGCCTGGGCAGGCAAACAGGCCACTGAAAAGGTCACATCCGCCAAACTATTAGCTGCATGGAAGCTAGAAGGTTCGCCTACAGACTCTGAGCAGCTGAGAAAGTTCCTACAGAACTATGGCGGCATCGATCCTAAGATCGTGGATCAGGTCTACACAGACATGAAACTGCCTGTAGGACCTCAGGAACCTACGCTAGATCCTGTCAAAGCTACCAGTGCATACATGCAGATCAAAGACCAAGTATTAAAGTTAAATAAGAAACAGCAGAAGCGTATCATGGCATACCTGCAAAAAGACCTAGGAACCGCATAAAATGAAATTAAATGAAATCATAACTGAATCAGAACAACAACATCTAGAATATCTTGAAGAAGGTCCTCTAGGAAGCCTAGGCACAGCAGTAGGCAAAGGGGTAGGCGGATTGGCCAAAGGTGTAGGAGCCGTAGCAGGCGGTGTTGCAGGTATTGGCAAAGCCTTCAAGAAAGGTTATGCCACTGGCAAAGCCACAGTAGCAGGCGATCCTGATCCTTATCCAGATGCTCCAGACGCAGCAGCACCCGCAAAAAGTGCGGCAGCAGCACCCGCAGGCGGAGAAGAACCAGCAGCGGCAGCACCTGCAGGTGGAGCAGCAGCAGCTCCAGCAAGTGGCGCTAGCGCACCCGCAGCAGGTGGCGCAGGTTCAGCTCCTGGAAATACAACAAATGTTAATGTATCAGGCGGTAATGCAGCCGGAGGCGCAGCAGCACCAGCTACTACCGCCGCAGATGCTAATGCACAAGGTCCTAAAGGTACAGCACCCGCAAAAGCACAGACAGGTGCAGCAGCACAAGCCATGAAGAAAACAGCAGATGCTACCGCAGGCGCAGGTGCAGAAAAAGCAGGACAGACAGTCTATGCACAGGTCAAAGCATCATTGAACCAGCTAGACAAGAAAGGCAAGCAACGTATCCTACAGCTACTACAAAAATCTCTAGCACAACCTGGACCAGCTGACCAAAAAGCAGCGGCAGGTGCAGCAGCACCAGCAGCAGGTGGTGCTCCAGCAGCAGAACCAGCAGCGGCAGCAACTCCTCCGGGAGCTCCTCCAGCACCAGCAGGTTCAGAACCAGCAGCAGAACCAGCAGCCGCAACAGCAGCACCAGCAGCCGCAACAGCAGAACCAGTAGCAGGTGGCGCAGCAGCACCAGCACCAAAACGCACTGGTGGCAAAGTTGCCGGACAAGTTAGCCAAACACCTGGCGCTATCAGAAAACGTCAAGCTCGTGCCGCTAAGAAAGGTGCAGCAGAGCCAGCACCAGGCGCAGCACCTGATCAAGCTACTATCGATGCTGACCGTGAGCGTATCATGGGACCAACTAGCGACAGCATTATTCGCACAGGCAACAGTCTAAGCGAAGCACTAGCAGCTAAGATTGAATCTAAGAAGCGTGAGATATTTGAAGTTGAGTTAGTCAACGGTCGTGCGAGCTTGTTCAGAAAATGAGAATCAGTGAACTGATCGAAAAAAATCTAGAAATAGATAATACAGATCCTTACGATAAAGGAAAAAAGTTTGGTCAAAAACTATTAAGTCCTTTATCGTGGATTAACACTGATTCTGATAAAGAAAAAGTTGATCCTAATCTTATACAGAATCCTGCCGCTTTTATGAGCAGTGGACAAAATAGTCTAGATCTAGTAATACGAGGTAAAGCTCTTTATTCAGCAGACAAAACATTTATACAACGTGTACTAGATCAGATAACCAGTGGGCAGATGAAACCCTCTAACGATATTGATGCTAAAGCATTGGTGTCAGGTTTAAGAGCAGCACTTAGTGGTAGAGCTGCTAATCCTCAGCAGATTGAAGCTATCAAACAGTTCCACAAACAGTTCCGTTAAAAAAACGGCAATCCAGATTTCTTAGTAGTTTCTAAATTTTCTTTGATTATCTCACCTATGATCTGTCTTTCTTCATAGCTGAGATGCATAGCTTCAGAAAAACTCATTCCGCGCATATACCAACAGAGCTTCATGGCTTCTTTTTTGATTTCTCTAGCCTGTGCGTCTAGTTTCGCAGATTCCTGTAAAATCTCCGGCAGAGATAGATTTAAGATTTTACTACGAAAAAATTTGATTGGTCCATAGTGATAGGAATATCAAACGTTTCCTTACACTCTCCGCACTGGACATTTTGAGCTTTTAGCTCAACTTGCTCTCTTAACAACTTAAGGCGATCTTGTATTTGATCAAAGATATCCTTGCTAGTGTTATTGATAAACTCTTTGATGATTTTTTTATCAGTAGTTTCACCATCGGGTGTTACGACTCGACTAATACACTCAGCTACAATCTCAACAGTTAGTTCTGTGAGCTTGACAAAGCTCTTGCCAAACTGATCAACTTTTTGCTCGTCAGTTAACTTTTCATCATTGATGATTGTGAATATCTTTTGTTGCTCTAAAGTCTTAAGTTGTGTCTTTGTAACTTCTTGATATGTATACGGTCTAATATAGATCTGTAAGGGATCTACTTCGATCATATCTCGGTATTCAAATGCAGCAAACAATGCCATCCAGTTGTTAAGATCAATGTCATAGGTGTTTTCTGCATTACAATAAGGACAGTTAGAATCGATCTCCATCTTTTCGCCATAGGTAGCGATTCGAATAGCGATCAGTGCAAAATCAAGATCGATAGCAGGCATTAACCAAGGATCTTTGATAGCAGGTATACAACTTTTAATAAGTTCTACAGTGCTAGCACCAGTAAGCAGAGCATCTGGTGTTTTAAACAGTAGTTCATCCTTGGCTGTCATAGCATATACAGGATATTCTTCGTTGGTGCTGACATCTAGAGCACCAGGAGGATAAAACCGTCCTTTACTAGGCAGTTTTACATATAGTTTTGGTTGTCTGTACCAACCCGCTAAGGGATTCTTTTTAGGTTGATTGACATTCTCTAGATCACTCATTTTTTCTCCAATAAATAATATTGTATCATATGCCAGTATTTATATACGCATAAAACCATGGAAAACTAAAGATGGCAGCATCCGTCCTAATAGACATACCCGGAGTTGGAACAGTAGAAGCCAAAAATGCGGCCTCTGAAGCCACGCTACAGGAAATATTAAAAGTAGTTAGAAAAGCCGATAAAGAAACCGGGGGATTTAAAAAGAATCCTGGGGACAAAGGCGGTGGTGGCGGTGGCGACACCGGAGGTGGTGGCGGCGGATCTAAAGCTGGTAGCGGCCTGGAATCTCTAGGAAAGCTAGCCTACGCAACAGGTTTTGCATTTGCTAAAGTTGAAAAAGCAGTAAAATGGACTACTGGTGCTATCGTAGGGCTTGGTGAAGGTAGCACAAAACTCATAGAACAGTTTTCTAAAGTAGGAGATGATGTTAACAGTGCGGCCGCAGTATTCAGTAAGGTTCCTATTGTTGGAACGATGTTTAGTGCGGTAGCAGCCGCAGCTTCTGGAGTAGTTAAATCATATCAAGATGCCGCAGCCAGTGGAGCTACATTCACAGGTAGTGTTAATCAGTTTGCTGCCGCAGCCAGTGGAGCAGGTATGACAATGGCCGATTTTGGTGCATTAATAAGAAACAACGGCGCTGGCATGCTTGGGTTTGGAACAACGGTTGAAGATGGTGCAAAGAGATTTGCACAGGTGTCAAAAGCCTTAAGAACCTCTAGTGGTGAACTATATGCACTTGGGTATTCTACTCAAGATATTAATGAAGGCCTCGCTAAGTACGGTTCATTGTTAAGACAACAAGGTCTACAAGGTAATCAAACAAACGCACAGTTAGCCAGCGGTGCTAAAAATTATCTAAAAGAAATGGATGCGTTAGCCAAGATAACTGGTGAAGAGCGCAAAGCAAAAGAAGCACAAGCAGAAGCACTAGCAAAAGATGCTCAGTTCCAAGCAGCATTGGCCGGAGCCAGTGAAGAAGTAAGAAATAGTTTTCGAGATACAGTTCTACAGTTTAAAAATCCCGCACTACAAAACTTTGCCAAAGACGTTATGGCAAACGGTGTTGCTACCACTGAAGAAAATCAAAAGATTATGGCCATGATGCCTAAATCAGCAGCCATGCTCGCAGAGTTTAATGCTAAAATAGCACGTGGCGAAACAATCAGTGTTGAAGAAAGAAACAGATTAAACAATCTAATGAAAGTAGAAGGCGGAGCAGCACTAAAAAATATTAAAACAGCAGGTGCCGCTAGTCAAGAGCTATCAGGGACTGTTAATGCTCTAGCAGGTACGCAAGAAATTAATACAGACGCTGTTAAAAAAGCAGGAGAACAACAAGCAGAAGCTGCTAAGAAAACTGACGGTATGAATGCACAGATGGAAGCTACTAAACAAAGGTTAGCAGAATTTAGTAACGCTTTTCAAATGGCTCTGGCTAATAGCGGTCTATTAGATTTGTTGTTAAAAGCCTTTGAGTTTGTAGCAAATATAATAATGACTTTTGTTGTGCCTATTTTTCAAATGTTTGCTCAGGTAATAAACTCAGCAGGTTCAACATTTATTGATCTTTTAATGCCCGCAGTTACAGCTCTAGCAGATTTTTTTGTAACAAACGTTCTTCCTATTTTAAATCGACTAACAGGAATAATAATAGGCGAAGTCATTCCTGCATTTGTTGAAGCTATACAAACTACCTTGGAAGATCTCAAACCTGCATTCGAATGGATTTCTAATGTTATCAAAGATTATGTTATTCCAATCTTTAAGAATGTAGCATTGTTTATCGCAGATAACCTAACTCCAATATTGATAGGAGTTGTTGGAGCATTTGTAACAATGAAAGCTATACAGCTCGCTTCTATGATTCCCTCGATGATAGCTACTGCTGCACAGGCATTTGCAACTGCGGCAGCATTTATTCCTTTGATTGCAGGAGTTGTGGCAGCCACGTGGCCGTTTTTAGCCATAGCTGCTGCCATCGCCGCTGCTATCTATGTGTTTAAAAAACTAGGTGGTGATACACAGGTTGTGTCTGATGCATTTAGCTGGTTAGGTAAACAGTTCAAGTCTATGTTCCTTATGCTCAAGGAAGGTATATTAGTTTTCCTAAATGCTATTCCTGGTATGCGTGGAGACTACGATAAAGATATTAAAGACATACAGGAAGAACGAAAAAAGAATAGCGAGGAAGCAACTCAGCTTGAAAAAGACATGGCTGAGCGTATGAGGAAAAACAGAGAAGCTCAAGAAGCTGAAGCAAAAGCCGAGGCCGCAAAAGAAGAAGCTGATAACAAGAAAAAAGAAGCTCGTCGTCAGAATGCTAAAGATATCGAAGAGAATCTTGCTAAGAAAGAAGAAACACTGTTCAAGAATGGTTTATCAATTAAAGGAGCTAGTTTGGCTGCTGACAAAAAACATGCAGACAAAAAAGAAGAGATTGCTGATAAAGCAGAAGAAGCAGAAAAGAAACTAGCAAATGTTGATTATAACACTACTGATTCTATTTCATTATTGAAACAGGTAGCAACACAACAAGGAAGTGATTTAGTTCCACAGGCAGCTAAAACTGTAGGAAGAGAACCAGCCCCTGCTTCGGCTTCTGCAGGTGCAGATACTACTAGAAGAGAAATTGCAGCGGTCAGCGAAGAAGAAAGAGCTAAAAAAGCCAAAGAAGCAGCCGAGCGTCAAGCCAGAGAAAGTGGAGGTGGTTCAACTACTAATCCAGCAGCTCCAAAGTCTCCGACCCAAGCTCAAGAATCCGCCGAGTCATTGCTTGCACAGTTAAATACTAAGATGGATCAACTTCTAAGAGTAAATCGAGAATCGTTTAATGTTGCCGAGCGCCAACTAAGCGTTACTAGAGGTCTAAGCAAAGACATGTTTAACATTTAAGGTACTGCAATGAGTTGGAAAAAATATTTTACGCCGGTTAACACTAATGTCCAAAAGGCAGGGTTTAGTCCTATTTCAGGAGCCACACGCCCTGGACCAGCACGATCAAACTACAGCAGTTACCTACCGGATGTCTATGCAGGCTCGCCAAACCGTATCGAACGATATATCCAATATGACACAATGGATATGGACTCAGAAGTTAATGCAGCACTGGATATCCTTAGTGAGTTTTGCACACAATCAGATAAAGAAAACGATACAGCTTTCCAGGTAAAATACAAAGGAAAACCGACTGCCGTAGAAGTTAGATTGATCAAAGACAGTCTACAAAAATGGTACAAGGAAAATGATTTTGAAACAAGAATCTTCCGTATCGTGCGTAACACATTTAAGTATGGAGATTGTTTCTTCATACGTGATCCAGAAAACAAAAAATGGTTGTATGTAGACCCTACCAAGGTTACAAAAATCATCGTCAATGAAAGCGAAGGTAAGATTCCTGAGCAGTACACGCTCAAAGATATTAACTTTAATTTCAAGAACTTAATAGCAGTAACACCGCATCAAACCACAAACACACAGCCTAGTGGTACATCTTATTACACCACAGCAGGTGGATTTGGTCGAGGCTTTACAGGTGATGCTGCCCGCCCACCTGGCACACGTTTCAGTAACCAAGTTAATGAAGTAACTGTTGATGCCAAACACATGATACATATCAGTCTTTCAGAAGGACTTGATCAAAACTATCCATTTGGTAACAGCCTACTAGAATCAGTATTCAAAGTCTACAAGCAGAAAGAACTGCTCGAAGATGCTATCATTATCTATCGTATACAACGTGCTCCAGAACGTAGAATCTTCTACGTGGACGTTGGAAATATGCCAGCACACATGGCTATGGGATTCGTTGAACGTGTTAAAAACGAAATACAACAACGACGTATTCCAAGTGCTACAGGTGGTGGACAGAACGTCATAGACGCTAGTTATAATCCTCTAAGTGTAAACGAAGATTACTTCTTTCCGCAGACTGCAGAAGGTCGTGGATCAAAAGTTGAAACACTTCCAGGCGGTACTAATCTAGGTGAAATCACAGATCTACGCTATTTTACCAACAAGCTATTCCGTGCTCTGCGTATTCCAAGTAGCTATCTGCCTACACAGATTGACGAACAACCAAACAATATCGCAGACGGTAAGGTAGGAACAGCCTACATACAAGAACTGCGTTTTAACAAATACTGCGAACGTCTACAGAGTCTTATCATTGAAGCTTTTGACACAGAGTTTAAACTTTGGTTAATGGATCAAGGGGTCAATATCGACAACACTTTATTCAAACTCAAGTTCAACACTCCTCAAAACTTTGCCGCTTATCGTCAAAGTGAACTTGATACTGCTCGCGTAGCAACATTCGCACAAGTACAACAGATTCCGCATCTGAGCAAACGTTTTGCTATGAAGAGATTCTTGGGCATGACCGAAGAAGAAATCAAAGAAAATGAACAGATGTGGAGAGAAGAAAACGGCAGCAAACTAGCACCGCCTACTGATGCACAGGGAGAAATGCGTGGAGCAGGAATCACTCCTGGAGGTATCGCAGGCGATGTAGCAGGGCAAGAAGCTGAAGCAAGTCCAGATATGGCCGCAGCAGCCGAGGGCGAAGCAGCTACAGGAGCTGAACCAGGAGCTGGAGCTGCACCTCCGCCTCCCGCAGCATAATAATAAATACAATATGCTTCTACGAGAGTTCATCTATTTTAACGACAATATTAATGACTTTGCTGTTGATCGCCGATACGATAACAGCAAGGACAGTTCTGTTTTGGAAAAAGGTGATACACGTAAAGTGCGTCTTACACTAAGACAAATCAATCAACTAAGGCTGCAAGCCGAAGCTCACAAAGCTGAAGTAGAGAGCGAATCTGCTTTTATACAACAAATGTATGCAACCCCAGTTGAGCAACCAGCACAATAACATAGCTTTTGTATTAGGAAACGGTAAAACTCGGTTAGCAGCAAACGCAAACGAGCTACTGAATCTTGGTATCGTCTATGGCTGTAACGCCATATATCGCGAACTTAATCCACATTTTTTAATAGCCGTTGACGTAAAAATGGTCAACGAAATCATCGGTACGGGCTATCACAGATGCAACCAAGTGTGGACTAATCACAACAAAGGCATCGTAGATCACAAAGATATTAACTTTTTCCATCCGCATAAAGGTTGGAGCAGTGGTCCTACAGCATTACATATGGCTGCTAGCAGAGGACACACTGAGATCTACATACTAGGGTTTGATTATCAAGGCGAAAAAGGACTAGTAAACAACATATACGCAGACACAAACAACTATAAAAAAAGCTCTGAACCTGCGACTTATTATGGAAACTGGATGGCTCAGACCGTTAAAACTATCAAGGAATTTCCAAAAACAAAGTTCATTAGAGTTATAGAACCCAGCGATTTTAAGCCGGTAGAACTGACTACAGACCTCGGAAACCTTTCACATATGACTTATCGTTATTTCTTTGAAAAATTTCCAACGGCTATATATTCTGATCAAAACGATCAAAAAACTACCATTTAAACCCGATTTAAAATATATGTATTAAATAAAACACAGCCTAACCACATCTTGAAGGAGAATACTATGGCAGATAAGAACCTATTGACTCAGATGCTTGAGCATCTAGTTAACGATGATTCAGCTAAAGCTGAAGAACTATTCCACGAATACGTGGTACAAAAATCCCGCGAAATTTATGAAGATTTGATCGAATCAGAGATCAAAGACGAAGAAGACGAAGAAGTTGAAGAAGCAACTGAAGAAGATGATGAAGAATCAATGGAAGAATCTTCTGAATCAGATGACGAAGAAATGGACGAAAACTTCGAAGATATCGCTATCGAAGGCGACGACGAAGAAGACGATATGGGCGGCGACGATATGACAGGTGATCTAGAAGGTGATCTAGACATGGGCCCAGAAGAAGGCGAAGAAGAAGAAAAGTCCGAAGAAGAATTGTTCCAAGACCTAGACGCTATCGTTGATGAACTACAAGCTAAGTTCGACGAGCTAAAGGGCATGGAAGCTGGTGAGCACGAAATGGACGGTGACACTGGTGAAGAAGAAATGGAAACATTTGGTGACCCACAACTAGCAACAGTTCGTGAGTACGTAGAAAAAGTTCCAGCAGGTCACGGTGTTGAAAAGAAAGGTGGCGCAGAAGGTCAACTAAGCGGCACAGGTTCACAAAGTGACAAGCCAAGCGTTAATACAAAATCTATCGTAGCAGGTAAGAATGACATGGGCGGTACAGCTAGCAATCTTAACCAAGCCTACGAAGATGGCAGCGTTACACACGCAGGCGCAGAAGGCGGTGCTCTAAAAGGCAACGGCCTAAGCGATACTAAAGCAAAGGATATGAATACAGGTAACATCAATGTTCCCGGCGGCAAAGCAGGCGATGCTTTCAAGAAAAACTCCGCTGGACATGGTGCAGAGAAAAAGGGCGGTGGCGAAGGCGTTCTAAGTGGTACAGGTAATCACAGCGATAAGCCAAGTGTCAACACCCAAAGCCTTTTCCGTGGTCGTAGATAATAGGATCGTAAACCGGTGAAAACTACTCTAGCAGAACATTTGAGTTACGACCAGGCTAAGATTGTCCTTGAGAGAGACGAAGGCAGCGACGGTAAAAAGTCGCTGTATCTCAACGGGATTTGCATTCAGGGCGACATTAGGAATGCAAATCAACGTGTTTATTCTTCTCAAGAGATTGGCAAGGCTGTCAAGACTCTCAACGAACAGATCGCTGGTGGTTACTCCGTGCTAGGAGAAGTTGATCATCCTCAAGATTTACGCATCAATCTAGATCGTGTTTCGCACATGATCACGAAGATGTGGATGGACGGTCCTAACGGCTACGGAAAACTTAAAATACTCCCTACTCCAATGGGTCAACTAGTACAGACAATGTTGGAGTCGGGAGTTAAACTTGGCGTTTCCAGTCGAGGCTCAGGCGAAGTCGACAATAGCGGAAATGTACAAGGATTTGAAATAATCACAGTGGATGTAGTCGCACAACCAAGCGCCCCAGGCGCTTATCCCACTCCAGTATATGAACATCTGATGAACAACACAGGTGGTTATCAGGCATTTAAAATAGCACAAGAAGTCCAAGGCGATCCAAAGGCACAAAAATACATAGCAGAAAGCTTGGTGAGAATCATCAAGAAACTGAGATAACAAGGAGAATCACATGTTAGATATCGTAAAACAGTTGTTTGAAAACAATGTGATTTCCGAAGAAATCAAATCGGAAATTGAATCCGCTTGGGAAGCAAGGATTCAAGAAAACCGTGAACAAGTCACTGCTACGCTACGTGAAGAATTTGCACAGAAATACGAATATGACAAGCAGGCTATGACAGAAGCTGTCGAAGCCATGCTTACAGATCGTCTACAAGCAGAACTAGGTGAGTTTGCAGAAGACCGCAACAGCCTAATCGAAGCTCGTGCTAAGTATGCCAAAAAGATGACCGAAGATGCGAAAGTGTTGGAGTCATTTGTATTGCGTAACTTAAACAAAGAACTGTCAGAACTACACGCAGATCGTAAAGCAGTTGCAGAGAATATCGCAAGATATGAATCCTTTATCGTGGACGCACTGGCGAAAGAAATCGCAGAATTCCACGCTGACAAGAAAGACCTAGCTGAAACTAAAGTACGTTTAATCCGTGACAGCAAAGCTAAGTTTGAAGCTATCAAGAAAGATTTCATCAACAAGTCAGCAAGTATCATTGAAGAAACAGTCGCAAAAGGACTGCGTTCTGAAATGTCACAGCTTAAGGAAGATATCGACGCAGCTCGCAAGAATGACTTTGGTCGCAGGATCTTTGAATCGTTTGCCAGCGAATACGCTGCAAGTCATCTAAATGAAAAATCCGAAACTGCAAAACTATTAAAAGTAGTAGCGCAGAAGGAAATTGAGTTGGAAGAAGCAGCTAAAATTGTTGCAGAAACACAAACCCAAGTAGCTGAAAAAGATCGTGAACTACGAATCATCAAGGAATCGGCACAGCGCAAAGACATCATGTCTGAGTTGCTAAACCCGCTAGCTGGTGACAAGCGTACAGTAATGAAAGAGTTACTTGAATCAGTACAAACTGAAAAGCTACGTGCAGCTTTCGACAAGTACTTGCCAGCCGTTATGAACGGAGCAAGTGCGCCAGCGAAGAAAGCACTAACAGAGGCGAAAGAAATCACAGGCAATAAAGAACAGGCACAAACTTTCGGCGGCACAGAAACCAAGACTGCCGAAATCTTTGACATCCGCAGGCTTGCGGGACTAAAAGTTTAAGGAGAACTATAATGTCACAACTACTCGAGTCACGCTGGTCGGAAACCAAAGAGGCACTACTTGAAGGCCTACAAGGTAACAAGCGTTCAGTAATGGCAACAACTCTAGAGAATACCCGCAAGTATCTCGCAGAAGCTGCTACTGCTGGTGCTACTTCCGCTGGCAATATTGCAACACTAAATCGTGTGATCCTTCCAGTGATCAGACGTGTAATGCCAACCGTTATTGCTAACGAGTTGGTAGGCGTACAGCCACTAACTGGCCCAGTTGGTCAGATCCACACTCTACGTGTTCGTTACAGCGACAGCTTTAACAGCACAAGTGGTACTGATATCACAGCTGGTGATGAGGCACTAAGCCCATTCAAGATTGCTGAAGGCTATTCTGGCAGCAAGTCTGACAAAGCAGCTACTACAGCAGCAATGGAAGGCGTAGCTGGTAACAGACTAAGCATTCAAATCTTGAAACAAACTGTCGAAGCGAAGACACGTAAGTTGTCAGCTCGCTGGACATTTGAAGCAGCTCAAGATGCACAAGCCCAACAAGGCATTGACATCGAAGCTGAAATCATGGCAGCTTTGGCTCAAGAAATCACTGCTGAAATCGACCAGGAAGTTATTGGTAGCCTAAATAACTTAGCAGGTACAGTGCTAACATACGACCAGAACGCAGTTTCAGGTACAGCTACATTCGTTGGTGACGAGCATGCCGCATTGGCAGTTCAAATCAACCGTGTTGCTAACTTGATCGCTCAGCGTACACGTCGCGGCGCAGGTAACTGGGCTGTTGTTTCCCCAACAACCTTGACACTGCTACAGAGTGCAACTACTTCAGCATTTGCACGTACAACAGAAGGAACTTTCGAAGCTCCAACAAACACCAAGTTCGTTGGTACATTGAACAGCGCAATGCGTGTTTATGTAAACGGCTATGCAACATCTGACGATGTTCTAGTTGGTTACAAGGGTTCAAGCGAAAGCGATGCAGCAGCATTCTACTGCCCATACATCCCATTGATGTCAAGCGGTGTTGTGCTAGATCCATCAACCTTCGAACCAGTCGTAAGCTTCATGACACGTTATGGTTATGTTGAACTTACAAATACTGCTTCGTCTCTAGGTAACGCAGCTGACTACCTAGGCAAGGTTGCTGTAACATCTGCAAATCTACGTTTTGCTTAATCGATAACACGATTAATAAACGATCAGAAAGCCCCGCAAGGGGCTTTCTTTTTGACTTAAATATCTGCGTGGAAATACATTCTGAAGACGATTTTAACAAAGCTAGGAGTTTAATGGACTCTTGGCGCAGACAGTTTCCTATGTTTAAACACGATGTTGATAAGATAGAAAATATCATCGAAACCCATATACAAAACTACAGCATAGCACTAGTACATTATAGACAGACCAAGCAACGTAGATTTTTAGAACGTGCCCAAGACGAAATAAATGAAATAAATCGTGTGATCCTGCAGGCTGAAAAAGCCCAAGTTATGGCTTTACTCAGCCAAAGATAAATACTTTGTCTAATATAAGAGCCGGCACAGTTCGGACTTATGCGGAACCAACCGCGTAGACCTAGAACGTCACAAGGAGAAAACAAATGGCACGCCCATTAAAGAAAGATATTAACGGTACAGAAGTACTAGGCACATATGTTAACAGCGGAGCTGGTATCAAGTGCGAGTTTTATGATGGTTCAACAAACCAAACTGATGGTGTTATCATCAAGCAAAGAGGTGCAAGAACTTTCGTAGTTTGCCGCGTAGGGGACATTGGAACTACAGCTAACTATAAGACATGTTCTTTAGTTGACACAACACCAAATGCCGCAGGAGAAATGCGTATTCGTGGTTATGATGTTAGCGCAGGCGGACAAGGTGCACAGGTTACAGCCAACCTAGTTCCAATCGCCAAAATCACAAGAACAACTGCTGTAGGATTTCCAAGCAGTCCAGTATTAAACAGTAACGGATTCTGGGACAGCGAAGATAGCACCAGTTCTACTAACCACGATGAAAAGCGTTATACATGGTATCTATCCAACGACTCTTCAGCAGATTATATCGTATTGACACCAATCACTGCTAAGAGCTAATAAGGAATCATAATGGGACAAGTAGTTCAAACCAACGGCGATTATAAGATTAAGACAGGTGATGGTCACATCATCACTCTAGATACCGGTCCTCAAGTAGGAACGGTATTAGTCACTGGTAATCTTATCGTCAAAGGAACGAATCTAACTGTTTCGTCTGATAACTTAAACGTTAAAGATAACATCATTACTGTTAACTATGGTGAAACCGGAGCGGGTGTAACTCTACGCTATTCTGGAGTACAGGTAGATCGAGGAACACTCGCACCCGCAGGAATTATTTTTGATGAAGTAACACAGACTTGGTTATTTCCTCAAGGTGTTGTTGGCGGCGCTTTTAACTACAGCAACAGTAAAATAAAAGTAAAAAATATTCTAACAAACTCAGATACCGACGGTGGAGATCTTACTCTAATCGGAACAGGTAATGGTGTTGTTAAAGTAACTGGTACATCTAACTATACCGGACAGGTACTGGCTAGAAATGATGACACCATTCTAACTAACAAAGGCTATGTTGACTATGCTATTCAAAATAGTCCGTCCTTCCAGATTACTAGTTCAAATACGAGAGTAATCGCAACAGACAAAGATGTTAGCGGTTCTCTAAACTATATTATAGCTAATACAGGGTATTCGACTTTCGGTGAAAGTGCGGTATCTGTGTTAATAGATGGCGTTCTTACATCACAGTTTTACAGCAACAGAGCTGTAATCCAAGGACTTGAGTTTAACGCTAACGAAATAACAAATAATCTAACCAACGGTGATATTAGTTTAAGAACACAGGGCACAGGTAAAATTAAAACAAACTATGCTCTACAACTAGAAACTATTAATGTTACCCCAGCTACAATCTCTAGCTCAACATTATTTTATAGTTCTCCTGTAGGACTTGGTTCTACAGGACTTTCATTTGTGAATACATCATACAGTGGAGAATTAATAAGTAAGAATAGAGCATTGGTTCTAAGCATGATATTTTAAGAGATAGACATGATAACAAGTACATTAAGCACATCGACATCAATAACAGTTCCAGTAAGGGTTTTTAAAAGTACCACTACCGGCGCTGTGGGAGGAACTGCACAAGTTTCAGCGGTAACTACTATCATGCTCTGTAACACCGCAGCAGTAACAATCACTGATGAAACTGTAAACTCTGTAACAGTCAACATTTATTTGGTCAAATCGGGCAGCAGTTATAGCACTTCTAACCAAGTAGTAAACAGTCTTATCGTGCCTGCAGGCGAAACGGTATTCTTTAGCGAAGAACGTATCGTTCTAGATGGTAACGATGAAATCTGGGTAGGTACATCGGCAGCTAACGTTCTAGCCGTAACAGTGAGCTCGTTGCCAGTATGAAGTTTCTTAAGCAAAAAAATATCAGCCGTTTTGGCCTTACTGATCAAACTTTGTTTACCAACGAGTTTGGTCGTCAAGTGACCAATGCCACAGGCGGTCTGATGCTGCCAAAAGGAACTACAGGTCAACGACCCAAGGTCAGCGGAGTAAAAGTTCCTAACGGTGATAGCAACGGTTACATACGCTACAACACAACAACCAACGCTATCGAAGCATATGTTTTGGGTGTTTGGCAGGTTGTATCAGCACCGGCTTCAAACGCTATCCAAAAACAAACACTTGGACCTGGTGATGCCAGCACCACAGAGTTTGGACCATTATTATCGAGCCCTCCACAGGACGATGCGATTATTGTTCTTGTAGGAAATGTATGGCAGATTTCTGTCTCAAACTTCAATATTCTCTATAACTACCAGGGCACAGGCAACGCCTGGCTACAGTTTACAAGCCCCCCACCAATCGGCGCCGATATTACCGTCTATCTTGGATTCTCTAGATAATCCAAATAGCAATAAATATACGTATCGGGTTGGAGATACGTAATGGCATTAGTCATCAAAGATAGAGTAAAAGCAAGGACTCGTACAGTTGGTACGGGCTCTTTAACATTAGAAAATACAGTTCCAGGATTCCAGAGCTTTGAAGCAGTGGGCAATGGAAATGAAACCTACTACGGTATCACTGATACTGTGGGTAACTGGGAAATCGGACGCGGTACATATAGTTCTGTAGGCCCGACCTTATCTAGAGATTCAGTACTTTCTTCAAGCAACAACAATCAACTAGTACCCTTTGACATAGGATCAAAGACAGTTTTCTGCACATTTCCAGCCAGCCTAGCGCAGACAAACTTCTCTAATGCAGGATCGGGTTTTGGTAGTTTTACTCTAAACGGGCATACTATCGATACCACTGATGCTGGAGCGATTACCTTACAGCGAGCTACTACTGTTAACGGAAATCTAACAGTAAATGGAAACGTTATTTCCACAGGAAGTTTTGCTGGAAATGCTGCTACAGCTACAAAACTTTTAACATCAAGAACAATCAACGGTGTAGCATTTGACGGTTCAGCTAACATAACTGTTACAGCCGATGCTAACACTTTATCTGGCACAACACTAAAACCAGCAGTGATCAACTCTAGTCTAGTCAGCGTAGGAACTATCACTACTGGAACATGGTCAGCAAACTTTGGTGCTGTCAGCGGAGCAAATTTAACTAACCTAACAGCAGGAAACTTAACTGGAACCATACCATACGGTGTCTTAGGTAACAGCAATCTCTATGTAGGTACTACACAGATAGCACTTAATAGAGGACCAGCATCACAGACCTTAACAGGAATCAGCGTTGATGGAAATGCCTACAGTGCTACAAAGTTACAGACTTCAAGGAATATTAACGGAGTTGCTTTTGACGGACAGATTGACATAACAGTTCCTGCAGCATCTAATACATTAACTGGCACAACACTAGCATCTAATGTCGTTAACAGCAGTCTTACCAGCGTTGGTACATTAACTGCACTAACTGTTAATAATACCGTCCATAGAACCGTAGCTACATTTACAAGAAAACATTCTACTACACAGCTAGTATCAAATGCCACAGCAGGTAAGATAGAATTTGACACAGTGGTTGATTCAGTATCAACTACAGGTATAACATATCAAGGAGCACTTGATGCATTTCCAGGACGTTTTGTAAACACCAGCGGCGAAACTAGATCTGTGCATGTGAGTTTTAGTATACCTTTTGATGTAAACAATGCAGGTTTTAGAGCTGCATGGATAGAAAAAGTCGGAGTTATCAAACTTAAATCTACCACAGTACCCATAGCAGGTGACTACCCACAGATTAGTATTTCGACTACATTTACTCTAGCTCCTACAGAATATTTTGAAATATATGCTTATCAAACATCAGGCGTTAACCTTGCCACTGGCACTGGACCGTTTGGTGGAAACTATGTTGAAGTAACTTGGATATAATATGGCACCAGTCGGCGGTGGAGGCGGACCTCCAATATTTTTAAACGATGAGGAACCAGTAGTATTAGATGATATTACTTCTGGCGAAGGCGCTCTAGGCGAAAGTTATAACGCCTATAATCCCGCAGCGGCATTAGGTCGTATCGGTGGCAAGTTATTAAAAGACAACCTTCTAAGGAATGGTGTTGATTTAACCTTCAGGAATCTCGCCAGCGACCCTGATCTATTATACCTAGACGTTACTAATAAACGAATCGGTATAAACATCAGCAGCCCAACTGTAGCATTAGATCTTACCGGTCAGAATATTGTAACCAAAGGGCTAGAAGCTACCGGACAAGCACAGATCGGCAATGTTTTAATACAAGCACCTAATACTTTCAGTACAGTAACTGGCCCTTTAGCTATCAGTCCTGCAGATATTGGAACTCCCTTCCAGCATAAGATATTACAGACCAGTGGATTAGAAATACGTGCAAACTACATTGGTAGTCTTAGCAATGGAAATATCGTGCTTGATCCTAATGGTTCGGGTACCGTAGAGTTTACAACTACTACTAATACTGTTGGCGATGTAGATGTTACTGGAAACATATTTGTACAGGGCAATGTTAAAGCCAATGGCGGAAATATTACCATCGGCGACCAAGCCACTGATACAGTAACCATATCTCCAAATATATCACAAGATCTATTACCTAGCACAACAAACACCGTAGACATTGGTAGTGCCAGTAAGAAGTGGCAAAACATATACACTGAAGAATGGCGTCGATTTACTAATCTTAATGTTAACGCATTAACGATTAATAACAATACAAAAATTGACGGTGTTAACAATACTCTTTTTGACATCGCTACTAACGATACACTTACGCTTTCTCCAGGAACAGGTGTCGTTAACATAGAAAATATAAGTATCAAAGACAGTGATATCACTAATCTATCAGCTTCTACTCCTTTACAGCTAGCTAGTACAGGTAACGGTTATTGGAAGTTTGCTGACAGCAATGGCTTTGTACTCCCATCGGGAACAGACGCAGAAGCACCTGTAAACCCAGAACCTGGATTTACCCGTTGGAATACTGACAAGGGCTACGTAGAGTGCTATGATGGCAGCGTTTATATTATTGCCACTGGCCCGGGCGATGTAGTCAACCGTGATAAAATGGAAGAGTATGTCAATCTTTGGACCTTCGTACTGGGTTAATTCCTATTCGGCATAAATACTATTACTGTAAGGACCCGACCAAGGTCTTTACGATACTCAACTGTGGTAAACCAGCAAAGAGCCGTTAAAGCGGATGCGGAGAAATCCAAAATAGGTTAACCGTGAAACACGGGGTCGTATAGGAGAGCGCATGGCTATTGGTCGTATCAGTGGGCCGCTGCTCAAGGCTAACCTGAACCGTGACGGTGTGGACCTAGCCTTTGAGACGGACTTACTCTATCTAAGTGTTAATAACTCGCGCATCGGCGTTAATAACGTATCTCCTACGGCCGCTCTAGATGTTAACGGTACAACAAAATCAACAAACATAACAGTAGCAAATCAAGTTACTGTTGGAAACCTAGTTATTTCTGGCAACACACTTGCCAGCACATCAGGAACTATTTCTTTTGTTCCTTCGGGTAATCAAGCTACTGTATATCATTCAAAACTACAAGTTGATGAGATACAGATCAGCGGAAATACTATTTCCACATTCAACTCAAATGCAAATCTAGAACTAGTTCCAAACGGTTCTGGCAAGCTAATGATTACCGGTAACACAAACATCACCGGTGATTTGAATGTCACTGGAAACATTTCCGCTACAGGAAATATCACTATCGGTGGTAATGTAACCATCGGTGATCAATCAACAGATAATGTAGTATTCAATGCAGGCATTAACAGCAACGTTCTGCCTGTAACCGACAACGCATACAGTCTAGGAAGTCCTTCAAAGAGATGGCGCAGCGTGTATGCCACAAACTTGTTCACTGATAACTTTAATACTCCAACATTCAATGTCGGCAATATTAACTTTACTGGTAACACAATCAGTACACCAACAGGACAAGATCTCTTTATCAACGGTAATGGTACCGGTGGTATAAGATTAGGTAACTTCAAGGTAGTTGACAACACTATCACTAACGTATTATCTGGTGCTATCAGCCAGATAGTACAAACAGGAACAGGTTACGTCAAGTTTGCCGGCACTAACGGTTTTGTTCCACCGGTTGGAACCAACGCTCAACGTCCAAACAATCAAGTTCTAGGTATGACAAGATATAACACTCAGTCAAAAGCACTTGAAGTATGGGATGGATTAACATGGGCTAGCCCTGCAGGTGCTGCAGGTGCTGTCAGTCAAGCACAAGCACAAGACATCGCGCTGTCTTTAGTGATCATATTAGGATAAGAGAACTATGCCAACAGCATTTAAAAACGTTTTACAATCGAACTTAGGAACAGCGCCAACTACAGTATTGACTACAGACGCTGGTGTTAAAACTACGATAGTAGGAATCAGCCTTACAAATGTTACTAGCAGTATCGTATTAGCTAGCATACACCTAGAAGATAGCGTATCGGCTACTTCTGCGTATTACATACAGAATGCTGTAATACCGCCCAACCAGAGTTTGCGAGTAGTCAATGGCGGCGAACGTCTAGTGTTAGGTGAGCAAACAGCAATAGTTATAACTACAAATACCGATGATAGTGTTGATCTAGTATTAAGTTACGTAGAGATCAGCTAAGGAGATATAAATGAGTTACGTTGGACAGATTACAACCGCAGACATACTTGGTACAGGTAACCCGAGATATTTCCTTGCACTTCGTAGAGATGAAGCAGGCAATCTTTATTTTGCTAAGATTGATCAGATCAACTCTACAGAAAAGATCATTATTAATGTTCCCGGACCTAATGCCCAGAACTACGAAGATTTTGAATACGGTGTTGATTTTTTTGATGGAAGAACAGCCCAAGACCATAGCAGACCATATGAAAATCTGTTCTACGATCAATATCGTTGGGATGACAAGAATATTTTTTATTATATCACAGCCAAAGGAGAGTTGGCAGTAAGAGTTAACCAGGCCTATGAGTATGATCCAAGTCAGATCATGCCACCGGTAGTCTAAAATATTTAGGAAAACACAAAAATGGCAGCAGAGTTTAAGATAGCGAGATTAAGATATAACTGGGCAGGACAGTGGGTTACTGGTGAGTTTTATAACAGAGACGCCGTAGTTCAGTATAATGGTAAGACATACATATGTCTTATTCCACATAATGCTAGCGATTTTTATAATGACCTAGCACACGTAACACCTTCGGGTGCTATTACTCCATATTGGGAACTATCGGTAGATGGTAAGACCTGGAAACAAGAGTGGACCTCCAATACCTATTACAGTCTAGGTAATATTGTCACCTACGGCGGTGTAGTTTATGTCTGTTCAGAGAGTCATACCAGCTCAAACAATCCACAGCCTCAGATCGATCTTAGCAAATGGGTAACGCTATCTACCTTTACTAAGTGGGACAACGCATGGACTCCTAATACAGTATACGGCAAAGGTGACACCGTCAAGTATGGCGGAATCGTCTACGAATGTAATACAAATCATATTTCTGCTGTTGATGTTGCCACAGGACTTGAATCAGATCAATCTAAATGGTCATTAGTTAACAATGGAATAGAGTACAAAGGCACATGGATGTCTAATGTACGATATAAGTTAAACGATATCGTTTATCGTAGTCCAGATCTTTATATTTGTACAGCTGGTCACACATCAGGAACATATGATTCTTCGATAACATTTGATCCTACAAAATGGCAGATATGGATGCCTGGACTTGAACTCCAAACAACATGGAGTCAGTTTGCTATCTACAATCCAGGTGACGTAGTTATCTATGGTGGATACACATACGTTTGTACAGAAGAAAACAATCAAAATAACATTCCTTCAATGTCATCGTTGTCTTGGTCTATCTTGACTCAAGGTTTCAACATGAAGGCCGAATGGGATGGAATGCAATCTTATAAGATTGGCGATGTAGTAAGAAAAGGTGGAATACTTTTTGAAGCAGCACAAGATGTTCCTGCTACAACTCAACAGCTCGATACAGATCCTACTTCATATGTTGTTTCAACATCAGTTACTTCAGCTACAGGAACTACATTGGTAGTGACTAGTACTGCTGCTATCCGTCCTGGAATGATCATTACTGGACCTGGTTTTACGATTGGTCAAAGAGTTTCACAGGTAACTGACGGAACTACCCTAGTGATGGATAGAGGACCAGACGGTGTTAGTACCAACGGTGATACGGTTACATTTACAGGTGTTAACTATGTCTATTGGACTCCGTTGGTTATGGGTCTAAACTATCTAGCTCGTTGGCAGTACAGCACCAATTCTAGTCCTATAGTTTATTCAGTCGGTGATGTTGTCTACTGGCAAAACTTTACCTATCGTTGCATAAGAAATCATAGTGCTAGTACAAAGATTGATATCATAATGAATAGACCTGACCTAGATACAGCTAATATGTATTGGGTCAAACTAGTAGCACATGCTCCTAAGAATGCTATGAATCAACTTGGTGACCTAGAAACATATGTTTCTGGTTATACAAACACAGCTATCGCGATAGGTGAAAAAGATAAGGTTCTAAAAGCCAGTTCTAAACTTCCTACATGGAGCACGATTAACGAGATTACTAACGTATTCTATGTATCAACTACACAAGGTGTAGATGACACACAACACGGAACATCATGGGACAAGCCTTTTGCCACAATCAAATATGCCTGCGATAAAATCCTAGAAGGAACTTTCTTCCATAATGCTAGGTATCTAGCTGAAGCGAATAGAGATTGGATCATCGAAGAGATGTGGCAATATATGTTATATGCCAAAGCTAACTCGCTCGACGGATTCACTCCAAGCTCGGTATTTGACGAAACAAAAACAAGAAGAGATGCTGGATTTATTCTAGAAGCTGTCTTATATGATCTAGGACGTGGCGGCAACGGTCAGACAGTTATGCAGACTCTAGCATATTTTGTTGACGGATCAAAAACACAGTTTTACAATGCAGGAACTGAAGCGGTCATGCCGTACATCATTGCTGCTATTAACAAGATACAAAGTTTAGTGATACAAAATGCGATCACTAGCACACCATTATTACCGATTAACGACTATCAGGTCTTGAATAACATACCTGTGGATCTCCGAGTACCGCAGATTACTGATGCGGCAAATCATCCGTTGGAAACCGGTGCTATCGATGCGATAAATGCTCTATTTGCTTTACCTATTTCAGCGTTCACCAGTCATTCTACTACTGGATTGCCTCCAGCTAACCAAGGTATTACATCGACTATCTTTGTTAAGACAGGTACATATAAAGAAACATTGCCAATCACAGTTCCAGAGATGACTGCAATCGTTGGTGATGAACTTAGAGGTACAGTCGTACAACCTAATATTGTTATCAACACAGTAGTTAAAAGTTCATCTTCTGCCGATAACTCATTTACAGTTATAACTACAGAAGGTCTAAATCATGGAACTCCGGTACAGTTTTCTGGAGCTATCGATATTGGTGCTCCAACAAAAACTATCGGCGGAACTACTACCGGAACAACTTTCTATGTGAATGACACAAACGCTGCTAACGTTGGTGTGCCAGAAGTAAATGAAATCGAATACCTTAACGGTAGCTTAACACATCCAGATGGACACAGTAAGATCCTTGGATTTGCACTTGACGGTTATCCTGTTTATGGTCCTTATGGCTATTCTCAAGCTACTAATGCTAACTCTGCTACAAAACGTATGCAGAGTGGTTATACTCTTAATAGTCCTTCGACTAGAGTAGCACCAGCTACAAACGTTAGCCAGTATCCTATGGGCATGTTTAACGAAGATTGGAGCTTTACTAACCCTCAAGGCACCGATCTCGATCTTTATAATGGACGTTATTGTGTAACTCCTGATTATCCTAACGGCACATATGCTTATTTCTGCACTATTGATGCAAACGGCGACCCAGCATATCCATATGTCCTAGGTAAAAAGTTCTATGGCGATCCAAATCCTTTTATCAGCGACTACTACAGTGGCGGAGGATCAGCACCTGCAGGATATGAAATCGCATATACAAGTCAAAAATCAAACTTTGACGGACGCCAGCACAGCTGGACTATTACCAATGGCGGTGGTAACATCAAGATTAAATCTACTGGTGTCCCTTATCACAGTTTTGGAAACCCAGCAGGCGCAAACAATCCTAACGTAAAAGATTGGAACCTAACATTTAAGCTTCGTGCAGGAACTAACGTAGCATCGTTGACACATCCTGATGTAGGATATGGTCCTATTGGATTCTGGTTAAATGGTGTCGCTATGTTCTCACCTAGCGCAGCACAAGGTTCACCTAACGGATTTACTTCTATACCTGGATATACCTACAATGCATCATATGCAGCTGGCGAGGCACTAGGTTATTCATTTGGTGAAGATCTTGCAGGTGGTCATGCTACGCCTGATAGTACATATCACTATCATGATTTTAGTTTTGCAGAAGCATGGACTACCGGTCTAGGTTCAACTATCGTTGGCACAGCGATTACTAGTACTAAGTTCAGCCTTAGTACATTCCCAGGCGGACCTATATTCCCTGTTCAAACACAAACAGCAGGTAATGTAGCTATTTTCTTGTTCGGCGGTGATGCAATCAAAGATATGTTCCATTTAAGAAACGGAACAGGTCTAAGAAATATGACGTTTACTGGACTGTTAGGTTCATTGAGCGGTATTAACGCTAATCAAACTCAGCGTCCCACAGGCGGTTCTTATTCAAGCCTTGACCCAGGACGTGGACCAAATGACTCACGTAGTTGGATTTACCAACGTTCTCCATACACACAGAACTGTTCTGTGTTCGGATATGGATGTACTGGTATCAAGATTGACGGAGACCTACACAACGGTGGAAACAAATCAATCGTTGCCAACGACTACACAACTATTCTTTCAGGCGGTGTAGGCGTATGGTGTACCGGACATAACGCACTAACAGAACTTGTTTCTGTGTTCGCATATTATTCTTATGCCGGTTACATCGCTGAAGGTGGAGGAAAGATTCGTGCAACTAACGGTAATACATCATATGGTACATATGGTGTTATCGCAGAAGGTTACGATCTTGCCGAAGTTCCTATCTCTGGAAATGTATACAACAAATCATCACAGATACAAGCATCAGTACAGAGCTCATTGAGCGGTAATGCCCAGCTAGTTGGTCTAAACTATAAGAATGCTGGTAATAACTATTTGACCAGTACACTAAACTTCTTAGACTACAGTAACGTCTATAACAACGTGGCGTGGAGCACTGATGGTAATGTTAGCATACAGAAAAACCAGATAGCACCTACAGGAAACTCCGAAGCATGGACTCTTACAGGTACTACTGGCGGTACAGATAGTGCTTACATCTATCAATCAGTAGCGATACCAGCGGCAGGTAAAACTTATTCAGGCCTTTCAGCTACTAACTTAACAGGTAGTGGTATCGGTGCATTATTTGACATAACTGTTACAAGTACCGGTTATGTAGTTTCGGTCAATCAAGGCGGTAGCGGCTATGTTACTGGAAACCAGATGTTCGTACCTGGCGATCAGCTAGGTGGTCTAGTAACTACTAATGATTGTACAATCACTGTAACTTCACTAAGCGGCTCGGCTATATTAACAGTTAGTGTAACTGGAACAGTTCCGCAGAACAGTGCTAGAAACTATACTCTTAGTGCTTATGTAAAATATGGAAATGTTCCATCGGTTGATCTTTACGGAACATTTAGCGGTAATACCACAGTTAGAAGTTCAGTAAACTATAACTTCCTCACAGGTGTAACCACAGCCAGCAGCGACGGAACTGGATTTGTTCCTTCACAATACGGCGTTGTGGTGTTGCCAAACGGATGGTATAGACTATGGATGGCCGTAAATGATGTAACCGGTCTTAATACCAATCTAGAATATAGATTATATGCACGTGGTAGAAATAACGGTGCAGGATATACTTATTTCTATGGTTCTCAACTAGAGCTTTCAACAAACACTGGTAAACCTAGTTTCTATTTTGAAACTGATAATAACAACTACACTTCATATGCCAACTTCAACATACAAGGTGCTGGTACTGGAGCTCTTGTAGTCGGCGATGAAAATAGAACACAGTCAGTATTCCAGACACGTATCACTGATCTTTCCGGAAGCGGAACTCCTGGTGGAGCTGGTTATCTAACAGCTAGTAATAACGCCCAAGGCGGTACTGATACCTATGTATTATTAGCAGGATCAGACACTAAGTCAGATACCAACTATGTAGGTATGAATGTCTTTATTAATAGTGGAACAGGTGCTGGTCAATATGGTACTATCAGTTATTTTGACAGTGGCAATAGTAAACGTGCCAACGTATTGAAGCCTTCCTTTAAACAGTTGAACATCACAGCAACAACAAGCAGTACTAATAACTTTACTCTTGGTTCAGGATCTAACGTGTCTCAGCTGTATGTTGGAATGCCATGTGAGTTTACGCCAACCTATTATACAACATCGACCACAAATACAAGTACAGGAACTGTGCTAGTCACAGCAGTATCTGGCGGTATTTACAATCTTGTAACTGTGGCTACAACAGCTCAGTTGAGAGTAAACCAGCCTATTAAGTTTTTTGCATCAGACAATACACAAGCTATGTTTGGTGGTATTACTCCTGATTATTTCTACTATATTTCGTCGATCATTGATAGTACAACCATACAGATTACTGCTACTATCTATGGACCTGTTGCACAGTTAGTGACAGCCACTGGTCAGATGACTATGAGTTTCCCTGCAGGAAATAGTTTTATCACTGTAGGCAGCACAGCAAATATGCTACCAAACTTAGTTGCACAGTTTACCGGTGGAACCGCACTCGGAGGACTCACACTAGGAAATACCTACTACATACAAGATATCATAGATGGATATAACTTTACTATTTCTAATAGTCTAGTAACTGTAGCTCCAACAGCCGTGGCATCGACTGGTAACTTGATTACAGTGTCATCGACCTCTACGTTGATTCCATTGAATCCGATCGTATTTGCAGGAACTACAACTGGAACCAATATCGTAGAAGGAACAAAATATTATATCAGCAAGATAGTCAGTGCAAATACTTTCCAGATTTCTAGCAGCATTTTGTCAACACAGGCAACAGCTACTCAGATAACAACTAACCTAATCACTGTAGGATCGACAGCTGGTTTCCAAGCTAATAACCCAGTGGTATTCATAGGAAATACATTTGGAAACGTACAGGCAGAAGTAGTATATTATATCCTAGCGGTTAACAATGCCACTTCATTTACGATCAGCCAGACTCCTGGCGGATCAGCAGTTGGATTGATTAACGCTACTGGTAATGTGCTAGTAAGGACATCACCAGCAGCATTTAACCCAGGTACTAACGCCAGCGTTTCTAATCTAACAGGAACCTCAACAAGTACAAAGACTAATGTGACAACTTCTACAGGTACTATGAATGTACAGTTCAGAACATCATTATTTGGTGGTCCAGTATCTGGAACAACATATTATGTCAATACTATTGACTCGAATAACAACACATTCACAGTAACAGCTTCTCAAGGTAGTGGCATATCATTTAATCTAGCAACCAAAACTGGTGCTATGAAACTTGGTGCTAGTGGTTGGGATCATATTATTCCAGGAACACCGGCGATATCTCCATTAGATAGTTCTACTGTTTACTTTATAGAACCGAAACTAGAGTTTACAGACCCAACATTCTCTCAGACAGCTGGTACTATGAGCATACTACCCCCAACTAATAACTGGGTTGATGTAGCTTATGGCGATGGCGATGGTTATTGGATCGCGATCGCCAATGGTGGTTCGACAGCATCTAGGACATCAGACGGCCTTAACTGGTCTAATGTTCCGTTGCCAACCAGTGGAAACTGGACTGGAATCGCCTACGGTCAAGGTGCATGGGTTATCATTAGCTCAGGTGGAGCGACTAACTCTACAGTGCTAGTATCATTTAACAATGGTAATGGATGGAGACCATTTACCCTTCCGTCATCAACAACATGGACCAGTGTCGCATATGGAAATGGTAAATTCGTAGCGATAGCTTCAAACTCTACTACAGCAGCATATTCAACAAACTCTGGACAGACATGGGCCAGTGGTTCTGGATTGCCAAATCAAGCATGGGTCAAAGTGGTATATGGCAAGGGAGTCTTTGTCGCTATCGCTGCATCAGGCACCGTAGCAGCAAAATCTACAGATGGAATAAACTGGACTTCAGTGACATTACCGATCAGTGCTACTTGGAGCGATATTGCATACGGTAACAATAGATTCTTGATAGTATCAAGTGCAAGTTCTAAGACCATTTATAGCTTTGATCTAACTACATGGTATCAATCTAACTTGGCCATCACAGGAACTAGCGTAGCATATGGTCAGGGAGTGTTCCTCGCAGTCAACGCCAGTGCTAACCAAGCATGGACTACTGATGATTGCGTACAATGGATTTCAAGATCAGTATCTTCAGATGCCTATGGAAATCTCCAATGGGGCGTTAACATGACAACCGGCATTGGTTACTTTGTCACTGTTGCTGCTCAAACAGCAGGTTCAAGGATTATTGCTGGTGTGAAAACTAAAGCTAGACCAACAGTGGTTAGCAATATCATCACATCGATTAGTTTATTTGAACCTGGATCAGGTTATAGTTCTTCACCAACAGTTACCATCACAGATCCAAACGTACAAACTCCAGCTACATTGCAGCCAAGAGTAGGTAATGGATCATTGGCAAACCCAACTTTTATTAATAAAGGATCGGGCTACAATACTACAACTACAACTATCGCTATCAGTGGTAACGGTTATGCCGACGACTATCAGACTGGCCTATCATTGATTATCAAGAATCTTACCAAGCTACCAAGACCAGGCGATAACTTGAGTATCGCTGGTAATGATAAGATCTACAAGGTCACAAATGCAACAATTATGTTTGGTACGACAGCTCCAAATATTGAAGCTAACGTACAGATATCTCCAGATATGACTGTGGCATTGAGTCCTGAAGATAATACAGCAATATTGATACGTCAGCAGTACAGCCAAGCAAGACTAACTGGACACGATTTCTTGAACATCGGTACTGGTGATGTTGTAGCTACTAACTATCCTATTGTTGATGTTAACGAAACACAACCACAGAATCAAACTGTTGAAGTTGACTATGGTCGTGTATTCTACACTAGCACCGACCAAGATGGTAACTTTAAAGTTGGTACATTGTTTGGTGTTGAACAGGCAACAGGTATTATTACATTAAGTGCTTCGCAGTTTGGATTGTCTGGACTTGAAACACTTTCTCTAGGTGGTATTGCAGTCGGCGGAGCCAGCGTGGTGATCAAACAGTTTAGTACAGATCAGACGTTTGTGGCCAACTCTAACAATATTGTACCTACACAAAAAGCTATCAAAGCATATTTGACCAGTCGTTTGAGCCAAGGTGGTTCTAACACGTTTACTGGACAGTTGATAGCAGGTGTCGTACTAGTTGGTGGTCCTAACAAGATCGCAAGCACGATACCAGAAGGCACACAGGGTTCGGGATTAAAAGTGCTTAACGTAGCACTATTTGGTAAAAACGGCGGATACGGACAGTGGGACGGAGACGGAATGGCTCTTGAGTTTTACATGAAGGGAGCATTCTTCCGAGGCTAAAAAGCGTGTATTTAAAGTTTAGATAAATACTTTCGAGGATTGAAACAAAATGGCAGAATTTAAACTAGGTAGGATCAAATTTGTTTATCAAGGAACTTGGCAGACTGGCCAGTCCTATGTCGTTGACGACGTTGTAACCGTCAGCGGTAAGACTTATATCTGTGTGATAAGTCATAATTCAAGCGCAGCATTCACAACTGATTTATCAGCGAATCCTAGCAAATGGAACTTAATGGCAGATGGTCTTGCATGGAGAGGAACTTGGACCGCTACCACATACTATAATAAAGGCGATCTCGTCAAATACGGCGGAATCGTTTATCAGTGTAATACGGCTCACACTTCGGCGACATTCACAGGTCCAACCTACCTAGGACTAGAAAATGATCAGTCTAAGTGGGACGTATTTTCAACGGCTTTTAACTGGACTGGCGCATGGGCCACAGGTACACGCTATAAGAAAAACGACTTTGTCACATATGGTGGCTATACCTACATATGTAACACGGCTCACATCAGTGATGCTAGCTCGTCAAACGGACTCGAAGTAGACCAAGCAAAATGGGATACTTTCAATGCTGGTGTTATCTACCAAGGTGCATGGGCAGGAACAACTCGTTATAAATTAAATGATGTTGTAAAATATGGCGCAGACCTATGGATTTGCACCACACAACATACTTCAAGCGGAACATTTGATAACACTAAGTTCTCAATGTTTGTTAACGGACTACAGTTTGAGAATAGCTGGGTTGGCGGAACAACTTATCAAATTGGTGATGTAGTAACCTATGGTGGTTACAGCTACATCTGCAAACAGAATCATTCAACTAGTCAAACACCTAGCGCAGTTAGTTCAGCATACTGGGATGTTTATACAACTGGTTTCAGTTTCCAAGGCGACTGGAACTCAGGTACTAGCTACAAGGTAGGACATGTTGTACGCCTAGGCGGCTACACCTATGTAGCTACAGTAGATAGTCTAAATCAAACACCACCTAATACTAGCTATTGGGCAAGACTAAACAGTGGACTACGTTGGGCAGCAACTTCGGATCATACACTGGACTTTCAGCTACTAACATCAGCAGCTCTGGAAGTAGCGCAGTATTCACAGTTACACGAGCAGGAACAGTTTATTCAGCTACAGCAACAACGCCAGGCAGTGGTTATGCGATCAATGATACATTAAAAATCCTTGGTACTAGTCTGGGTGGTCTAAGTCCAGTTAACGATGTTATCTTAACAGTTACTGGAGTCACTTCTGGCGGGATTACTGCGGTATCATGTACTGGTATTTCTACAACTTGGACATCGGGAACAACTTATGTACTAGGTGATGTAACTTTCTGGGGATCGAGCTCATACATTTGCGTAAGCGCACACGTAGCAGCCACCGGAAATAGACCAGACAACGACACGACAGCAACTTATTGGAACCTATTAGCTAACGGTACAGAAACAGCCGTACTAACAACCAAAGGTGATATGTTCTATTATGGACCAAACGGCGCAACCAGATTGCCTGTTGGTACAGATGGACAGGTTTTACGTGTAAACTCAAATAGCTACCCAGCATGGGCCTACTATGGTCAAATCAATAACTTGGTATGGGTAGCACCTAGCGGTGTAGATACACTAGACGATGGCACAGGCACAACCATTGATAAACCTTGGAAGAGTGTTCGCTATGCAGCACAAAAGATTGAAGAAGGTTATCTAAATCGCCAAGCAGGACTATTGCTAGCAAAGAATAAACAGTTCGTACTTAAAGAAATCGACAACTTTGTTCAATATACCTACAAGGCAACTATTACTAGCACAAATGCTTCTAATCAGTTTGTTGCAGCAGATACCGGAGGATTACGTGTCAACATGCCTGTGGTGTTTACAACAACCATCGGCGGTGTAACTGTTGGAACACAGTACTATATCAAGACGATCGATAGTTCAACATTGTTTACTATCAGCAACACACGTGGCGGTTCGACAAGAACACTAACACAACAGACTGGTGCTCAAACTGTATCATATAATAACGTTTCTGCAAAGACACAACGTGATACTGGTTATGTGTTAGATGGTATCATCTTTGATATCACACATAGCGGAACTAGCAAGACGATTGCAAATGCATCAGCTTACTACACTAGTGCAGGAACAGCTTATGCTACCAACGTTGATGCAGGTGAAATAACTGTGTTTACTGAAACACACGAATACCTAAAAACATTGGTTGCCAACATCCTAGGAAATGTTCCACCAGCTAATAACTATCAGACTCTAAATGGAATCTCTGTAGGTTCTCAGGCTCTTCAGATCATTGATAACACATTGACTGCAGAAACAGGAACTACTCAGAGTGCTCAAGACTTGATACAAGTTATTAAGGCAGGAGTAAGTGCCGGCACAGCAACTGGTATTCCAACACCGATACAACCAACTACTACAATACGTATCACAACTGGTACATTTAACGAAGTAACACCTATTAATATTCCAAGCTATACAGCTATCGTAGGTGACGAACTTAGAACCAGTGTTGTACAACCAGCATCAGCTAATAAATTTTTAGTCAATGACGAAACAAGATCTACAGCAGCTATTCAACGACTAAGAGCTATAGTACCTAACCTAATGTCAAATACACCTGTTACCCCTACTACAGGTAACACTGTATCTCAGGTTACATCATTACCAGCAGGTAGTGTAGGTAGTACATTGGCTACAAGCAGAATAACAAAACTAGCAGATACCGTTTATGATGTGTTTACTAATGGTATTAACAGCTTACCTGATTTCCAGATTCCAGATCCAACAAACTATGGAACTTCATTAACTGACACTGCCTACGCAGCTACAGGTTATGCAAGTGGAGCAACTACTGGATTTGACCTAGGTCGCGCACAGATCATCCAGAACTATGCGTTCTTGAAAGCAGACGTAAGTCAATATCTAATCAATAACTATAACTCAGTATGGACTGCTCTAGGTGCAACAGGCCAAGCAAAATGTCAACGTGACGTCGGCTATATCCTAGATGCTATCGTCTATGATATAACCTATGGCGGTAATACACAGAGCTTGATCGCGGGTAGTTCGTACTATTCTTACTACCAGCTAACTATCGCTAACTCGGAACTAACTGCTACCAAGGCAGCATATGCATATCTAAAAGCTCAAGTATCGGCTATCGTTACTAAGACTGCTGTAGCCGCAGCCGGTAACGTTACTCCTATTGTGACTACTGGTACTGCTGGTTCTGCTGCCGCAGCAGCATTTGCCGGCGATCGTGTACAGAACGTATATGATTGGCTCAACAACGGAACCGCTCCAGCAACAGTGCAACCAGCGACATCGTGGGTATCTGCAAGTCTAGTAGCTGCTCGTGCAGCATTACAGGCTCGCAGAAGCGAAATCGCTGCAGATGCTAGTGCATGGGTCAAGAAGTTCTTCCAAAATGTCAACTTTGTTGAAGCAACATGTCAACGTGACGTTGGTCTAATGGTCGATGCATTTGGATACGATCTAATGTTCAACTCAAACTATGCCAGCATCGTAGCAGGCATGAGTTACTCTCGTTCATTGACATCTACTGCTAAAGTAACTGGAAGCCAGTTCCAAGCTCAACAAGGATTTATTGAGTTCTTAAAGAGCAAGTGCAGAATCATAGCAGCCAGCGGAAGTGCAGCTCAAGTAGATGCATGCCTATATGATCTAATCAGCACTATCAACAATGGTGGTGTTCCAAGATTCCAATGGCCAGATCCAAGCACTATCAACAGTGGTTATGCAGCAGCTAAGATGGCTCTGTATGACAACGTCGAGTTCTTACAAGCAGAAGTTATCGCATATATTGCGGCTAACTATCCAGCTGTGTCATATGACAGCAACATCTGCAAGAGAGATGTAAGATATGTCATCGATGCTCTACGTTATGATTTAACCTATGGCGGAAACTTTGCTAGCACACAAGCAGGTAAGAAATATTACTCTGCGTTGACCAGCACATTGCAGATAGCCAGTGGCGAGAAAGCAGCCACATTGGCTGCATATGGTTACCTAAGCACATTGGCTCAAAGTGTGGCACAAAATACACTAGTGGCCAGTCCACTGCAAGGTTCAGTTACACAGGTAAGGACCAAAGGTACACAGACTGTAGGTTCAGCAGGCGCTGCCACACAGATTGGTACATTGATGACTACTATTACAAACATCATCAATAACGGTCTAACAACAGGTGTTCCAACACTGACTATCACAGCTATCGCTAGCGGTAATACATTTACATCAAATGGTCACGGTCTAGCAGTAGGTGACATGATCACAGCACAAACTACTACAAATGGTTTGATTGCTGGTACTATCTATTATGTACAGAGCTTTGCTACAAACACATTTACACTAAGTTCAAGCTATCTAGGTGCAGCTCTATCAGGATTCACTAACGGTACTGGTTTAACTATTACAGTAGAAAAGACCAACATGCCGTCGATCACAGGTGTAAGCACAGAACTACAAACTGCTTATCAAACATTGAGCGGAGCAAAGGCCGCAATACAAGCAGCAGTGTTATCTTTTATTAACACTAACTACTCAACATTGACCTACAATCAGGCAACATGTTCAAGAGACGTTGGTTTTATTATTGATTCTATTGCCTACGACTTTATGTTTAATAGTAACTTCCGATCAGTTGTATCAGGAAGAACATATTATACATCACAGGCTTCGCTAGTGATCGCAGGACAAAAAGAAGCTACTATCTCTGCAATGAACTATCTAAAAACACAGATAGCAGCATCAGTATATTCTAGCACAACCGCACAGACCAGAGCTAATAACTTGATGGATATCATCATCAAGATTCTAACAACTGGTATTGGTACTGCTGCAACTGCTGAACTAAGTCCAGAAATCAACGGAACAGTGACCTATGAAAACACATTGGCCACAATCCAGGGTGCAGAAATATTACGTGCAAACTCTGATTTTATCGCAGCAGAACTAGCTGCCTTTACTACAGTTAACAACTCTGCTACAGTGACTAACACCACAGTTAGCACCAATGTTATCACTACTAGCACAGCACATAATCTAGTAGTTGGTGATCCTGTACAGTTCTCAGCAGTAACGATTAATGCAACGGCTACACAGACATTTGCCAGCACCGATGGTGTAAGACCTAATCAAATATTAGTAACATCAACCGCTGGTATGGTCGTGAATATGCCAATCATATTCACTGGTACAGTATTTGGTGGCATCACACAAAACAGTACCTATTATATCAAATCGCTGCCAGGTGGTAACTACATCACTATTAGTTCTGTAAGCGGCGGAACCACAACTAACCTAACAGCAGGAACTGGTTCTACAGCATTTACAGCAGGTGGTCTATTTGGAAATCTAGTAGCCAACACAGTATATTGGGTCTTGACAACTCCAAGTACTACAACATTTACAGTTACCGCTACAAACGGAAGTTCGCAACCATTCTCGTTGACAACAGCTAGCGGTGTTGCTACAAGCTTCTACTATTTTGATCAAGCAAAGTGCAAGAGAGATACCGCAGAGTATGTCAAGGCGCTGGTATATGATCTACAATACACAGGTAACTACAAGACACTACAAGCAGCTATGTGGTACAATAACTCTGTGACAGGTTCTACTGCACAGGATATGTTCCGTGTAAGAAATGCGACAGGTCTACGTAACTGCACATTGAATGGTCTATATGGACCATACGGTGGTCTAACAAATGCTAACAGCTATGGAACCAAGCGTCCTACAGCTGGCGCATTCGTAGCTCTTGATCCAGGATTTGGTCCAAACGACACTAACGTTTGGGTAACGAATCGTTCACACTATAGTCAGAACGTGACCATGTTTGGTACTGGTTGTACTGGTGCCAAGATTGATGCAGCCCTACACAATGGCGGCAACAAGTCTATGGTTAAGAATGACTTTACAACAATCCTAAGTGATGGTATTGGTGTATGGTGTACAGGTAGCGGCTCGTTAACAGAACTTGTTTCTGTGTTCAACTACTACGGTTACGCAGGTTATCTAGCAGAATACGGTGGACGTATACGTGCTACTAACGGTAACTCATCATATGGTACATATGGTGTTATCGCAGAAGGTGTTGATACCTACGAAACACCTCTATATGGTACCGTTAATAACTCGTACTTCCAAGCGCAGATGACTAACGTAGTCACTGACCTAAACAACAAAGTTCTACGTATCGAATACGGTAATGCAGGTCAGAACTACACTAACTCTGTAACAACAATCAGCGGCAGCGGATTTAACGCAGCAGCTATGCATGATGAGTTCCGTGACGGTGCATTATTTGAATCAAGAATCATTGATTTAAATGATGGTAATGGTTACGGTGGTACTAGCTATGTAACTTTTGCTAACGCAGCACAAACCGGTGACAGATACAGCATCACAATCGCTGCTACTGACACTAGCCTAAGTTCTGCGTACATTGGAATGAGAATCCAAGTTACTGCAGGTACTGGCGTCGGACAATACGGAAATATCCTAACATACAACAACGGTTCTAAGATTGCTCAGGTCTATAAAGATTCGTTTAATAACGTAACAATCACTGCCACAACACAAGGTACTCCAAGTACAGTGACAGTCAGTGATACAAGCCAGATGTATGCTACAATGCCGTTCTACGTAGCTTCTACAGTAGGTGGATTGAGCTCAGGACAGGTTTACTTTGTACAGAGCGTTGTAAACTCTACAACAATCAACGTTAGTGCAACTAGCGGTGGCGGTGCTCTTACATCAGCGATCACAACTACAACAGGTCAAAGCGTGACATTGTATGCAGCTGGTTGGGATCATACTGTTTCAGGAACACCAATCGTAGCAGCACTTGACCTAACAACAACATACATTATTGAACCTCGCATTAGCTACACAGCACCTGGATATGCTGCTACAGCAAGAACATTGCCTGCAACAGCTACATGGTCTAATATGGCCTATGGTTCGGGCAACTATGTCGCTATCGCATCAGGTGGTACATCAACAGCTTACTCAACAGATGGAGTAACATGGTCCGCAGGCGGCGCACTACCAAGTTCACAGACATGGGGACAGGTAGTTTATGCTGGTGGTGAAGGTGCAACAGCAACAGCAACACTAGGCGGTTTTGGCGGTTCTGGAGCAGTTTTAAGTGTACAACTAGGAACAGCCGGCAACGTCATCGCTGGTGCAGACCAAGTTCTAAGCGTAACAGTGGTCCAAGGCGGTACTGGATATACAAGTCCTCCAACAATCTTGTTTAGCGGCGGCAGCGGAAGTGGTACACAAGCCACAGCAGTCTTGCTCAATGGCACTATTGTTTCTGTGACTGTAACAGTTCCAGGTTCTGGATACACATCAGCTCCAACAGCAACAGCCTACACTGGCACAGTGACTGGTTACACCATGGTGTCTTATGGTAAGAACTACTTCTCAACACCAACAGTAACAGTTAGCGATCCATTCAACGGAAGTGCATGGACATCAGGTGGTTCTGCTGTGTTGAATACTATCTATTATTTCAACAACAGTGGTATCAAGAACTTCTATACATGTACAGGTGCTGGAACATTTACTACATCAGGACCGATACATCAAAGCGGTGCTGCATCAAACGGTACAGCAACTCTAACATATATTGGTACAACAGCTACAGCAGCGGCAGTCACAAATAGCGGAACAAATCCAAACTTGCCAGGTGTGACATCTATCACATTTGGTACAAATGGTACTGGCGGTTATGGTTACACTTCAGTACCTACAGTGACTATCACAGATGCTACTGCAAGATTTGTCGCGATATCAACTGCTAGCACAAACAGTGCATATGCAGTACCAAGCAACCTAGGTGCTGCTTGGGCAGGCGGCGGAGCTCTTCCATCGACTAGCACAGCAGGTCTAACCTATGGCGGTGGTATCTTAGTAACCTGTGGTGGAACAGCTCTAGCATCAACATCAAGCGATGGTGGTGCAACATGGGTATCACGTACACTACCAACACTAGGTGCAGGAACTTATGTTTCTGTACACTACGGTAATGCTATATTCTTAGCACTAGGATCACAAGGTCAGACAGCTACATCGAGCAATGGTGTAAGCTGGACAGCACAGGGAACTATTCCAGGTTCTATTACAAACTGGGCTTCAATGGCCTATGGTAATGGTAGATTTGTTGCTATCGCAGGCGGCCAAGGTGGCTCAGCAAACAGAAACGTTGCCTACACAATCGATAACGGTGTTACATGGTATCTAAGTCCAAACGGAATGCCAGCAAGCGCAGTATGGACAAGGATCCGTTATGGTGCAGGTCTATTCTTTGCCACAGCAGAAGGCACAAATCAGTGTGCTACAAGCCCAGACGGTATTACATGGACACTACGCACACTACCTAGCTCAAGCAACTGGGTATCTTGTGCATTTGGTAACACTAACAAGCGTCCATTATGGGCAGCTATTTCACGCACCAGCGGTACAGTAGCAGCCAGCATCCGTACAGGAGCTCAAGCAACTGGTCGTGTAAAAGTAGTATCAGGCGTAGTAACAGAAGTCCGTATGCTAGAACCAGGCTCTGGTTATCCATATGGAACTATCAGTGCTACCGCAGCAACTACTAATGTTATTACAGCAGACAACGTTGCTCTACTAGTTGACAGTCAACCAATCGAGTTTACTGGTGTAAGCACAGGCGGATTGACTGAAAACGTCACATACTATGTGATTGGTTCAACTATCTCTGGTAATACATTCAAGGTCAGTGCAACACAAGGTTCAGCAACACCTGTTACATTAACTGCTGCAACAGGATTAACAGGAACTTATCGTGCAGGCCCGATCTACACACTAACTGATCCTAACAAGGTCAAGACTGCGGCACTACGTATGCGTATGGCTGATGGATCTTTAGGCAATCCAAGCTTCACTAACAGAGGTACCAATAACACTACAGCTACAGCAGTGGCACTTGGTGATGGTTTCTCAGATCTATATCAACCAAGCACATTTATCAATGTCGCTGGCCTATATCAGATTCCAAAAGCCGGTGCAAACGTAGAGTTTGCAAATATTCCAAATACTTGGTACAAACTAGTTTCTGTAACCAACGTGCTAGGAATCGCAGGAAACTATACAGCTCAGTTACAGATCAACCCAAGTCTAACTGTGTACAATGCTCCTTCACAGGGAACATTGATTACTACAAGACTATTGTACTCACAGGTTCGTCTAACTGGTCATGACTTCCTGTACATTGGTACCGGTAACAAACAGAGAACAAACTACCCATATGTTGATACTACTTTAGCGGTACAGGCTAACCAAAGTAACAGCTCAGGTGGCGGTCGTGTGTTCTTCACAAGTACTGACCAAGACGGTAACTTTAACGTTGGTAACCTATTCGGAGTCCAACAGGCAACTGGTACTGCTACATTGAATGCTTCAGCGTTCAACCTAAGCGGTCTACAGAGCTTGCAGTTAGGTGCTGTTTCGATCGGTGTTGGTTCTGCAGTTATTACTCAGTTCTCAACAGACCCATACTTCACTGCTAATAGCGATAGTATTGTACCGACTCAACGTGCTATTAAGGCATATATCACTGCACAGATTGGTGGTGGTGCTAGCTCGTTGAACGTAAATACATTGACAGCAGGTGTTGTATACTTGGCTAACAATACGATAAGTACAACTACAGGAGTACAAATCAACGTTACAGCTAAGTTGAATTTCACAGGTGGCATTGACGGGGCACCCGTTGCACTTGGATTCTTTATGCAAAGATAATATTGGAGAAAATTAAATGGCAACAGGAAGATTAGGAAATACATCCCCAGGGGCTTCGACAAATACCACATTGTACACGGTTCCGACAGGATATTACACAGTAGCAAACGTTTCGTTTACTAACACGAATGCTACATCAGTTACAGTACGTCTAGCTATGGCTAGTACAACTAGCCCTACCAGCTCAGAATGGATCGAATGGGGAACCACAATCGTTCCAAACGGTGTTCTAGAACGTACTGGTCTAGTTCTACAACCAGGGTTAAACCTAGTAGGATGGTGTAGCAGCACTGGTGTAAACGTTACAGTCTACGGTATTGAAACATCTACAACTTAATGTGAGATAGAAAAATGGCAAGATATAATACAGTTTATAATACTACATCAGTATCGGGATCAACATCAATTTCGTCTCCCGTACAAGGTCTGACCACGACGATTACAGGAGCAGGTGGTGTTACCATTACTGTACCAAGTCCTGTATTATTTGCCGGCTATACTCAGACTTACTATAATGCTACTAGCGGTAGCATCACATTAAGCTCACCAAGCGGAATATTTACAGGTCCAGCATCTAGCGGTACAGCTAACCAAACAGTGCCAAGTCAAACTACGATGACGATCACAGCAGATGGTACTAACTATGTGTTGGCTAACATCGAAGGTGGTGTATTGGTTGCTACAACTGGTACTTTCAGCGATAACGTTAATATGAACGGTTCTTTTGTAAGAGCCAGCTCAGCGTTTTCTACAGTTGGTTCTAACCAGTACGACCTAACAACCGCAGGTTATGTAAAAGCTAGATACGGTAACGATTGGCAGGTTATTACAACAGGTTATACCGCTGTTGCAGGTGATCGTATCATGTGCAATACTTCCGGTGGTGGTTTTACTGTTACACTTCCATCAGCACCTAACAGAGGTGATTCTGTACATTTTATCGATTATTCAAGAACATTTAACACACAAAACTTAACTGTAAATAATAACGGTAACAGAATCATGGGTATTTTAGATACCATGACAGTTTCCACAGCAGGTGCAGCATTCCAGTTAGTTTATTCAGGAGCAAGTAACCCAGGATGGTTAATGGCTCAGGGTATTTAATAGAGGTCCGAAATGCCGTTTGATTATCAAACACTTAAAAACATTAGTTCCGCAGCAATCATTGACGGCAGTGTCGCGACCGCAGATATCGGTGATACGCAGATCACTGCTGATCGTATACAAACAGGTGCAGTTTCATCTAGTAAGTTTGCTGCCAACGCAGTCAACACAACGACTGGTGTAGTCACAGGAACTTTACCTGTGAACAGAGGCGGTCGTGGAAGAACTGACCTAGGTAGCGCATACCAGGCTGTCTATTCAGACGGCAGTCAGCAAGTCAACTCCGACCACGGTATCTATGGTATACAGGTTTTTACAGGTTCAGGAACATGGAACCGACCAACTAACGTCCGTTATATTCGAGTACAGTGCCAAGGCGGAGCAGGCGGTGGCTCGGGCCACGGAGAAGGTGGCGGCGCCGGAGGATACACAGAGCGTTTCTTAGATGTAACTGGCATTCCATCAGTATCTGTATATGTTGGTGGCGGTGGCGGTGGTACTTATTATTCTGGCGCAGGCGGAAATGGCGACTACGCAGGTTTTGGGCCATACTGCTCGGCAGGTGGCGGTCACGGAGCCAATAGACAGAATCAGCACAGTGGCGGCGTTAGTGGCACAGGATCGGGTGGAAGTTTAAACATTTACCAAGGTGGTGGCCTAAGCCATCACGCTTACTCGGCACAAAGTTGTGCTGATACTTATTTTGGAGGCGGTGCCCCAAGTAGTCACCCACAGGGCGGCCACTTTGCGCATGTCCACCAAGGTCACTCAGCACCAGGCACAGGCGGCGCAGGCGCACACTTCCACGGACATAGAGGTTCAGACGGAAGACCGGGATTGGTTTTAGTCACAATGTATTATTAATAAGAGAGTAGAAAATGCCATTTGATTATCAGACACTGAAAAATATTAGTAATGCAGCGTTTCAAAGCGGAGCTATTACTGGTAGCGATATCGGTGCTTCACAGATTACAACTTCAAAATATCAAACAGGATCATTAACAGCTAACGAACTAGGAACAAGCTCAGTAGATCTCGCCAGCGGCACAGTTACAGGTGTTACTCCCTATACTAGGGGCGGTACAGGTTTGAGTGGTGTCGGTGGCGCATATCAAATTCTTACAACCAACAGCAGCACAAACGCATTGACATGGGCAAACCATGGTATCTATAGAATGGTTGTATTCACTGGATCAGGAACATATACTCCAGCAGCTGGCGTAAGATATGTTTGGGTACAGGTTCAAGGAGCCGGCGGCGGCGCTGGTGGTCACGGTGAATCCGGTGCAGCAGGAGGATATGCTGAAAGAATTGTCAGCATGGTTGGAGTCCCTTCTGTCTCAGTTTATGTTGGCGGTGGTGGCGGTGGTACATATTACAACAATGCAGGCGGTAATGGAGACTACGCAGGTTTTGGTCCTTATGTATCGGCGAGCGGCGGCCACGGAGCATGCCGCCAAAATAACCATAATGGCGGTGTAAGCGGAGTAGGATCTGGCGGTAATTTTAACATCCATACAGGATCTGGTGGCGGCCACGAACAGCGTTCGTCGGGCATGGGAGGTTCAAGTTTCTGGGGAGGCCCAGCACCTGCAGGACACCCGCAAGGAGGACACTTTAGCCATATCCATCAAGGTCACGCAGCACCGGGCACAGGTGGCACAGCAGGATACTTTAGTGGACACAGAGGTTCAGATGGACGTCCCGGACTTGTAGTTATAACAGAGTTTTATTAATGGGAAGAGAAAATGCCATTTGATTATCAAACACTCAAACAGATTAACAGTTCTGCGATCATAGACGGAACGATCCAGACAGCTAGTATTGCGTCTAGGACCATTCCTACATCAGATCTTGCAGACTCAAATATCACTGCTTCTCAGCTAGCTAATAGCTCAGTAGACTTAGGCAGTGGTATAGTCACAGGAACAATGCCTGTGGGTAAAGGCGGTACAGCAATAACCAGCGTCGGCAGCGCAAATACAGTTTTAAGAACAAACTCAGCAGCAAACGGCTATGAATATGCTACAGTTGGCCCAAACAGTATTTCGGTATTTACATCAGGTGGTACATGGAACAGACCTGCTGGCGTAAGATACATTCGTATTAAATGCCAAGGCGCAGGTGGTGGCGGTGGCGGACATGGTGAGTCGGGTGCTGCGGGCGGTTATGCCGAACGTGTACTTGAAGTAGCAGTCAACAATATTAACTCCGTGTCAGTTTATGTCGGCGGCGGCGGCGGTGGCACATACTACAACAATGCAGGTGGTAATGGAGATTATGCTGGTTTTGGTCCTTATGTGTCGGCAGGCGGCGGGCACGGTGCTTGTCGTCAAAACAACCACAGCGGTGGTGTTAGTGGCAACGGATCAGGTGGAGACTTAAACATACACCAAGGTGGCGGTGGCGCACACCATCATAGTTTTGGTCCAGGCGGAACAAGTCACTTCGGTGGCCCTGCTCCTAGTGGACACCCACAAGGTGGGCATTTTAGTCACAATCACCAAACTCATGCAGCCCCAGGAACAGGCGGAACTGGTGGTTATTTCCACGGACACCGCGGTAGTGACGGTCGTCCAGGTATTGTTGTAGTTGAAGAATATAGATAATCAGGAGTATAAATAACACTATGAAGAAAGCACTTGTATCATATCAAGGATATGTCAGCAAAATCGTTGATCCGGGCGAGGAAGGTCCTTTATACGAAGGCCCAGACGCAACGATCATGTGGGTAGATGCTCCGGACAATATCCAAATGGACTGGACACTAGAATGGAGTCCTAGTCAACAAATCATGGTTTGGGTTGAAAGAGATGGCCCTCATACAGACAACGGCGTTGCACGTAGAGTAGCCTACGGCGAGATCGGCGCCCAGCTAGGTCTAATCTTTGATGCTATCAAAGAACACGGAGTTTTAGATACTAACAGCGATTGGTATAAACATCAGCTATTAGTTAAATCGTTGATTCCTAAGCCAGTGCCACAGCCAAGTTACGGAAGTCTTGAAGAAATGGCTGCTGCTATGCAAAACCAAGAACCATCACCAGATCTTCCTAGCACTGCTTGTACACCAGATATACAATCATGGAAGCGTTATCCCGGTTGGAAGGGCTATGAAGGCGAAAAAATGCCTATTCCAGCAGGCGCAAAAATGAATGACAATGGGTGGTTATATTCTGCAACTGGTGAGAAGCTGCACATTGCCAGTTATTATGGCATCGTCAGCGAAACCGCAGCTAACGGCACCATTACATGGTACGGACCAGACGAGAATCCACTACCAAAAGTCTAATATTAGACACGATTAAAAAGGGCGAATCGTACTCGCCCTTTTTCTATGATCACTTAAAACAATGACCATAAATAGTTGACGTTAAACAAAGGGTTTTCTCATGAATATTAAAAAAGTCGTTATAGTTGGTGGAGGTTCATCTGGGTGGATGACCGCTGCGGCATTATCTAAACTATGTCCACACCTAGATATCACATTAATAGAATCTGAAAAAGTAGGAACAGTCGGTGTAGGAGAAAGCACTTTAGGCCATATTAATAGATTTTTAAATATTCTAGAACTAAAAGACGAAGATTGGATGGCAGCTTGTAATGCTACCTATAAGAACTCTATTCGTTTTACTAACTTTAGAGAAAAAGATGGTTCGTATTTTGAATATCCCTTTAGTGCAGGACTAGATTTCACCGATAAACCTAGTGGGTCAAATGCATGGTCAGAACTAGCAACACTATATCCAGATGAATATGGTCCCGAACAGTTTGCTCAAATGTATGCGACTGGCAATACTTTCCTCGCCAAGTACAATCGTCAAACTAGAGACGAAGCTAGAGTTTTACGAAACTATGAGTTCAAGTGGGATACTGCTTATCATCTTGATGCACAGTTATTTGGTCAGTATCTAAAAGAAAAAATAGCATTGCCTAACGGTGTGAAGCATATGATCGGCGATGTACACTCCCACCAAAAAGATCATCTTGGCAATATCACACAGATCTTGTTGGCTGATTACACGACTACACTAACAGCTGACCTTTGGATTGATTGTACTGGTTTTAGAAGCATACTTCTAGAAAACTGGATGGGTTCTCAGTTTATTAGTTTTGAAAAATATCTAGCTAACGACAGAGCATGGGCATGTCGCATTCCTTATGAAGATAGAGAGCGAGAAATGCACAATGTCACAGACTGTCATGCTCTTGATAACGGATGGGTATGGAATATTCCGTTATGGAATCGTATAGGTACTGGATATGTTTTTAGTTCGAGATTTATTTCGGACGAAGATGCTAAAAGAGAGTTTCGCAGACACTTAGCTACTACAGGTTCTAAAGAACGTGCTGATCGAGCCGACATGTTCCTAGTTAATATTAAGCATGGATATAGACGCCGAGCATGGGTAGGTAATGTTGTGGGCGTTGGTCTTAGCTATGGATTTGTTGAACCATTAGAGTCAACAGGACTTTTGACTACACATGAAAACATCATTAAACTAATCGAAGCACTAAATCGAAGAGAAGGATATGTAACTAGATCCGAACGTGAAGGATTTAACTTTGCTGTACAACATGATGTTTTAAGATTCCGTGACTTTGTTTCACAACATTATGCTCTATCTAAGAGAACAGACACCCCATATTGGAGATGGTGTACACAGATAAACGAATATTGCCCAGAAGGAATGGGAGAGTTTATGTTACAGCAAGCCCAGTATCCAAATCTAATGGGCAATATTGCCATGGGCAATGCATATCCTAGCGACTATGTTGGTAATATGTTTATTGCTGCTGGCATGGGAGTCAAATCAACATCAACTAAAGAACTTGTTTATGTAACCGGCAGAGTAAACCAAGTATCTAAGATGGAAGAAATCGGATATACCAAGAGAAGGTACGAAGAATATAGAGATTTTGTCATTGATTATGTCAAGAAATGTCCAACGCACTATCAGTTCTTGTTACATGAAATCTATGGCGGAAAAGATGACTACGCTCTGTAAGAAACTGTTTGGCTGGTTAGGAAAAAATAAAAAAACAAAACCATACATAAGGTTTTATTCTTTAACTCCGGGTGTGGTAGATTTATTTCCTATAGTTAGATCATCTACAGTAGAAAGACCGTATAGAAGTTCTCAGACCTACGAAGGTGTTCCTCCTAGCAAAAACTGTCCTGCTATCAATAAAATAGTGGGTTCTGGATGGATCGTGCCTGCGCCTGCTGATTTTATCATAGATACTAATGGTGACGGAACAACGATCCAGTGGCTGGAACCTTATCGTTTTAAAAGATCTTCTGATATCAATGAATCTTCTTATGTAGTATTACACAGTTGGCATCAAACTGATCCGTTAGTCGATGATCCTGAAAAAACTGTCAGGACCGTAGTAAAGCTCGAAACACCTTGGCGTGTTGATATGAGCGATGATTATGTACTACTCCAACTTCCTGTTACCTATAACAAAGAAAGCCGTTTCACAGCAGCTATTGGTGTGCTAGATCCAGAGTACGGATACACAGTAAATGTGCAACTATTTTGGAATGTCAAAGAAGGACGCACACTAGTCAAGGCAGGAACACCGTTATGCCAACTAGTTCCAGTTCTTAAAGATGCGTTAAGTCCTGGTTTTTATGATGTCATTATAGATAATGCCACAGAACAAGACCAGCTCAAAGATAGAGAGTTTAACTATGCTGCTAGTTGTGTGATCTTAAATCACGATTCTCTAGGATCAAGATTGAGCAGATCGAAAAAAATACTTAATAAGTACAAAAAGTGAGGATACAAACATGGACTATAAAACGTCATTACAAGCAACACTAACCAATGTTCAAAAACAAATCGAGGACGGTAAAGCTGAACTCAAAAGATTAGAAGAAGAGTTTGCCAATGTCAAACTAAATCCCTATGGAATCACTTCTATCGATTTCGCAAAACGTCAAGAACTCAGCACAGATGTTCTAAAGATGGAAGGTGTAGTCATGGGACTTCGACTAGCTCTTGAAACCTATGACGGAGTAGAAGCAGGTGCAACTATCTAATAATGGGGCGATACATCTATTTCCACCCCTAATATACAAGTTTGAATACGAGTTCGATCAATCATATCTTAAACCTAAGATTGATGATTTATTTTCATTGGTGGAAATAAATTCTGATCTAGAAAAAGGCGCTGCGATATCAACAGTAAGTTTGGATCAGCGCCTTCAACCTCATACATGGCCTGAACTAGAACACTTCCAACACTGGTTGGGAGAAAAAATCGCTAACATCAGAGAAGAGCATCAGTTTTATAACGGCTATTCTGAAGTACAACGTAGCTGGTGCAATCGACATCTACGATCCGGATACACTCTAGAACACAATCATACGTTCGCCACTTGGGTAGCCAGTTGTTATTTTATGGCACCTGCTGGCTCAGGCAATATAGAATTTTTAGATCCTCTTGAATATCACAAGAGTAACTTTCCTGTTGTCCCTGAAGTATCATTCTACAAAGAAGTCCAAGTAGCTACAAATAATGTTTTAATCTTTCCAGGTTGGATTAAACATAGAGTTCAGCCGAATAACACCGATCAGGAGCGTGTAGTAATCACGTTTAACATAAAATGAAAGATTTTAAAATCTGTTATCCTGATGCCAACACATTTAAAGACATCATCAAACTTAAAAAAATAGATGACTGGAATGTGGAATACCATCATCTTTCTGATGATATTGGCTATTGGACGGCAGATCATCCTTTTGAAACTGACGAACAGTTTTATCTTTTTAGAGATCTCATAGGAATGTTTCCTATACAGAAAGATAATAATCATCCAAAAAACTTTGATCCAAATCCTTTTGATACCATACATCTACCTGAATGGGTGTATTTAGATCTTTGTTTCTTAATAAGAGATTTTTATAAAATACACGGAACAGACGAGTGGCAAGATCCTCAGATACACGAATGGGGCAATATATTTCTAAGAGAACGCACCAGACCAATAAGCTGCTGGAGACTACCTCACATTGATTATGTGTTTGGGATGGTCTCTAACTTATGGTTCACTGATCACAAAATAGAAGATAGCTGTACACGACTGTATAAGTATCATGGTAAGATCTACAACGATGTCTATGACTTTCAGTTAGACTTAGAGCATCCTATGAGAAAAGAATGGGAAGCACTATCACTTGAACCAAAACGTCTCGATAGTTGGATGAACGTTCCTGAAGAAGAGCTGAAGAGATGGGGGTTTGAACTAGTAGGAATGGCCCCAACAAGAGAAAAAACTATGACTTTGTACAAAGCTAATATATGTCACAGTGCTTGGGTGGGAGAAAATGTAGATTTTAGATGGAGTCATGCTTTTGCTTTTAGTCACGAACTACTACAACATAAGACGCTTAAGGATCTGTTTTCATGAATCTAGAACTTTACTTTCCTACGCCCGTTTGGTGGGAGGACACCACCATCGATCCTGCACCAATGCTAGAGCTGTTAACAGAACTCAAAGAAAAAGATCCATACGGTCGCAGACTCAGCAACGAAGGAGGCTGGCAGAGTATGGATTTTAGACCCGGACTTTACCCTCAAATGAAGGCACTTGAAGATAGATTAATGGAACAGGCTAGACAATGTGTCAGAGATTATGGATATAAAGAGAGCTTATGTTTTCCTTTAATCGAAAACTTCTGGTTTAATGTCAACGGAAAGCACCATACTAACATGGTACACACACATGATAATACGTTTATAGCAGGAGTATTTTACCTCAAGGCATATCCAGGACAAGGAAAAATAACTCTGTTTAAAGAGTATTCTCAGGATTATGTAATCGCTTCACAGGCGCCCATCGAACAATATAAACATATTAGTGCTAGTGCTATTAGTTTTGATCCAGTAACTAGCAGACTTATTTTATTTCCTGGTGCATTGCCACACGGTGTAGGAGCAAACACTACCGACGAAGACAGGATATCTGTTTCGTTCAACATAAAGATGATAAGAAATGACGATGAAAGAATTAGGATTCAGGTTATTGAATGAGACTAATCTTCTTTATGAAGATAAGCCTCATTATTTTAAAAATCTACTTCCAGAAGCTTCAGAAATGGTCACATGGAACGATGTGGAACATTGTTTTAATAGACCAGAGCTGTATAACTTTGAGATGATAGGCCCTGACAATCTTAAAATCGAAATACCTATGAATAAAAAAGCATGGGTATTTTCTAAACCTGTACAAGACAAAGCCTTTATGTTTGAAAATATCAATAAAGGCAACGGATTTGTTATCATGGACTACGCATTCTACAGTGAAAAAACTATAGAACTCATGCGTACATTAGAAAATATATACATGGTAAACTCTTGCATACACGTCTATGGCGGCTTAGAAGGTTCAAAAAGTTTTTGGATACACGAAGACTATCCTTCAAACTTCATATTCCAAGCATGGGGTAAAACTCGTTGGAAGGTGTTTAACAACAGGATTTCTACCATGTATCGAACAGGTACTATGAATCATCAGTTAACTGAAGATATGTTGGACCTAGCATTTGATGTGGTGCTAGAACCCGGAGATGCAATCTACATTCCTTCTAGGATGTATCATATAGCGTACCCGATGGGTCCTAGATTAAGCATGAGCGTTCCTTGTTGGACAAAGTTACCTACTGACGAACCTAAAGAATCAAGTGATAGAAACTGGTATAAGATAAATCATGAAAGTATTCAAACCAATAACGATTGATAATCTTGTTGAAAAGCAATATCAAGATGAGATTTATAGACATCTAACTGATGTAAAGTTCCCTTGGGCGTTTATGGCCGATGCCACAGATGAGTTTGGGCATAATAACTCTGCGTTAAACGGACCCACGCCGTCTTTTGGTCACTTGGCGTATTGGAATCAACGAGATGAAAATCCATCTATTGATTTTTACAATCCACTGTTAACTGCTATACAGGAAAAATTCAATATACAGATGACCGGTCTGTTAAGGATACGGGTGGGTTTTCTATTAAACACATCATATTCTTTACCTAGTATGCCGTATCGTCATAATAAACCCCACCAAGATTATGATCAAGATCATTTTACCTTAGTCTACTACGTCAATGATACAGACGGTGACACTGTTATTTTCCATGAAACTAGACCTTCTGAAAAATATTATTCACTAGAAAAATGCAGTCCAAAGAAAGGACGGGCAATATTATTTGACGGCAGACATTTCCATGCCAGCACATGTCCTAAGATGTTTACTACTAGGATAGCTATAACTATTAACTTTCAAGGCTTGCCGCAATGAGTAAAGATCATGTCGATTATCTAATGCGTATGCAGAAAAAAAGTGCTGCAGATATAAGAGAAGGTGACCTAAAAAATAGATTCCTTTATCCTTTCTTTCCTACTATAGTTATAGATAACTTCTACGAAGACCCAGATTTGATTCGAGAGTTTGCTCTTGATCAAGAGTTCTTTAAAGGCAATAGAGGTAGTTGGCCAGGGCTGCGTACAAAACTGTTACACGAACTAGATACTAATATGTTTAAGTTTGTCTCTAGAAAACTAATGTTCACTCTACGTGAATATGGAATAAGAGATTACGAAGAAATACAGATAGGATTCCAGTTAATCGACGAAAGCTACGGCAGGGGTTGGGTGCATGACGATGATCCTAAGCTACACGTAGCAGGTGTAGTTTATCTTAATAAGGATGCAGGCGAAAACTGCGGAACTACTATCTTTGAAGATGCTCCTGACTTTAATGGTGAAGAATACAGTGAAATGTTTATGAAAGATGTATTATTATCTACACCAGAAGAACGTGCCGCTATGTCTAAGTATAGAGAGGAACAAATAAATTATTTTAATCCTACAATAAAAATAGAAAGTATTTATAACAGGATGGTTATGTTTGACAGTCGATGCTGGCATGCCGCAGATTACTTTTTTGGAACCGATAAAGAAAGTTCTAGATTAAATCAAATACATTTTTTGAGATTGAGATGATTAGAACAGTGAGACAACCCTTTAAGATAGTTGATGATTTTTTTGAATGTCCTGATCTGTGGAGATACCATGCTCTTAAGCAAGAATATACTACAGATGAACAAGCAACATGGCCTGGCGTAAGATCTACGGTTCTCGATCAGATCAATGAAACTCTTTTTCATTCGCTGGCATCAAAAATAATCGTGCATTGTCCAGGAAAAAGGTACTTCCATTATCTTAAAATCAACTATGCCCTAGTTGATGAAAGTTACAATCTAGGTTGGTGTCATGTCGATGAACCAAAATATAATGTAGCTGGAGTTATATTTTTAAATCCCGATCCTCCCAAAAACAGTGGAACAATATTTTATAAAAAAACAAAAGAAATGATGATTGATTTTAATCAATTATTTTTTAACGAGTTAAAGGCTGCTCCGGAAGATCGAAAAGATTTTTATAAACACAAGCTAGAACAACGAAGTCATTTTAAAAAATCAATGACTGTAGAAAATGTCTATAATAGATGTGTCATATTTCCGCCAGACGAGTGGCATAGCGCAGACAGTTATTTTGGCAATGACAAAGACAGTGCTAGACTAACAATTAACTTTTTTGGATTTGCTGCATGACAGCCATGTTTGGGTCATTTGCCAACTACGGATTTATCAAAGATACACTTCCGAGTCAGTTATTTGCTGATTTAAAAAGTGAAATAGATTCTATTGATTTTGAAAACAGTGAAAAATTTAATCAGCATCTTGCAGGAAATATAAAGTTCGAGTTCAAGCTAGATAAAAACAAAAAATCTCTAGAAGAATATGTGGTATCGCTCTGTAAGCAATACAAAGAAGCTTGGGATTTGAGACATACTAGAAAAGATCTTGGTAATGAAAATCTAGAGCTACAGAGCTATTGGGTTAACTTTCAACGCAAAAACGAGTTTAATCCTATGCACACTCACGATGGCCTGTTTAGTTTCGCTATATGGGTCAAGGTTCCTTATAGATTCCAAGATGAACTACAAGAAAGCCATGTTAGAAATACCAACATGCCCAGGGCAGGAATGTTTTCTTTCATATATACAAACATATTCGGAGAAGTAAGAGAAGCAGAGTTTCCTGTAGACAGCACATTCGAAGGACAAATATTTTTATTTCCTAGCTGTTTACCACATACAGTTTACCCTTTCAGCACTTCAGACGAATATAGAATATCAATATCAGGAAACATACATGCCAAGTGACGATATTATCATAGTCGAAAATATTATTCCTAAAGACTACCAGGATTATCTAGAAACAGTTTTAACTGGATGGGAGTTTCCTTGGGTGTTGAATAAGAATATCGTATCTGGAGACGACCCATTTGTAGGATCTACAAAAAATCCTGCAGGTATGAATCATTTTTTCTATGAAAAAAATGTACCCGTAAGTAACTATTTCCAACTTGTATATCCATTAGTGCTGAGTATTACTAGTCAAGCAGCAGTACCATTTAACAGACTATTCAGGATGAGAGCTAATCTAACATTTTCAAACGGTGAAGGAGCATTATTGCCCCACATTGATAGCTTCCATCCGCACTGGAATGCAATCTATTATGTCAATGACAGTGATGGCGACACCATTATATACAATGAAACTAATGATGATTTTGATGCCGGTAATAAAGACATAGAAAAAATCAAGACTGATAACTTCACAGAAAAACTTAGAGTAACACCAAAGAAAGGCCAACTACTGGCATTTAACGGGCGTTATTATCATACTGCTTCTTTCTGCAAAGATTCCGCTTATAGATGCTTGATCAATATTAATCTAGGAAATCTATTCATATGATAACACGATACCCTGGCCAAGAATATATTTTATATCAATCAGAGTTTATAGAAAAACATATCTATGAACTAAAACTTGATTTAGAAATCGCTCATAGATTATTTGAAGAAGCATTTCCTGGAAAAGATTCTACCTGGAGCTTTGACAAGTATAATATTTTTTCATTGACTGCACCAAGTTGGACATTTTATCAGGTATATAAAGAACTTAGAACTTTAGTTAGATCAGAGCTAGGAGACACCAGAGACTTATGGATACAGAGTTGGGTTAACTATCATACACAAGACCAGCTGTTACATAGGCATCATCATGAGTTTGAGTATCACGGATACATAGCTATAGAACCTAAGACAACTAAAACAGTGTTTGATGATTACGAAATATTGAATAAACCAGGACAGATATACTTTGGTCCCGGTAATAGGTATCATTATGTAGAAGCCACTGAACCATTTGACGGAATAAGAACTACTATTGGTTTTGATATCATGACTACATATGAATCTAGCTTGGTCAAATATAAAGAAAAACCATTTTCTAACAACGGGTTGATTCCTTTACTATGATGGAAGATTATAAGATCATAAAAAATGCAGTTTCTAAAGAGCTCTGTGATTTTCTAGCACTAGAGTTTTCTATGATGGAAACTACCTGTAGGCAACTATATCCTAATGCCAACCTTGCTGATCTTTGCGAAGGTACATTTGCTAGATATAGTCCTTTGATGTTTGAAGCACTGAGTGTACATCTAACACCTTTATTGGAAAAAGAAGTAGGAAAAAAGCTATGGCCTACCTATAGTTATGCTCGCATTTACTATAAAGGAACAGAGCTACAGCGTCATTTTGATAGACCTAGTTCAGAAGTAACAGTATCAGTATGTATACAACCTGGCGAAGTTTCTTGGCCTATATACATCAAGAACGAGCAAGGCACTGTACACGAGATTCATCTAGATCAAGGAGATCTAGTAATCTACAGCGGTAGGAGACATGAACACTGGAGAGAGCCATATACAGGCGAAAAGCAGATTCAGGCTTTTCTGCAATATGTGGATGCTGAAGGGGAAAGTTCCTGGTTGAAATGGGATACAAGACCTTGTTTAGGGCTACCGTTCGAGTGGACCAACCAGGAAATCCAGAACGAACTAAGACGTATTTCTGACGCTAAATCTTTTTTAGATAGGGTTATTCAACCCAAGTAGCATCTTTAGGTACGACTTTTTCTTCTAGCGGACCCATTGGACCTGCAACAACGTGTCTCGTTCCTGCATTTTGCTCAAACTTTTGCGAAGCGGCAGTTCTAGTATCTGCCTTTGTGTAGACTTCAAAAACGTGTAGAGCATGAGTTTCCGGATTTTCTTCATCTCGGTAAATCATTTTGTAAATTGCCATCATAATCTCCTATACAATATTTATGCGGTATGTTGTATCCATTCCTCAATAGACCAGCACTGATCTACGAGGTTTTTATATCTTTGCAGATTAATATTTAGTACTTTTTCACCCGATGAAAGCAAGTTTTCAGGTACTCTAGCAGAGTCTGCTACTCTAAACTTATCTATTCCTTGGATCACCATCATCCAAGCTACAGGACTGTAAGCTCTAGGCCACGGTTCAGCGATCAAACCTTTATAAAACTGTTCCCATTCTTCCAGCTTAACTCTAAGGCTATCTCGTGTCCTATGTGGTTCTTCTCTAAATCTACGCCAGAACTCGGTATCGTTTCTATTACCATGATAATGAAGTGCGATAAAGTCGGCAAAATCTTCAGTCAAGAACCATATTTTATCATTCATGCGTTGTACTACTTCGGGGTTAGTATTCTTCCTTAAAGGATCCCAATAGTCTTGTACTGCATACAAGGTTTCGACTATAAGTGCTATTCCGTTGGCTTCTAATGGTTCAACAAACCCACTGCTAAGACCAATAGCGAATACATTGTTTTTCCATACATTTCTCATCGCACCTGGTTGATATTTTAGATTTGCTATAACATCTATTTTTTTATTAAATCTTTTTTCAGCTTCTTGGTGAGCTTGTTCTTTGCTGATAAGATCCGGATCAAAAATGTATCCGTTGCCAGATCGATGCTTGAGATTTATATTCCAAGACCAGCCATATTCCATAGCTGTAGCATTAGTGGTTACACAATAACAGGGTTCGTCCCACCAACCAATCACTTCTCTTTGAGGAAAAGTATCAGTCATATCCACTAATGGTTCTTTTAAAACTTTTCCTAATAATAATCTTGCAAATCCAGAACAATCGAAAAACCAATCACCAGTTACTTCTCTATCTCCGTCGAGTTTTAACGAAACGATATTTCCTCTTTCATCTTGTGAAGCTGAAAGAAACTCTCCTTCTATGTGATTAACACCACGTGATAATGCTGTCTTTTTAAAATATGCAGCCGAATCTCGAGATTCAAAATGCCACATAGGTATGCAAGGCAAAGAAGTTAGATCACCGCCGAAAGGAACTTTCTGCTGTCTAATAAACTCTCCTGCAAAAAACGCTTTCCATAACGGTGTATTGTTTCCTAAAAGTGTTTTTAGGTACATGTTCTTGGCGCTTTCTTGCTTCATTATGTCTGACAGTTTGCGCATAGTAAGAGCGTCTAGCGGATTTGAGCCGATGTGATCAGTCCAACCGTCGAGCCAAGGTGCAAAATCAGTCTGCATAGCATGTATAAACTCTGTACCTACACCGTTCCAGTCAGTGAACTTACCGCCCATCTTGGGAGTAGCATTTACATTTTTAATAAAATCATCGTCATCTATTTGCAAATGACGCAAGAATGTTCGATGTGTAGTGCTGCCACTTTCCCCTGCAATAATAGGAGGACGCTTAGGATCTTCTATCAACGATACGTCGCAACGTGGCCAGTTTCGTTTTATAAAAAGAGCTGTGAGCCAACCTGCGCTACCACCGCCTAAGATGATTATCTTAGAACTTGTATTGTACATTATCATTCCTTTGTTTTATCATTTCGATAGCTTCTCTATGAGTATAGAATGTAGCATTTTGATCGTGCCATTTATCACCTTCGAATAATTCCTTTTGAATAACAGTATCATATCTATTTTTCATATGTTCAGACCATTTTTTATTCAAGGATTCAGTGTCAAACATACCAAGTCCGTGCATTACCTGCATAAAGTTTAAATGTCTAAACAGGAGCATTTCACTTTGAAAATAGTGAGTATGTACACCATGCTTTTTAAAGAATGACATATTCTCCCGATTAAAATCAGTGTACTTGATATTGTTATTAACCCACTGCCAAAACTCACTGTCGTTTCTCTTTGTAAAATAATGTAGCTGTATGAAATCGACTATGTTTTCTGCTATTTCAGACATCTGCTTATTATAGATCTCTTCAGCATGTGTATCGCCTTTCACATAATAATATAAACTGGGCAAGAGTAGGAAAGTCTGTTGGATAGTGGTACCCATACTAGATGCTTCTAGTGGTTCTACAAATATCCCACTAAGCCCAGTCATTACACAGTTTTTTATCCAAAACTTTTCGACATGACCTGCACCAAACTTTATCTTTTTTCCTATTTCTATGTTGTCTGAGATTCCTAGTTGTTTATAGTGTTGGCTAACCTCATCATAGGCTTTAGTTTCGTCAATAAAACTATCACAGAAAACATAACCGTTGCCAAACCTATCCTGGGTAGGAATACGCCATACCCACCCACTGCTCAGTGCCGTAGATTCTGTATAAGAAGGAATATGTTCTTGGTATGCTGTAGGAAATGCCAGCGCAGAATTTAATGGTAGCTGATCAGTCTTATCTAGCCATTTGGCATCTAACTTGCTACCAATAATTCTTCTAAATCCTGAGCAATCAATAAAAAAATCAGCAGAATGTCTTTGACCATCGTTGCCGACGAGTTCGCTGACATATCCTTGTTCGTCTAAAACTACATCGTCAATCTTAGTATCAACTAGTTCTATTCCGCGTTCAGCGCACAGATCATGGAAATATTTGTTTAGTTTAAATGTATCAAAATGATACTGAGCTAGACTGTCATGCAATGGTTCGGAATGCATACTGTTCATGCTTTTTTTATAAACAGTGTCTAAAGGATCAAAGTTTTCAGCGATTAGCTTTTCCAGAGTATACGGAATGCCATTGAATCTACTGTGGGTTCCAAACTGCTCTGCCAGACTATGGAAATAATGCTTGCCATCTCCGTTCCAGTTTGTAAACTTGATACCTATTTTAAAAGTTGCACCGGTATTGCGCATCATATCAAACACAGATATGTCTGCCTGTTTCATGAATCTTTTCCAATGCTCGGTACTGCCTTCTCCAACGCCAATGATTCCTAGTGCAGATGATTCAATCATAGTGATTTTTAAATCAGGCCAACCGCTCTTCAGCATCAGGGCACTAATAAGACCGCTGGTTCCACCGCCTAAAATTATTAAAGATTTTATCATAGTTTATATTCCACCGTATTGCTGACCATCGCTTTGACTTTATTTACAGCTTCTCTACAGGTCAGCCAACCTTCTGTAGGTGTATTCTCGAATCTAGATAGATATTCTTCGTCGTCTTTTCTCAGGTATCCGTATCTTTTTTCGAATAGATTTTTTATACTAGCGGTGTCAAACATGCGTAGACCGTGCATGACCTGTATCCAGTTTAGGCAATCATAGATCCTAAAGTTACTCATAAGACCGTCTTCAGGTAACAGTATTTGATTAACAAAGTTTTTCTTAAAGTTTTCTAGATTTTCTTTGTGAAAATCAGTCATGGTCATTTCATTTTTGCACCAGCGCCAGAACTCTGTGTCATTGCGTTCGGTGAAATAGTGCAGTTGTATAAAATCGAGTATGTTTGACATCATATCGTCGACTGTGTGATTATATTCTTTTATGCTAGACTGATCTTCTCGGGTCCAGTTCCATAGTGCGCCTGATAATAGTTGCAGTTGTTTTATGGTCGTAGATATACTAGAAGCTTCTAACGGCTCTACAAAGTTGCTGCTAAGACCTATGCTCACGCAGTTTTTAATCCATGCACGATTGACCTTACCTGATTTAAAGTTAATCTTGCGGCCTATCTTGATGGTATCCTTGAAGTGTTTTTGTATTTCAGACACTGCTTGGTCTTCAGTAATAAAATGATCGCTGAAAACATAACCGTTACCAAAACGATCCTGCACAGGACTACGCCAATGCCAACCGCTGTTCATGGCTTTAGCGAGGGTGTAGGGGGGAATCTTTTCTTCATAGGACGTCTGGAAAGCTATAGCAGAGTTCAATGGCAGGTATTTGCTCCAGTCGATCCATTCTGCTCCTAGGTCAGATGCTATAACTCTGTTGAATCCACTGCTGTCTATGAAAAAATCAGCAGCATATCTATTACCTTGATCGTCAATCACAGACTCAACAAAGCCTTGTTGATCTAATATCGGTCCTTTGATTTCTGCATCTATGACTTTTATTCCCGAGATAGCACAACGATCTCGCAGATAGTTATTGAGTTTTTCACTGTCAAAGTGGAACTGATAATAATCTGTCAGAGGTTCTCTGACATATCCTTGCATGGGAAGATCCCAATGCAAGTTTTCGCTGGAAACTCCGTCGCCTATGAGTCTCATCATAGAGTAAGCAGCACCTGAGTATCTATTCATATTGATTAAGTACTCAGGTAGACTATGATAATAGCTGGTACCGTCACCATGCCAGTTTTCAAACTTAATGCCTACTTTTATTGTAGCTCCGCAGTGTACCATTAGATCGCCTATGGTGATTCCCACAGCCTGAGCGAATCTAGTCCAGTGTTCAGTACTGCCTTCGCCGACGCCGATAGTACCTATCTTTTTAGACTTGATAACAGTGATATCCATCTCAGGAAATGAACTCTTGAGATATAATGCCGACATGTATCCGGCGTTTCCGCCTCCTAGTACAATAATATCATTGATCATTATTTTATGTCCAAGGTGATTTTCGAATCAGTAGCAAGATTATGATTGATCCGACCACTAGGAAATGTGTTAAAACTTATAATATATCGATCGTTGCTCAGTATGTGAGGCTCGCTCATATGATACAGCCAGCTAGGAAAAACTATTAACTTTCCTGGAGTGGCCACAGACCTATACCAAGGACTAAAATCATGTCTTAGTACTTCAAGTTCTGATTCAGTCCTATGCACTTCAGGATCTTCAAAGATAGTTGCGCTGCCTTCGGTCATGTAATAGACCGCACTGAACATGCTCATAGAATGTTTATGATAGTTTTGATACATGTTGTAACCGCTGAGTGCGACGTTGAACCAACTGTTTGTTATCACTATCTTGTCGCAGTCAAATTTCTGTGCCACACGTATTTCTTCTAGGCATGCATCGAACCAATCAAACAGTTCTTTGAAATCTGCTTCTTTACGTAGATCGTATAGGATACTAATCGTGGTGGTTCTTTTTATTTCAGTGCCATTAAGCACTTTCATCTTTTCGATAAGGGCCTGATTATCGATAGATTTGTTTTCAAAAACGAAAACTTCTGTAGGAAAAAGCTGTAGTGTCTGCATTTATAGTTCAATCCAACCAGTGAGTAGATATTTTTCGCCGCTCAATGGTGGATTGCCTCTGTGTGTATGGGTGAAAGCCGCTGGCCATATGACTAGATTTCCCTGTATGCTAGGTATCCTAATGCCTTGATACAGCCATTCTGTTTCGCCACCTTGATCTACAGTGTTTAGATAGCACCCCCAGGCAGCTATTCTGCCGGCACGATCCATGTTATCAGATTCAAAATGCCATTGATGATACCCTTCTCCGGGAAGAGTTTTTTGTAGCTTTATCATGCGTATGTGAAAATGTCCAACGTCATCTAAGATACTGTAATGTGATACGTACTCGCTCCAACAGGCCCATAGTCTATCAACAAAATACTTGATATAACCTGTATTTGCTGTTAGTCTTAGACTGTTTTCCTCTAAAAGAAAACTAGCTTTATCTTTTTTCTTATGTGCTATTCCGTCTCGAAGATCTAACCTGCTGTAACTGAGATTAAGATCTGCCATTCGATTATAATGATCGATGAGAGTTTGGCATTCTTCAGCTGTCAGAACGCCCTCGAATGTAGCTATATCTTTTTCCAGTTTCATAGGTATTGTCATCGTACAGTACTATATATCTAAGCAGATTATTACAAGAGACTTATAATGAATGTAGAAAAATCAATATGGCCGCTGTTTTCAAAACCAGTTTTTAGGACCGGAGTAGATGTATCGGGTGTGGATTTAACCAGCATAGAATGGTTGCCAAACTACAATAACTGGATCAGTAAAGATCAAAATGTACTAGAAAAACCCGAGTTTGAAAAACTAGCTCAAGGAGTATACGACGGAATCTGCGAATACTTTTATGGTGTTATGCGAGCCAATCAACGTATAGAGATCGCTATCACTGAAAGTTGGTTTAATAAAACAGAAAAAGGTCAAATACATCACAGACATTATCATCCCAACAGTGTGTTTTCTACAGTGCTTTATCTGCAAACTGAAGGGGAATCGGGTCAGACTAAGTTTATAACCAGCGAATACCAGTTACTGGAGTATGACATTGACGAATCCAACATCTATAACTCAAAGAGTTGGAGCCTTACACCTAAAGTCGGAGAAATGTTGATATTTCCTAGCAGCATGGAACATATGGTCACTGAATATCAAGGAAACGTTCCTCGTATTAGTCTGGCTGTAAACACTTTTATCAAAGGGCAGATCAACACCATGCCCTTGACCAAACTACATCTTTAAATCTTATTTTTAGGATATTTTTTACGGAAGAAACTAAACAGATCCGTAATCACACGCATCTTATTTCCTACACTGTCTGATCTAGGAAATCTACTGTGATTAGAAAAAGTATAGGCATCTTCTATTTCTTCCTCGACTGGTCCTGCAACATCAACAATAAAATCTACACCGTTTTGTTCTACTAGTTTTCTGCTAATAGGGACATATTGTACCAATGGAGTTCCGGCGCGAATCAGTGTATCGCCTTCTAGCACATGCCAAAACAGTTGTACGCTTACGGCATGCATGTACCTAGGATCAACGATTCCTGTAGCTGCTGTAAATCTAGCTTCGTTGTCATAACTAACAGGAATCTGCAATAGTAAAATGTCATCGCTGGCCTTTACACGCCATGGAGTTTCTACTTTTACAGCACTGTGTAGATGGGGGCGATCTGTGTTAGGTATTTCTTTAGGTATTAATGGTTCTGTCTGTGCAGGACTATGCCAGCTTACATAATAATCAGTGCCGCCGAATGTATATTTGTCACTGTGCCGCTTAAACAAGAAAGGAGTTTCCCAGCTTAGGTGTTCGATGCTAGGACCTGTTTTGATGACAAAATCTGCTGGAGCCCTAAGAACATACCCAGTTCTAGTTAGCTGCTTGATAGCCGGGCAGTTTAACACCGTTTGACGCCCTTGTTCTGGGCGGTTTCTTTCGGTATTTCCTAGCCCATTCCAATCTCTGTCTACTAGTTTAGACTGTGTGACTGGGTAGATCGCAGCAACATTCTGATCTAGACTATAGAATCTTACCCAGCTTTTTTTCTTTTTAAACAGATTAAACATATGGATATTTACGCTTAAAAGGAGCTGATAACGCAGGTTCTGAAAAATTTCAAACTGATAAATAATAGGACGAGGACCATGTATAGCTATGTCTACCAACAACTTTAACAGCATCAGATTACTTCCTAACTATGATATAACTACCTTAAATCGCAAGGTAGCCAGCAAGGGCGAAGTGTTTTTTGACCCTTCGACTGTTAGTATCAGAGTATTTGACGGCTTTGTAACGGGCGGGCATCAAATACTAAGGGCAGATCTTTCAAATCTAGAAACAACGATTCCATCTAGTGCGTTGACTGGAAATATACCCAACAGCAAACTAGCAAACAGCACCGTGACTATCGGTAGCAATACGATATCTTTGGGGGGTTCTCTAACTTCTCTTTCTGGGCTATCATCGATTTCTGCAACAACAATATCTGGAACTTTTACAGGTAATATAACAGGTAATGTTACGGGTAACGTCACTGGCGGTACTTCAGGTACACATACAGGACCAGTAGTTGGAAATGTGCAGGGCAATGTAACAGGTAATGTTACAGGTAGTTTAACTGGTAATGCTGACACGGCAACCAAGCTGGCCACTGCTAGGACGATTAATAACCAGTTGTTTGATGGCACAGCCAACATAGAAATAAATTCAAATGCGCAGGGGTTGACTGGAACTTTTATAGCCAGCAACGTAGTAGGCTCAAGTCTTACCAGTGTTGGATCATTGGTATCATTAGATGTCGCAGGAAATGTAACGATCGCAGGCACAGTGTCTGCCACAGGAAATACAACATTCGGTGGTAGTGTGTCAGTAAGTGGAAACGTAGTTGTACCCACCAACCCAACAATAAGAACACACGCTACTAATAAAAATTATGTAGATAAAAGAGCTGTCGCTATGGCAGTGGCGTTAAGCTAATATCTGAGGAAAAATAGTAAATGGCAAAGAAACAGATTTCATATTTTAAGTTTACACCAGGAGCGGTACCTCCTGCCTACGGTCAATATCCAAATACCGTAGCGTTGTTGACGGCTAACAAATCATTCCTGATAGAGGAAATGAATGCCTACATCACACAACAGATAGCCGCCAGCCAAGCACCATTTACTGGATACAGTTACACAACTACACGCCAAGCTAAATGTCGCAGAGACACAGGATACATCATAGATTCTATCATATATGATTTGACCTACGGCGGCAACTCAGCTAGCTATCAGATAGCTTCTAGATTTTATCTTAACAGTGCTATACAGATTCTAACACCTAGTGTTGAAGTGGCGACATATCAATGGTTGCTAGGAAAGATCGCAACTAATATTCTAACTAATACACCCTATACTAGATTAAACAACGTTAGTGGTGCTACACAGGTAACTATCGCAGGCAACCCCGCAGAAGCTCTTGGTATCCACGGCACCAATGTATTGTTTAACATAACTATCAATGCTATAAACATAGGCCTTAGCAGTTTACCAACAGTTGTTGCTCCAAATCCACAGAATGGTGGATTGGCTCCTAACACCGTTAAGTTATTAGATGATAATAAGAGATTCATCCAAGAAGAAGTCATCGCTTATATCGCCTATAACGTTGCCAATAATATAGCACCGTTTGCTTATTATACCTACAATGCAGCCAAGTGTCGCAGAGACATCAGCTATATGGTTGATGCCTATATACACGATATAGCCAGCGGTGGTAATAATAAAACTGTAAACTATGCTTCAAAGTATTTTGAAAACGGCATCCCACAGGTAGATGGTGATCGTCAACCAGAAGTCTATGCTCATACATTCTTAAGAGATCTTGTAGAAAACTATATCCTTTCGAATGTTGCTTTTGCTGCTAGACAGACAGCAGTACCGCAGGTTATAGAACCATCAGTGCCCGCAGAAGTATTTGGTGCTACGTTGGTGTCAACATTGGCTAACGGGCTGATTGACGTGCTAGTCAACGGTCTCACTGCTTTACCTACAAAGATTTCAAATCGTGGTTATGTCAAGTTTCCAGGATTCTACAAACAAAAAGATATTTTATTGATCACTAACACATCACGAAATGTTATCATGTATAACTTTAGTGATCCTGACACTGCTGCTGAAGTTACCTATGACGGATTTTACGATTCAGATTTTCCAGCAGCACTCTACGGCAATGAAAAAATAACCACCGTAACCTTTGACATTGACACATCTGGAATGATGGTCACCGATCAAATACAGATTTTTGTCGAAGGAAAAGAACAGATAGTCCATATGAATAACTCGTCTTCGGACGCTATGGAACGTGTTAAAGTTGGTATACCGCAGTCAATGCTTGACGCTGACTTTGAGTACGGACTTCAGCCAACTAAGTGGCAGACTATCTCTATGATGCGTAACTATCCAAGTGTGTACGAAATACCTGGTAGCGATCTTCCAGTCAGTAGCGTGGTTACAGATGCATCAGCAGGCACAGGAAATATTGGCAGCAGCTTGATCACAGTAACTACCGTGGCTAATCACGGTTTCGCAGTTAACGATGTCTTTACCATCAAGGCTCTTGCAGCGTCAGTTAAAGGTTTCAGCCGTGCAGAAGGAACTTTCTTAGTAGCTTCTGTTCCTAGCTCAACTACATTTACCTATTATGCCAAATCAAGAGTAGGAACATCTAACCCAACGACACTGAGCCAAACATATACTCAGCTACGCAAGGCAGGATTCTATACTGGTGCCTCAGTAGGAACACCAAGTTTCAATGTATATTCAAACGGTCAAAGTGGGACCGTAACCACTAGTCTTATCACAGCAAGTGGAGCCAGTATCATTGGTTTCACAGGCAGTGCTCCTCCTGCTGGTGCACCTATTACAGGAACCGGTATTCCTACAGGATCACAGATTAGTTCTGTTGTAGGCAACGGTGGAACTGTTACAGCTACTACTTTGATCACGACAGCAGAGATTGGTGATAACACTATACAGGTCACTAACACATCTGGCATTACTCCTGGTCTTGTTATAGATCGAGGCGATGGTACTTCGGTAGCTGTTACTGATATTACATCTAATACTATTTTGTTAAGTGGACTGCTAACTTCGCAGATTAAAGGCACCAACGAAACATATGCAAACATTGTACAGTCAGCTACTAGCGGCAGTGGTAGTGGCGCAACATTTACTGTTTCAAGATTAGGTGCTACATATCAAGCAGTTATAGGTAATAACACAGGAAACAGTTATGTTGCTAATGATACGATAACACTTCCGGGAACCAGCCTAGGAGGCACTTCACCAACTAACAATGCTACCGTAACAGTTGTTACTGCTAATGATCTAAATATTCCGCAGGTATTAGGTGCTGTAACACCAGGTAGTGGGGGATATGTTGATGATGTAAATGTTGCCACAGCCGGAGGCACAGGAACTGGTCTAACTGTCGATATCACTACAGACCTAGGCGGACTAGTATTGACCGCAGTTATTAATACTGCAGGTAAGGACTATACGGCAGGCGATATCGTTACTATAACCGGTGGCAACGGCGATGCTACAGTTCAGATTGACACAGTTTCCCCAGGAGGTGAAATCTTAACATTCACTATCGCAGGAACACCGATCACTGCACCAAATGTAACATTTATCAGTGCATTCACGATTAATGATTTTACCAGCACATCAATAGCTGATGCATCAACATTAAACTATACATCAATCAGCACACTTGAAGTTACTTTCCAAACACCACACGGATTTATTCCAGGTGATTCACTCACTATACAGATAACTAGCTCGGGATCTAATGCTCAACTAGCAGCAGGCTCGTACTATGTTGAGCAGGTTCCAACCCCGACCACACTACGCTACACAGCGAGATCTCAAGGCACTATCGCTAACACATTGACTGGTATTGTTTATGCTCGTCCAGACAGTTATTTCGTACATAGACCATACGACGGCGGAGTACAGTTAGGTACAGGCGGGCCGGCGCATGGTTCTACAGCCATACGTATGAGTAAAAAATATATCCGTTATCAATCTGGTAAGGGAGTTATGTACAATACTGGTGCTTTATTTGCTCCTAGCTATGACCTAAGAAGTCTGACAGCTACTAGCACCGCAGTAGGTGCTACAATCACGATGGCCACTGACGATACTGATCACGGTTGTCAAGTAGGTGCGCAGATCGTTATCACAGGAGTACAGACTTCAGGATATAATGGAGTATACACTGTCACTAGTATCATCGATGAGCGTACACTACAGTTCATAGGATCACAAACTCTAGGAGCAACCACAGCTGTTCTAGGAAGCCCATGTCAAATGGCTATCTACAAATGGCATGGTTCTACAGTACGTTCGGGAACATTTGACGATCAAAACGGTATGTTCTGGCAATATGATGGTCAAAGGATGGCTGTCGGTAAGCGCAGTTCGACATTCCAGTTGGCAGGAACTATCAACCTTGCTGCCAACTCTAATGCAGTAACAGGAACTAACACAAGATTTACACAACAGCTAGCAGTTGGAGATCGTATCGTTATCAAAGGTATGAGCCATGTAGTTTCTGGTATAACCAGCGACACCGCACTAACTGTTACACCAGACTATCGTGGGGTTACTAACGTAGTCGGCGGTCGAGCATGTAAGACCATAGACTTGATCATTCCACAAGAATCATGGAACCTAGACCCACTTGACGGTTCTGGACCATCTGGTTATAATATCGACGTCACTAAGATGCAGATGATTGGTATGCAATGGACCTGGTATGGTGCTGGCTTTGTAGACTTTATGCTGCGTGGTCCAACTGGTGACTATACATGGGCACATAGATTCCGTAACAGCAACGTAAACGCTGAAGCATACATGCGTACTGGTAACCAACCAGTTCGTTATGAAGTCATTAATGAAGGTGCTAAAGGAAGACTTTCTGCAGCGATGACTATCAGTCAAACTACAGTACCGATGAGCTCCGATGATTGTTATTGGTTTCCAACCTCAGGTATTGTTAGCATCGACGGAGAATTGATTAGATTTACTGGCAACAGCGGAACAGCTCTAACTGGTTGTACTCGTGCTGCAACAATGACTCAGTTTGTGGCTGGATCTAACAGGACATTCTCAGGTGGCGCAGCAGCCACACATAACTCAGGAGCAGGTGTTGTGCTGGTTTCAAGCACAGTTACCCCTATTATTAGCCACTGGGGCTCGGCATTCATGATCGACGGTCAGTTTGACAGTGACCGTGGTTATCTGTTTAACTATGTGGCTTCCGGTATCACAGTTTCTACAGCTAAGACCACGGCATTCCTGATACGTCTAGCACCTAGTGTTTCAAACGCACAGACAGGTGACCTTGGTGAAAGAGAACTATTAAACCGTGCGCAGTTGTTACTACAGAATATTTCTATTACATCTGATTCAGGAACCACTGGCGGTCTAGTTATTGAAGGAGTTCTAAATCCACAGAACTATCCAACAGATCCTACAAAGATTACATGGAACGGTCTAGCATCGAGTGCCGCTGGTGGCCAACCTAGCTTTGCACAAGTAGCTTCAGGCGGTTCTGTAACATGGGGCGGTAACTTCAGCCAGACAACTTCTACAGTACAAGGTGCGTTTACCACAACGCTTACAGCCAAGAGCTTTGCGGCATCTACACAGACGTTAACAGCTACTGGTTTTGCTGCGGTTACTAGAACAGCACAGGCACAGTCATTTGGTACACTAGGACAAAGCGTAACAGCACTTGGTTTTGCCAACGGTCAGCCATATGGTAACAACACTTACGTCAGTGCTATCAGTACAGCACGTAACGATTTCTTGATTACCAACACTCAGTACGATGCATTAACATTGGTGCCACAACCAGGTGATGCTGTCACTGGTGCCAACATCGCTGCTAACTCAGTTATTAGTAGTGTGACCAGAGCCTACAACGGTGGTTTATATACTCGTATCGTAATGGATCGAAACGGTTCGGGAACATCAACCGCTGGTTCAGGAAATAACGTTCCGGTGACTATCACTACAGCATATTCTTCAACGTATCGTAGCGCATTGAGTACAGCACGTAACGATTTCTTGATTAGCAATACCGATTATGATACGATACTGGCCAGCACACCGTTGGCTATCGGTGATCCAACCAGTGCTACTACTTATATCACTGGTGGACAAACGGTCACTGGATTTACAAGAAGTTATATCACTATCAACTCGGTAGCATACACCAGAGTAACTCTAAGTGGTGTGGCTACAGCAACATCACCTGTAGCAGCGACCAACGGTGCTCAAAACGTCACAGTAACATTTACTAGCTCTGTGGCGGCTCTGTATAATAATGCTATCAGCAGCACTAGAGCAGACTTCTTGATTCCGCAGAGTCAATACAACGGTTTTGGTGGAAACTTAAAAGTCACTGACGTTCTAAGTGCTACAACCTATGTCACGGGTGGACAGACTGTTTCCAGTATAACTCAAAACTATACTACTATCAATACTACAGTCTATGCACGTATCGTCATGACAGCCAACGGTAATGGTAACAGTCCTGCAGGTGCAAACCCAGTTACTGTTACATCAACATCGGCGTTGACAGCAGCCTATGGTTCGGCATTGACAACTGGTCGAAGTGATTTCTTGGTAACAGATACAGAATGGAACGCCTCCGGAATCTTAGCAGGCGATACTCTTTCGGCTACTACATTTATCACGGGCGGTCAAACCGTTTTATCAGTGACTACCGGCTATGCTGTAATCAGTACAGTTTCATACACTCGAGTCGTAATGAGTGCTAACGCTAATGCTAACTCAACCAGCGGTAGCGGTAATGATGTGACTGTGACTGTTACGGCAGCAGGCTCGAGAGCTAGCTACACCAATACTAACTATCTGTTCTTTGACAGCACTTCTTGGGCGTCAGGAGGAGCTACTATTGGTACATTCTTAGCGACAACAGTGACTAGCTTCCCAGCTGGTACAGCGGTCGGCGCTATCAGTACACGTACCTTTGGAGCGACTACGGTGTATCGTGTGTCGTTTACACAGTCATCAAACGCTACCATCAATGCTGCGGCAACGATTACATGGCAGTTTGGTGCCGCTTATGCGCTACCAGGTGAACAGGTATTCTCATTCATTAGCTTACCAGGCGGATCAGACAGCTTAGATCTATCAGGGTTGAAAGAACTCACATCAACAAGTATTGGTGGTCGTGGTACCTTTCCGAATGGTCCAGACGTGCTAGCGATCAACGTCTATAAGACATCTGGATCAAATACTACTTCTAACGTGATTATCCGTTGGGGTGAGGCACAGGCTTAACTTTCACGCCAGACGCTTAGTTTTGTATCTATGCTCTGGCGTAAAGTTTTAATCTTTTCTCTAAGCTCTGTGATGAGTTCGTGATTGTTGTTGCCAAACATTAGCTGTTCGTGGGCTTCGTCAATGGCCTGCACCGAAGTCCTTAGAGAAATTAATTCTTGATCTAGCTGAGCCCGAATCTGGTAATCATTGACTTTTGCTATTTCATTCTTGAATGTTTCGTACTCGTTAAGGAATCTTTCAGATTTAAGCAGAGGTGTAAACATCGGCCATCTCCATAATAGTTTCTATTTTTGTTCTAATAAGTTGATTATTTAATGTGGACCTGAGTCCAGGATGCAACTGCTTGGGCAATAGATCAAAATCGCACCAAGCAATAGTTTTAGCTGCCAGTGTCAGGAACTCTTGATCTACAAGACATATGTATGTTCCGTATTCAAACCCTCGATCTTCGCTGAGATAAAGTTCGATAGGAACGATCTTTCCCTTACTGTAAGTGCTTAACAGATTTTCAGCATCACCTAACAGGCTGTTTTGCCGCGGGAAAGTCGGTACTGTCCATTTTTCATCTTCCAGTACCATCAATATACGTTTGGTATTTTTGGCTAAAAATAGTAGTCCGGCTCGTTGTTGCATCAACTACTTATTTAGGATCTAGGTAGAATCCCCAGAAGTTTGGTTGATATTCGCCTTCAAAGGCCTTGAGCCATTCTGTTCCAGTCCAGCGATATTTGATACCGGTTCTTAGATTCTGTATGATGATTGGAGGAGTAAAATCGTTAGGATCAAATACTTTAACCCAACGAGATCCATCCCATCTTATAACAGTATTTGCTTTAATCACTGGGTCACTGTCATTGGCATTTTTCCAACCATCCGGACCATCATATGAATCGAGACTAGAATCTGTATGTATAGTGCCTCTATTGGGATCAATAAACCCACCTACATTTGCACTATTATTGACATCATCAAGCATGAGATATCTAAGTGTTGTAGGAATATTTTCAGGAGCCCCGTATACTTCTCTAGGATTAAACTTGTAGGGATCAATAATAGCATCTACTGTTCCTCTACCAGTTGGATCGATAACTCCGTCGTCGGTGATCAATGTGTTTGCAGGAATCGTATCTGGATCAAATGTGACTACTATGACACTAGGATCTACAGGATTGATAGCAAATGGACCTACCATTGTATAACCGGTTGGTTGATCAAAATACATCAGACTACCAGGAGTATATCCTCCCTGCATTTCTAAGATACTGTTCCAATCGATAGGTGCTCCAGTCTTTAGCATACGTTGATCTAAGCCCATGCTCAGTATGGCTTGTGTCGGATCAGCGATAGTGACATCATAGTCATAAGGCTGTCCGTTCTGTGATTTAAACAATAATACTCTATAGTTATTAGTAGTAGTTTGGAACTTGCCCTTGGCTCTATTATAGACCAGACCTTCTAGATTTACAACATCGCCGTTTTCGGTAAAGGCATTGTTTATGATTGCCTTGACGATGCCCAATCTCTTAACCTTTGCAGGAGGTGTTAGGTATATGGGCATATCAAAATCTAGACTACAGATGTCTATTTCTGTGTCTGCACCTTGTGGAATACTCCTAGAACTAAAAGATATGGCTCCTAGATTCATGACCGTGATGCTGGTCCAATCGACATAGTTGTCTGTGGTTTGTATTTCGAGACTAGGATTAAACAACACTAATATTTGTTCTAGTAGTTGTAGTTTTTGATCAGTATTGCTGGTCCATATGTCAGCTTTCATAGTCAACTTATATGGAGTTGGCATCAACCTTTCGATGGTATAGTTGCCGCCTTGTATATTTTTATATTCAACTAGACCTGTTTCTGTGTCTTTGGTATAGGCTCGCTCACGTATGTTTACCTTGCTAACAAAAGTAGGGTCAGCTAATCGTTCCTTGTCTATTTCAAGCCCTGTGATGTAACAAGCGATTTTTGGAACTGTAGGCATTTTATTTTCGCTGTTTTCGCGGATTATGGAAGCTACCATGCGAGTAGGATCTCCATATGCCACTGGTACATATCGTTCTTCTGGAGTATCACCGCCAGCCTTATATTTGAAGCCCATGAATACTCTCATGAACTGTGTGATATAACGCCTTATCTGTCCGTCGTAGAAATAATCCATTACTCGTCCGCCTGTGGTCTAAGAGCTTTTGACAAGCTCTGTTTTTCTTTAGTAACATGACCGTTGATCGTATCAGTTTTTGTGTTGTTAATGAAGCTGGTTTTCTGTGTCTGACGATTGTCTTTGCCTTCGTATCTATCGCCAGTTCCTACATCAGTAGCACCAAGATTGTCCATGGTCATTCTTACATTATCTTCAATCTTGATCCAACGTGCTCCGTTGAATCTAAACAATCTATTAGGTAGATAATCTGTACGTAGAGCAAACTGCCCTTCTGTAGGATTTATAGGAAACGCTATGCCAGCAGAGAATGGAGCACCATTCGCCGGAATACCGTCTTCAAGTAGATATCCTGAATAATCACTATGATCAGCACTCTTGAATATAGTATCGGCAGTCACACTCATGTATACTGGCTCACCTGTTTCATCGTAGATGGTATTGCCATTAGTATCGGTAGATGGTATTAACAGCTCACTGGTGCTGTCAACTGTAACTAACGCTGCCTTCTTAGTATCCGGATCGATCTGTATGGTATAGAACTTACTGGTGTCAAATCCACTCTTAGGTACATCAGCATCTGCCTGATCCATGACAGCTTTAGTGATCTGCATTTCTTTTTCATAGGTGCTGACAATGTCTCGAAGTGTAGTATTTGTAGGGTTACCAAAAGAATCTGTTTGGATCTGATCCAAGATATCTTTGTATTCTTGGCTATCAACTAGAGGTTTACATTTAGCACGATATAAATGTGGATACCAAGTAGGACTAAATCCTTCTGCTGCTCGGTTTACATCTTCTACAACATAGAATCGTTTTAATGCAAACTGTAGATCGTTTAGAGCATATTCATCTTTAAGATGAGGCAGCTCAATAACATCACCTGAGATAATCTTACGGCCAAGTTTTTCTACAGTATCATTGATATGGAATGTTATAAAAATAGTATCGTTTTGTAAGAAGAGTCCGAACTGACTTAGATTAAAGTCAATGTCTTGTAGATTATAAACTCCTCGTAGGACATAAACGTCTGGATCATATTTTCTATCTCTATTTTCCAACAACAGCATGTCCTGTATATTCGTAGGACTTAGGGAGTCATACGTAGGTGCTGCAGGACTGGCTCCAGCGCCGCTGGTTCCAGAACCTAGATATTTGTGTACGAGTACGTCAGTTCCGCCCACCTGGAACATTTCCCAGATAGTTTTGTCAAAAAACTTATAATCGTTGCCCTTTTCTGGGCGGTAAAGTGAAAGTCTTGGCATAGTACTATATTTACCGCTACGATAAATAACAGTATGAGCCAAATCGATACCGCAAGACAATCAGTCTACAACTACTGCAAAACCATGCTAGGCGATGGTATGATAGATGTAGAACTAGATCCTAAACATTATGAAACTGCCCTTGATAGGGCTATCGCTGTTTTTAGACAAAGGAGCGATAACGCCGTAGAAGAAAGTTATATTTTCTTAGATCTGCTGCCGGATACCAACGAGTACATCTTACCAAAAGAGGTACAACAGGTTCGCCAAGTGTTTCGTAGAAGCATCGGAAGCAGGACTGGCTCGGGCGTAGGTGGTACTGTTTTTGAGCCCTTTAACCTAGCCTATACAAATACCTATTTGTTAAGCTCGACTAATATGGGCGGTTTGCTAACCTACGAGTTATTTGCGCAATATCAAGAACTCGTAGGTAAAATGTTTGGAGCATTTATCAACTTTACATGGCATCCTCAAAGTCGAAAGTTAGTAATCCAACAGCGTCCTAGGGCTGAGGAGCAGGTGTTATTATGGTGCTACAACACAAGACCAGACTGGGCAATCATTGACGATGTCTATGCTAGCCAATGGATCAAAGATTATAGCCTAGCTAACTGCAAGCTCATGCTAGGACAAGCACGTGAAAAGTTTGGGCAGATCGCTGGACCACAAGGCGGAACTCAGCTAAACGGTGCTGCTCTTAAAACAGAAGCTCAAGCTGAAATCGATAAACTCACTGACGATTTGATGAAATTGGTGCCCGGCGGTTCTGGTTATACCTGGATTATCGGTTGACCTTAGGCTAATACTTGTTTATAATATTCTTTATTGGAGAATATTATGATCATTGGTATTTGCGGTTTTATCGGTAGCGGCAAAGACACAGTCGCTGACTATCTGGTTAACTTTCACGAGTTCCGTAGAGAAAGTTTTGCTAACACACTAAAAGATGCTTGTGCAGCCGTTTTTGGATGGGATCGCACACTCTTAGAAGGGCGCACTAAAGAAGCCCGTGAATGGCGAGAACAGGTAGATCCTTGGTGGGCTGAACGCCTAGATATGCCTACACTTACTCCCCGTTGGGTCCTGCAATACTGGGGAACAGAAGTATGCCGCAAAGGATTCCATGATGATATCTGGATCGCTAGTCTAGAAAACAAAATCCGTAACTCAAAAGATCACGTAGTTATTTCCGATTGTCGATTTCCTAATGAAATACAAAGCATACGCAACGCAGGTGGCAAGATTATCTGGGTACAGCGTGGAGCTCTTCCTGACTGGTATGAAACTGCCGTAGAAGCCAATAAAGGTAGTAATATCGCTATCAATGATCTAAAAATGCGTAAGATACATGCGTCAGAAACTGCTTGGGTTGGCACTGATTTTGATAGTATCATTGATAACAACGGATCGCTAGACGATCTTTACACACAGGTTAGAACTCTAGTAATCAGCGACGAGATCCCCTTGACGCCAAGTAATACCGTCCTTACTGAGTACCTGCGCACAGTTGGCACAGATTGTTTTTAAGTTGCTAGGGCGACAGTTATTCAGGTCTCCGTCTATATGGAAAACTGAAAAGACCTCTTTGTGTGGACTACGGAATCCGCATTTATCGCACTGTGATTTTTTACGATAACCAGCCCTATACCATCTAGGGATTCCGTGGTTGAGCCCGTTAGCCATGCAAACTTCGCATAGGCTTCTATAATATGTACGGCCGTCTCTATGATAGTTGACGGCTCGAGGTCGTTGTCCGCATTTACAAAGAGGTCTCACCCAATATTTAGCCCTTTATGACCCCTTTTTCTTTGGTTGTAACCTAGTGTTTTTCCAATATCCTGGTAAATACATTGAGCAACTATTACCAGGAGAATAGGGAATGGCATCACTTACATCACCAGGCGTAGCCGTAACGGTAATCGACGAGAGTTTTTATACACCAGCTGAACCTGGTACGACTCCTTTGATTGTTGTGGCAACAGCCCAGAACAAGTTGAATGCTGCAGGAACAGCAACCGCAGCAGGAACATTACAAGCAAATGCAGGTAAAGCATTTAAGATCACTAGCCAGAAGGATTTGATTGATACCTTCGGCGTACCTTTCTTTGAAAAGACAGCTACAAATAATCCAATCCACGGTGGCGAACGCAACGAGTACGGTTTACTAGCAGCATACAGCTTGTTAGGCGTTACGAACTCAGTTTTTATCGTTCGTGCTAACATCGATCTAGACCAACTAGAACCCCAAACAACCGCCCCGGGAGCAGAAGCCAATAACGGTCAATGGTGGATGGACACCAAGGCAACAGCATGGGGTATCCAAGAATGGAACGGCATGGCAGCTTCAACAAAAGGCGGCCAAACATTTACAGCACAAGTTCCTTTAGTACTAACTGACGATGACGCCAGCAAGATCGATTCCGGAACAGGAGCACCTAAGGCATCTGTAGGAGTCGACGGCAACTATGCTGTAGTATTCCAGTCAGGCAGCGCCAGTGTTGAAATGGCAACTATCTGGTACAAGCGTCCAGTAAGCCACCCAGCAGGAAGTGCATGGGTATTGGTAGGCAGCGAAGATTGGACTGCTTCACATCCAACAGTATACTCAGGCGCCAAGATTGACACCAGCATTGCAGCAGGTCAGACATTTAAGATCAACGGCAATACTATCACTTTATCAGGTGCTAATAGAACAGCACTGCTAACAAACCTAGCAAATACTATCAATACTTTTAGTTCACAAGGCATTTCAGGTGCAGTAGTGAATGAAAAACTTTATCTTTACTTCTCCGGTAAGAATGAAGGCGACTCAAGTGTTAATGATGCTCTAAGCCTAGAAGACGGTACTGGTTCGTGGACAACTATCATGAAGATCAGCACAGGAGTACACTATGCTCCTAAGTTGGTACAAAGCCCACATACACAAGTTCCAGCATTTAAAGAAGATGATACAGCACCACGTCCAAGTGGTAGCGTATGGCTAAAGACCACAGAACCAAACAATGGTTCACGTTGGAGAATGAAGCGTTGGAGTACTGTAACTAAAGTATGGTCAGCTGTTGAAGCTTATCTATACGGCAGCACACACGAAGCTGACTATCAGCTCGATCGTGCAGGCGGTGGTAAGAATCTAACTGTCGATACACTATTCGTCCAGACAAACGCAGACGAGCTAACAGGTGCTAATCAAGCTCCAGGTACAGCAACTTTCCGTATCTGGCGCAGAGCTGTTAAGGGTGCTACTTCAGTAACATCGCCAGCTAAGACATCAGCATTTTCAGCAGGTGCAAAATCGATCACTATCAGCGAATCAGTGGTCGGTGCAATCGGTCTAAACTCTATGACTGTTACAACCGCAGCCCTAACAGGCAGCGTTGGTTCAATCAGCGCAGACCTAGAAAAGATTGCAAAGGCCATCAACGACGCTGCTTATAACGAACTTACAGACGTTGGTCTTAAGAATGTTAGTGCTACTGTTAACGAAGATAATAGTCTAACTATTACACACGCCGCAGGCGGCGAAATCCGTATTACAGATACTGACGGTGTAGTTGGTTCACTATTTGGATCTACATACAATCCTTATACCAAATCAGGACTGGCAAACTTCTATGCATCACCAGAAGGTGTAGCAGTTAACGGTTATGATTATCTAATCTCGAACTGGAGACCATTAGCTAGCGAAGGATTTATTCCAAGCAGCTCAGCTCCAACTAACGAGCCATCCGATGGTCAACTATGGTACAACCCAACTGTTAGCGAAGTTGATATCCTAATACACAACGGTGTTACATGGAAAGGATACAGGAACGTATATTCAGGCACTTGGTCAGGTGGCCCTATTGTAAGTGCATCTAAGCCTACAGAGAATCCAGATGGCGGCGCACTAGCTAACAACGATCTATGGATTGATACTTCAGATGTTGAAATGTATCCAAGAATATATCGTTACAAGAATGCAGGTCTATCATCAGCAACATGGGTGTTGATTGACAGTGCAGATCAAACAACAGAAGAAGGCATTCTATTTGCTGATGCACGTTACGGTGTATCAGGTGCAACTGGCAATATTGCAGGGGCTATTAAAGATCTTCTATCTTCAGACTATATCGACTTCGACGCTCCAGATCCAGCACTATATCCAAAGGGTATGTTGCTATGGAACACACGTAGAAGCGGTGGCAATGTTAAGCAGTATCATAACAGTTATGTTGACAAAGATGCAGATAACACACGTTATCTAGGTCAGGCACAGTCATTGTATGCAACCGGCAGCAATGATGCTAAAGTATTTGATCGTTGGGTAACAGCAAGTCCAAATAACGAAGACGGTTCAGGTTCATTCCTACGTCATGCTCAACGCAAAGTGGTTGTCAGCGCACTCAAGAGTGTTGTAGACACAAGTGCTGAGATCCGTGACGAAGAACGTCGTAACTTCAACATCATTGCTGCTCCAGGGTATCCTGAACTAATGAGCAACTTGGTTAACTTGAATATCGACCGAGGATTGACAGCATTCGTTATCGGTGATACTCCATTACGCTTGCCAGCAGATGCTACAAGTCTAACAACATGGGGTACTAACGCTAATCTAGTTACAGACAACGGCGATGATGGTATCGTTACCTATGACAACTATCTATCAGTGTTCTATCCAAATGGATTTACCACAGACCTAGGTGGTTACAACGCAGTTGTTCCAGCATCACATATGATGCTAAAAACAATAACATTGAGCGACAATGTAAGCTATCCTTGGTTTGCACCAGCAGGCACACGCCGTGGTGGTATTACTAACGCAACAGCAGTTGGTTATATCGATGCAGACACAGGTGAGTTCCAAACCGTTGCTCTTAACAACGGACAGCGTGATACACTTTATGATCTAAAGATCAATCCAATCGCATTCTTTAATGGTGTTGGACTTGTTAACTATGGTCAAAAGACACGCGATCCTAACGCAAGCGCATTAGATCGTATTAACGTAGCTCGTCTAGTTGTTTACCTACGTAGCCAACTAAACAAACTTGCTCGTCCATACATTTTTGAACCTAATGACAAAATCACACGTGATGAGATTAAGCAGGCATGTGAAAGCCTATTGCTGGAGTTGGTAGGACTAAGGGCACTATACGACTTCGCAGTTGTTTGTGATGAATCTAACAACACACCAAGCAGAATTGATCGTAATGAGCTATGGGTAGACATTGCTATTAGTCCTGTCAAGGCAGTAGAGTTCATTTACATCCCACTACGTGTTAAGAACACAGGAGAGATTTAAAAATGCCTATCACATCATTAAACAACTTAACAGTTCCAACTAATGGCTCAGTCAGCACTCAAGTGCTGCTGATGCCTAAACTAAAGTATCGCTTTAGAGTGACACTATTAGGATTTGGCGTTGCAGCAGCTACTGAACTAACAAAGCAGGTAGCAGACGTAACTCGTCCTAAAGTAGCATTCGAAGAGATTCCGTTGGATGTCTACAACAGCAAGGTATACCTAGCTGGTAAGTACACATTTGAAACTATCACGCTCACACTACGTGACGATGCTAGCGGTCAAGTGCAGGCACTAGTAGGACAACAGATACAGAAGCAATACGATTTCATGGAACAAGCTTCAGCACGTTCTGGTATCGATTACAAGTTTACTACACGTATCGAAGTACTAGACGGCGGAAACGGTGCTCTAACACCAAACGTTCTAGAAACTATCAACCTATATGGTTGCTTTGTACAGAACGCAGACTATGGTGATCTAAACTATGGTACCAACGAAGCAGCAACAGTAGCATTAACCATCCGCTTTGATAACATGGAGCAATGGGCAGCTGGTCAAACTGCAACAAGTATCGTTGGTGGTATTGGTGCAGCAGTTGGCCGTCAGATCGCTACAGAAGCAACAACTGGAGCATTGGGCGCACAAGGTTAATAGTTATATTAACTCAGAAGAACCCGAGTTTATCTCGGGTTTTTTTGTGGCATAAATATTAGTATGGCAAACTTCTTCACTCGATTTCTTAATGGCGTAGGTGCAGGACTTTTAACACCTAAAGGTATTAACAGTAACTGGCAGCATGCCACACGACTATTCATAGATGATACATTTAGACTCAGTCCAAGAACTAAGTTCTTATTCTATGCTAGATTTGAAGTTGATAAAACAGCTCTAAGAAGCCCTGCATTTACCAATCGACATGCTGACGAGTTTGGTTTATTAATCAAAGGTGCAGACCTTCCTAAGTTTAGTTTTGACTCGATGGTCAAAAATCAATACAATAGAAAGAAGATAGTTTACAAAGCAATAAACTACGAGCCCGTTAATATAACTATGCACGATGACAATGCCGGTATCGTTAATGCTTTATGGGCCTTGTACTACGGATACTATATCGCTGATCGTACACAGCCAAATGCAGCGTGGACTGCAACGCATCTAAGACCAACAAAGACACCTAAAGATAATTTCCGTTATGGTCTTGATAATGAAATCAGCACTCCTTTCTTTAAAAGTATTACTATCTATACTATGAGCCGTAGGAGATTCCAGAGTTACACATTAGTAAACCCACGTATTAAAACTTGGAATCACGGCAACGTTGATTACAGTGAAGGTGGCACACTAGAAAGCCAAATGACTGTAGAATATGAAGCAGTGCAATACGGTGGCGGCACCGTAAGATCTAACAGTCCCAAAGGTTTTGCTACATTACATTATGATCTGTTACCAAGTCCTTTGAGTGTAGCCGGTGGCGGAGTTGCTACTCTTACAGGAGAAGGCGGCGTACTCGATGGCCTAGAACAAGTATTCGGTGACTTATCTAACGGCACAACTTTTGATAGTTTTGGAGGATTCCTTGGTACAGCTATCAAAGGAATCAACACCTATAAAAATCTAAGAGGATTGACCAAAGAAGGACTGGCCGGTGAGGCTGTCAACATCTTAAGCAATCCAGGAAACATTGCTACAGCGGTATCTACAGTCGGAGGAGTCATAGGTGCTGTGTTTCCAAAGAATACATCGACCACTACTAACACACAAGCAACGCAGCGATCTATCATCGCACCTCCAGATCAAGGATAATAAATGGCAACTAACTTACCTATCAGTACCCCTTCTGACAGTTCAGCAGGCACACGCCTATTCTTTGATACATATGGTCAAGAACCTTTGCAGTTTAACGCTTCAGAAGTTGATGCCACAGTTTCTTTTTTTAAAGGCAAAGGATTTGATGACGACGCCGCAGCAGTAGTGTCATCGACATTGCTAAAGCAGGCAAAACTAGACGGGACACCTATCTTTAGTATCTTGGATACATTAAAAGGGTTTAATGAACTAGACCTAAGTTCTCTTGTCGGAGAAGTCTTAAACAATAATAGAACCTCTACGTCAACTCTAGGATTCAGGACTACACCTGTAGTAAACACAACCCATACTAGGAATATCTTACCGTAATGCCCAAGTTTGCCCAAGGTTTTTTTGAAATGAAAAATCCTAGCAAATATGTAGGATTAAAGAAGCCATTAGCTAGAAGTAGTTGGGAGTTTGTATTCATGCGTATGCTTGACGAACACCCAGGAGTCGAAAACTGGGCTAGCGAGAGCGTACAGATACCTTATAGAGATCCCCTGACAGGACGCCAAACAATATATGTTCCGGATTTCTTTATTGTGTATATAGATAAAAACAAAAAGAAACATGCCGAACTAGTTGAAGTAAAGCCAGCAAGTCAGACGTTAAGAGAAAAAGTAGGAAAGAGTGCTTATAATCAACAGCAGTATATTAAAAATCTAGCCAAATGGGAAGCTGCAAGTAAGTGGTGCAAGCAGCAGAATATAAGGTTTAGGGTCGTAAATGAGAATGAGATTTTCCATCAGGGCGGCAATCGTAGATAAGTAAAGTATGACCAAAAAACTTGAAGAATTATTCAACTTAGACCAGGCAAAAGAAGAAGAGCCAGCACCCGCGCCTCCTACACATCAGCAGGTACAAAGCCTTGATGACAGTTATAAAGCAGTAGCTGAGTTAACTAGAGGATTGCCGCAGATTGCCGAGTTAGATAACATTGATGATAAAGAGCTAGATGCTCTAGCTAGCAAAGCAGAAAAAGCCTATGATGATCTAATGGATTTGGGCATGAATGTAGAAGTGCGTTACAGTGGGCGCATCTTTGAAGTAGCTGGTACTATGATGAAAAATGCCATAGACGCCAAAACAGCTAAAATAGACAAAAAGTTAAAAGCAGTAGATCTACAGCTAAAGAAGCTTAAAATCGATCAAGATACTAAATCTCCAGAAGGAGAAGTATTAAATGGTCAGGGTTACATAATCACTGACCGCAACGAGCTATTGAAAAAATTGAGCCAAAAGGGCTAAATATTAATATGAAAACATTTAAAGAATATCTGACAGAAAGCAAAAAAGTCTATAGCTTCAAGATCAAGGTAGCGGGCGAAGTTCCTGAAAAGTTTGAGGAAAACCTAAAATCCAGACTTGGACGCTGTAACGTTTTGACCCTGGAAAAACTAAACACCACACCTATCCAGCAGCTTCCTATCGATTTTCCAGATCTTAAGAACTGCGAAGTTTCTATATATGAGATGGTTACAGAATATCCAACCATCACTACCGAGATTAAGAATGAGCTAATGGCAATGGAAATGTGCCCAACTCACTTCCGTGTCAAGAACTCAGCAGATCCTACAGAAGAATACAATCAGCAAGGTACAGATCTACAATCTAAAGATGCCCTACTTACTGATGACAAGTACAAAGAAGCAGGCAAAGTAAAACAAAAAGATTACTTTGGTCCTGATTATAACAAAGGTTTTCTACAAGACTTAGCAAAAGCATCTAAGGCTCGTAAAAAAGAACTAGGACAAAAAGATATCAAATCAGAAGCATCAGCTTCGGGCCCAGACTATGGCAGCGATGGGGCTAAGAGTCCAGTTGGTTCACACCAGAACAAGATTCCAGACCCATACAAAGGATAAGAAATGAATATACATGATCTATACAAAAAGATTGTCGCCTTAGATCAGCCAGTTGCTGAAGCTAAGATTGACGAGTGCGGAGAACCAATGGGCATGGGACAAGGTCCTATGTCTAGTCCTCCTCCTGCGCCACCAAGCCTAAGTGTTAATCTAAATGCACAAGGCATGGACAACATTGAACAACTAATGCAACTGATCACAAAAGTGAACCCAGATGCAGCACCCAAGGCATTGTCCCCAATGGGTGGTAATGAGCCATCAATCGAAATCGAACCAATGGACAAGCCAGCAGGCGGTCTTCCTCCACTAAAGATGTTACCATTGGATCTAGACAAAGAAGAACCAGAACACGATCAAGATGGCGGCGACATTGATCCTGAAGGTGAAGATGAACCAGAGGATGAAGCATTTGCTAACACTCCAGACGGTGTAGAAGGCGAGCCATTTACTAAAGATACAGAATACATGACCAAGACTCTAGCAGGTGGTATGAACCGTGAAAAGGGTCAATATAAGCACAGCTACAAAGCAGGCGATAACCCAATGGCAATGCCAGAAAGCGATCTACGTGCTATGATCAAAGCTGAACTAGCACAACGTCTAGCAGAAGCCAAAGCTAGATAAGCATAACAGCAAAGTCAGATAGGCTCTTCGGAGCCTATTTTTTTCTGTAAATAAATGTATGGCAAAATCACTTGACGGCGTCTTAATCAAAAAAGCGCACAAACAAGATAGGTATACATTAGAAGAAGTACAGCACCTTGAGAAGTGTATGGATCCCGTTACAGGTCCATTATACTTCATGCGTAACTTTCTTAAGATCCAACATCCTGTACGTGGTGCTATTGATTTTGAACCCTACGATTATCAGGTAAGACTTATAGAAGCATATCACAATCACAAAGATGTGATCGCTATGTTACCGCGACAGATGGGTAAAACAACCTGCGCCTGCGGATATCTTCTATGGTTTACTATGTTTGTTCCTGAAGCACAGGTTCTTATCGCTGCTCACAAATATGAGGGTGCGCAGGATATCATGAACCGCTATCGTTACGGATATGAAAACTTGCCCGACTTCATCCGAGCAGGTGTTATCAGCTACAACAGAAATACTATTGAATACGATAACGGTGCTCGTATACAAGCAACGACAACTACAGAAAATACTGGTCGTGGTAAATCTCTTTCTTTGATTTACTGTGACGAGTTTGCATTTGTGCAACCGCCTGAAAAAGCTAGAGAGTTCTGGACTGCTCTAAGTCCTACACTATCAACAGGTGGTCGTGCTATCATTACCTCAACACCAAACTCAGACGAAGATCAGTTTGCGCAGATCTGGACTGAAGCTAATAAAAAGTTTGACGAGTTTGGCAATGAGCAAGAGCTGGGTGTAAACGGATTCTTCCCATATTTTGCTACCTGGGACGAGCATCCGGATCGTGATGATAAATGGGCTGCTACAGAACGTGCTAAGATCGGTGAGGAACGTTTCCGTCGTGAGTTTGACTGTGAGTTCTTGATCTTTGATGAAACACTGATCAACTCAGTTAGACTCTCTGAACTCGAAGGTGCAGATCCTAAGATGACCATGGGTCAATGCCGCTGGTACAAAGACATCAACCCCAAGGCTACTTACCTAGTAAGTCTAGATCCTAGTTTAGGTACAGGTGGCGACTATGGTGCTATACAGGTATTTGAAATGCCTGATATGATACAGGTAGCAGAGTGGCATCACAACACCACTCCGGTACAGCAACAAGTTAAAACTATGCGTGAGATACTGAAATACATCCACGATAGAGGTATGGAAAAGGGTGGTTCTGCTCCACAGATATATTATAGTGTAGAAAACAATAATATAGGTGAGGCAGCACTTATAGTTATAAACGATATAGGTGAAGAAAACTTCTACGGACTTTTCTTGAGCGAACCTATACGCAAAGGGCATGTGAGAAAGTTCCGTAAAGGATTTAACACTACACATAGAACTAAAATATCTACTTGTTCTATACTCAAGAACATGATAGAAACCAAGAAAATGACCATACACAGCAAACCGCTGATTTCTGAGCTGAAATCGTTTGTAGCTAGCGGGCTAGGATTTAGTGCTAAAACCGGAGAGCACGACGACTTAGTGACGTCTACACTGCTGATTTTACGTATGGCCAGCGTACTAGCTGACTGGGATCCTAAGATCTACGACAAAATGACGGAAAAAGTCTCAGAAGAGAACATGCCGTTGCCTATCTTTATTAGCACAGGGTTTTGATAAATATTACTATGGATGCAAGAAACAATATAGCCACTGATTTATTCTATAAAATTAGAAGCCGTTTTACTGGGCTAAAATTAGGTTCTGAAACAGGCCAAATAACCATTAATCCTGAAGAGGCACGCTTCTTTGATTTTGATTACATGGAGGGTGAAAAGCCCATAGGGCATGTGAGCATTAGTTTGGCAGAGCCAAACAGCATGAAGGTTTACTTTAGCCATGGGATTACTGAATCCATGGATGACGGACAGAAAAACAACTGGTACGGGTTTTTGAAAGAACTTAGAATGTTCGCAAAAAGACGTTTATTGAGTTTTGACACACGAGATATCGCTAAGGACAACTTGGATCGAAGAGATTATGAATTCTTGAGTCAATACAATAAGCCCAAGCCAACTACTAACGATACAGTGACCCAACCGGTCGGAGAAAGTGTTATGAACGAAAGCAGCTTATACGGTTCTCGAACTATGAGCTATCAAAAGCTCGAAGATACGAGACTCATCATTAAACATAGTCGAGCTATTACTGACGACTTTGCACCCGGTGCAAGATCAAGAAATATTTCAGCATTGTTTGTTGAAAATGCCGACGGTGAAAGATTCAAATATCCTTTCATCCATCTAGCAGGTGCTCGAGCTATGCAACGCCACGTCGCTAATGGCGGTTTACCATATGATGAAATCGGTAAGTCTATTGTTAGCATGAGTGAAGAAATAGCCCAACTCAAGAGTTTCCAAAACTATGTGGTCCGTAACGATCTAATGAATAGCGAGACTAACTCAGTAGTAGAAAGAAGCACACAGGCTTTAGAAAGACTACGTGAACAAATCAAAAATCTAGGCAAGCAGAGCCACTATGAAGCATATAGAGAATCATTCCAAGCACAGCAACCCTTAGAAGTACCACAAGAGGTAGTAGAAGACTTTACAGAAATGTTTACTGTAAGGAATTTTAAAGAAGATATCGCAAGCGTATTTCCTGTATTATATAGGCTAATGAAAGAAAATGGAGTAGGCTACAGCGACATAGTCGGTATGACAACAAACGAAATAGAAGAAAACGAAGACTTAGATATTATAGCCAACGAAGATCCATTTGAAAAGTTTGAATCTTGGGTAATGGCATTGGGCGAAGAGTCAGCTATTACTAGTCAAGATCCTGAAGAACAACAGGCAGCAGTGCAACAACTTCAAGAACTAGTCGGTGAACATTTCCCAGCAGGTGTTGATGGTAGTAATGCTATCGAAAGCCTAAAAGGCATAATCGAAGATCCAGAACTATTCAAGAGAATCAAAGAACTTGCGGCCAATGACCCAGATGCATGTTGCAGAGGTTTAGTGAAAGATTGGTTAGAACTAAATGCTCCAGAAGTATTAGAGCAACTAGACTTCGGTGACTACACTGAAGAACCAGCAGCAGGTGAAGAACCAGCAGCAGCTGAGCCAGCAGCAGCTGAGCCAGCGGCGGCAGCACCAGAAGAAGTACCTGCCGAAGGAAGTGATCCTAATCATCCAGAATATGATAAGAAAGATGACTATGATCTTCCACCTTCAGCACGTGGCAAAGGCACAGGCGACTACAAGCTACCAGATTATAAGAAACACGATGACCGTCATGCTAGAGATTTCCGTAAGCGCAGCGGCAATGAATCTATTGATGTAAAAGAAATAGCAGAGTTCGTACACAGCTTTTATGATCGAAATACAGGCACATTCCCTAAAGGGCCAGAAGGTGTAGCAGTTATGGTAGGCAAGAAGTTCGGTGAACAGGCAGAACAGGTAGCTCGTAAATTTGTAGAAAGAATGGCTCCAAACCAAACAACAGAGCAGAATCCAGAACTACAAGAACTAGCAAGAATCAGAGAACTAGCAGGCATGTAAAGATTGTTCGTAGCAGTTAGATCGGGCACTTCGGTGCCCTTTCTTTTTGGCTATCTTTATCTAAACTATCTTGTCAACTTAGAGTCATACTAGTGCGTTAAATTAATACACAGAGGAAATCTGTGATAACCTTAAAAAGGAAAATACTATGAAACTAGTTGCAACTTTAATCGCATCTCTATTTGCTGTATCAGCATTTGCCGCAGATGCACCGAAGAAAGATGAAAAGAAAGCAGCCGCAGAAGCTCCAAAGGCCGCAGCATCAGCTGCTAAAGATGCTAAGGCTGCTCCAGCACCTGCCAAGCCAGCTGAAAAGAAGTAATCGGCTAAATACCGAACAAAGGGCTCACCTGAGCCCTTTCTTTTTGGTAAACTTTTTGTCTACTAAAATCACGCCTAAGGCGTTATATTAATATGAAGGAGAACAAAGATGAAAAAGTTCTTATTCGCTACATTGATAACATTAACTGCTTTTAGCTCACAGGCACAAGCAGACGGTTGGAGACATCGAGGTGGTCATCACCACGGTGGCGGCTATGGATGGGTAGCACCATTAGTTATTGGTGGTGCTGTAGGTTATGCACTTTCGCAGCCAAGATATGTAAGCCCGCCTCCGAGCGTGGTATACGTAACTCCTCCGCCTACATATAATCCACCGTATGGTTATCATTGGGAGAGTGTTCTAGACGGCAACTGTAACTGTTACAGAAACGTTCTAGTTCCAAACTAATATGTTAATGAGGACACGGAATGAAAGGATTGACAATCGCTCTTGCGATGATGATAGGTATTGGGACAAGCCAGGCAAGTACGACACTTACTGGGAACGTGAATCCGAATCCCGTATCTACGTCATCACTAGCAAAGATTGCGACCAAAAAAGATCCGGTCCTTGCAAAATCGACCAGGATACCTAAACCTAAGCTGTTTAGGTCAAATCCTCACAGAGCGACCCACTTTAGTGTCGCAGAAGATCCCGATGATGATATTTTTGTGCAAGACGAAGATATATTTGTCGGTTATCGTCGAGAAGATATTAGCAAACCAAAGGCACCATCTACCCCCGATGATCCGGAAGGTATCATCACTGAAGACATCCGTTGGCGGCTGTTCTTGGCTCGTACAGCAGCCATGATCCGCTATCACCAAATACACGGATAGTTTGGTGAAAAAATCTAAAAAAACTATTGACCTTGCTAAATAAAGTACGCATAATACAAATATGCGTAAGGCATACATTTTAAGGCAAAACATAGGAGGCATATTAAAATGGCTACACTAGCAGAAATCCGTGCGAAACTTCAAGAAGCACAATCAAAGTCCACAGGACAATCATCAGGCGGCGACAACGCCATTTACCCACACTGGAACATGCAAGAAGGAAAGGAAGCAGTAATCCGTTTCCTACCAGATGGCAATCCCAACAACACGTTTTTCTGGGTAGAACGTGCAATGATCAAACTACCTTTCGCTGGCGTTAAAGGCGAAACAGATTCCAAACAAGTACAGGTGCAGGTACCCTGCGTTGAAATGTACAATGACGGTTCTGTTTGCCCGATTCTCAGCGAAGTGCGTGGTTGGTTCAAAGACAAGAGCCTAGAGGAAATGGGTCGTAAGTATTGGAAGAAGCGTTCATACATCTTCCAAGGGTTTATTGTCGAAGATCCTCTTAAAGAAGAAAAGACACCAGAAAATCCAATCCGTAGATTTATCATTGGTCCTCAAATCTATCAAATCATCCGTAGTGCTTTGATGGATCCAGAGTTGGATGAGTTGCCAACTGATTATCTCAAGGGTCTAGATTTCCGTATCGCCAAGACATCAAAAGGTGGGTTCGCAGACTACTCTACATCAAAGTGGAGCCGTCGTGAGCGTTCACTGACTGAAGTTGAAGCGGCAGCGATCGAAGCACATGGATTGTTCAATCTTTCCGACTTCCTACCTAAGAAGCCAACCGATGTTGAGCTCAAGGTAATGAAGGAAATGTTTGAAGCATCTGTCGATGGTGAGCCATATGATATGGACCGTTGGGGTCAATACTTCAAACCAGCAGGTATGGGAGCAGCCACTGGCGATCCTAACAAGCCTGCAGCCAGCGCACCTGTAGATGATGCAGATGATGAACCAGCACCAGTAGCAAAGGCAGCTCCTGCTCCAAAGGCAGAAGCACCAGCATCAAATGGTGATGGTAATAGTCGTGCCCAAGATATCTTGGCCATGATTCGCAATCGTCAAAAGCAGTAAGACTTATATAGAGTGTGAGGTACCTCCTCACACTCTCTTCATTACAGGGAAATAAAATGGCAAAACTAGATAAACTATCAAAAGTAAATGAATCAATCACGCTCAATCGTTATGACAACGGTTGGATGGTCGAAATCGGCGGTCGCGATAAGAAAGAAGATTGGAAGACCACTAAGACTATGTGTAACACTGAAGATGAACTAATCTCAGTCATTAAAGAGTGGAACACTAAAGATTTGGATAACTGATTATGGCAACTAAACCGTTCGATATAAGCAAGTTTAGAAAATCTATTACAAAGAATATTGAAGGTCTTAGTATAGGTTTTAACGATCCTACAGATTGGGTTGGCACAGGTAACTATGCATTAAACTATCTAATCAGTGGCGATTTCCACAAAGGAGTTCCGCTAGGCAAAGTTACAGTATTTGCAGGCGAGTCTGGAGCAGGTAAATCATATATCTGTTCAGGTAACTTGATCAAAGCGGCACAAGCACAAGGCATTTATGTTATCTTGGTTGATACAGAAAATGCTCTAGACGAAGATTGGCTAAAGGCACTAGGTGTCGACACTAGCGATGAAAAGTTGTTGAAACTTAATATGGCTATGATCGACGATGTAGCAAAGACTATCACAGAGTTTGTTGCAGAATATAAAGCTATGCCTGAAGACAGTCGTCCTAAGGTACTTTTTGTGCTTGACTCATTAGGTATGTTGTTGACTCCAACGGATGTTAACCAGTTCGAAGCAGGTGATTTGAAAGGTGATATGGGTCGTAAGCCCAAGGCATTGACAGCACTTGTGCGAAACTGTGTTAATATGTTTGGTAGTCTAAACATTGGCCTAGTAGCTACAAACCATACCTATGCAAGCCAAGATATGTTTGATCCAGACGATAAGATTAGTGGTGGCCAAGGTTTTATCTATGCATCAAGTATCGTTGTTGCTATGAAAAAACTCAAACTAAAAGAAGATGACGATGGCAATAAGATCTCAGAAGTACGTGGTATCCGTGCTGCCTGCAAGATCATGAAAACTCGTTATGCAAAGCCTTTTGAAAGTGTACAAGTAAAGATTCCTTATGAGACAGGTATGAATCCATATAGTGGACTGGTCGACTTGTTTGAAGCTAAAGGGATGCTTAAGAAAGAAGGAAATAGTCTTGTATATGTAACTGCTGATGGTGAGATCATCAAACAGTTTCGTAAGGCATGGGAACGCAACGAAAACAATGGACTAGATAGGATGATGGAAGACATTTCAAAACATGGCGAAAAATCCGATTCAGAGATAACTACTACAGTTGAACCTGAAACGGAGGCCAGTTAATGAAGGAAGACCTAATCGCCGATCTGTGGAGCGTCATTGTTGACCACATTCCCGATAAGCAGAAAAAAACCGTAGCTGAAGACTTTGTTAGTACACTAGTCGATCATGGCATTAAAGAAAGCGTTCTAGATCGGTTGATGGGTATTGACCCATACCTCGACGATGCTATCGAATATGCCACTGACGGTGAACAATATCACGAAGAAGACGACTACGATAGATACGAAGACGAGGATTAATGAACTGGTACGATCGAGTTTCAAAAGATATTTCTAATATTCCAGACGCCGTGGCATATTATGAAGCCGAGTTATTGGCAGCAAAGACTGACGCTCGCATAGCGGGAAACCTTGAACGAGCTGCTGCTAATATGCCTGGTATTGTGGAAAATCGTTTCAATCAACTACAAGAGATCGAAGCGATTTTAGAATATCTAAACATTGAACTACGTCGTTTACGCAGTCAGCATTTCCGTAAATATCTTGAAAACTATCAACGCAGCCTATCCTCTAGAGACTGTGAAAAGTTTGTAGAGGGTGAGTCTGATGTCGTTGACTTTGAAAAAATCATCAATGATTTCGCCTTGCTAAGAAACAAATGGCTGGGCGTTATCAAAGCCTTAGATATCAAGCAGTGGCAGATATCTAACATCGTGAAGCTACGTACTGCTGGACTTGAAGATGCAACACTATGAAAATAGTATTAACTGGGCATCTTGGCTTTGTTGGCGGTAATCTTAAGCCCTATTTAGAACAAAAAGGACATACTGTCATTGGCCTCGATATCAAAGAAGGCCAAGACATCCTTACTTGTGATCTTCCTGAGTGTGACGCAGTTATTCATCTAGCTGCAAAAACAGGCGTTCGGGCTAGTCTAGACTCGCCACACGAGTACTGGAAAGTAAATGTAGACGGTACTAGACGAGTTTTACTGCACTACAGCAATAAGAGGGTCTTAGTTGCAAGCTCTAGCAGCCAATATGAACCTCATTTGAATCCCTATGCTGCTACTAAGCATGTCATGGAAAAGATTCCACACGATAATGTTTGCTGGATGAGATTCCATACCGTCTACGGTGCAGACACTGGGCGAGATATGTTTTTTGATAGACTTAGAAATGGAACACTAGAGTATGTCACGGATCATGAACGTGACTTTGTACACGTTGACGATGTCTGTGAAGCTGTCAATATTTTATTAAACAATGATTTTACAGGACCAGTTGATATAGGTACTGGCATTTCCATAAAGATCTCTGATATATGTACTACACTACCAGTTAGAACATATAATCCACACGAAAGAAAACGTACCTGTGCAGATATGCACATTATGAATAGTTTTGGTTTTAGACCGAGATTTTTTCTTTTGTGACACCCACATGGTGCAGTAAGTATGGCTCTACCTCTGTATCGTAAAAATCTACATGAGCCTTTCCTTTAATAACTTTTCCTAAGAATAAGTTTCTGTACTGATACTTTTTGTTTAGTATCTCTAGTATATGAGCATCACCGGGATGTTTCGATTCTAGTATCATGTCATTATACCAAGCATCTGAATATTCTCGAACAAACTGTTTGTAATCTGCATGTTTGGTATTAAAGCAAACGAATCCAGAATCAAGTCCTTCTGGTTTATAAATCGTCGATAGTAGTTCTGTTCTAGGTAAGAACTTTTCTATATCCATAGGTTGCAAGACTTCTACATCAGCGTCTAACCAAATGAGGTAGTCAGCAGTTACATTTTCCAACATGTAAGAAGTGACTCTGGACTTTAGATACCATTTGATAGGTTTTCTTTTAGTTCCATATACTTCAAAATATTTTTCTGGCTGTTTAGTATTTTTTAAACAAACATCTGTAGGATGTGTTTCAAAATCAGATAAAAAGTTTTCTATAGGTTCATCTAAGAAACAAAGTTTTTTGCCAGGAAGGTTTTTCCATGTTGGGAGATATTCGTGTGCGTATTGTTTATAGATTTTTTGGTTTATAGATGTAACCCAAATGATATTATTCTGGTGCATAAACAGTATCGTGTTCCCACTTATCAATAATTTTATATTTCAGTTCGCTGACTATCCATTGTTCCATTTCAACAACTGTATACCCGTGCATTTCACAATAGTCGTTGGTTTCTAACACAATCAACGGTCTATACTTGTTGATTAAGTTTACAGCACCTTTAAGAGCAAACCATTCGAATCCTTCTAGATCTAAATGTAATAAATCACAACCCTCTATATCTAAACTATCTAAAGAAATAAGTTTTATATTACCCTTTCCAGAAACAGTGTAGCCGCCGGTATTGTTTTTCTTTTTAGTAAGAGGTTCACCCAGGCTTATCATTGACTCTTTTTCGCCTAGAGCAAGATTATTTTTAACAACGTTATCTTGTTGTATGTTTTGATCTAAACAATAAAAGTTTTCAGGGTGAGGTTCGAATGTATAGACTTTTTTAAACAAACTAGCATATTTGTTTGGATATAGTCCACAGTGCCCTCCGGCCTGTACAACTATATTGCGATTTTTTACTAGATTAGAAACATTTATAGGAAGATTATAATGATCTTCTCTAGTTAGATACCTCCATGCAACGATATCTCTTTCGGGCCAAACCCAATCTTTGTTGTCAAAGTTTCTTATGGAAGTTTTATAGTTCATATGATATTTAGCACATAATCTACGCACATAAATATCTGTATGAAAAAGATTGTACTTATTACTGGTGGCTTCGATCCGCTCCACTCTGGCCACCTTTCATATATTAAAGAAGCCAAGAAGCTTGGAGATATTCTAGTCGTCGGTGTTAACAGCGATGACTGGTTAACACGCAAAAAGGGCCGAGCTTTTATGCCTTACATGGAACGAGCCAACGTCGTACGAAATATTGTTGGAGTAGATTTCGTCATTGATTTTGACGACAGTGATAACACAGCCAAACATGCAATACATATGGTTAGACAAAGTTATCCTAGTGATCAAATCATTTTTGCCAATGGCGGAGATAGAACTGATAAGAATATTCCAGAAATGGATTTCGCTGATGATAATCTATCATTTGTGTTTGGCACTGGCGGTTTTAACAAATCAAACTCAAGTAGCTGGATCTTAGAAGAATGGAAAGCACCTAAGACCAAACGTCCGTGGGGGTACTATAGAGTTCTTCACGATGTGCCAGGAATGAAAGTCAAAGAGTTGACTGTTGAGCCGGGGCATAGCCTTAGTATGCAAAGACATAAGCATAGATCAGAATACTGGATCGTTAGCCAAGGTGCGTGTGTAGTAAACTCAAAAATGGCAGGCGGTTATGCTCTTCCTCCTACTTTGTTAAAAGAACATCTAGAATATAAAGTACCAGCAGGTGAATGGCATCAACTAACCAATCCTTACGAAGTTCCTTGTAAAATAGTAGAAATACAATACGGCGAAAAATGCCAAGAAGAGGACATTGAAAGACAATGACTGATATCATCCCGGTCTTTATAGGTTATGATCCTAGAGAGGCTATTGCATATCATACCTGTGTAAACAGTATTATTAGAAACTCTAGTAAACCAGTTTCTATTATTCCTGTAGCGTTGAATCTATTCAAAGATTATACAGAAACACACACTGATGGTAGCAATACATTCATATACTCGAGATTTTTAGTACCTTATCTAATGCGTTGGCAAGGATGGGCTATTTTTATTGACGGTGATATGATCGTAAGGGCTGATATTAACGAGTTGTGGGAACTGCGACAAATGGATAAAGATGTCATGGTTGTAAAACATGACTATAAGACTAAATCTGATAAAAAATATCTAGGAAGCAAGAATGAAGACTATCCAAGAAAAAACTGGTCTAGTGTCATCCTATGGAACTGTTCTACTTTCCCTAATAGAAAACTTACTCCAGAGTTTGTACAGAATTCGCCAGGATCTGTCCTTCATAGATTTTCGTGGATAAATGATGAGAGGATCGGAGAGCTACCTAAAGAGTGGAACTGGTTACCGGACGAGTATGGTCCTAACCCAAACGCTAAACTCTTACACTATACATTAGGTACTCCTAGTTTTTATCAATATGCCGATACTCCGATGGGCAGCGATTGGCACCGAGAACGTATACTCACAGAATATTGTCAGCAATATGATCTTCCTAAGTAAAGACGGCCAAGACGAATATGTCAATATGCTTGCACATGGATCCGGTAGTACTCCTACTGATACCGCCTCTTTTGCTTACAGTGATAGCACTGATCCTATTGTTATACGTGGAATTCTCAAGTATAAAATAATGCGTCGTTGTTGGGAAGATGGCAGAGATTTTTACTATGTTGACACAGGTTATTTCGGAAACCGTAGATGGAAAGAATGGCATAGGATAGTCAAGAACGATCTACAACACAATGATCTTATACCAAGACCCGACGATAGATTTAAAATATTCAATAAAGAAATTTCACCGTGGAAGAAGACAGGTCGAAAAATATTAGTGGCTTTGCCTGATGAAAAACCCTGTAGGTTTTACGACACAGATTTAGATACATGGACTAAAGAGACAATCGAACAAATAAAAAAATATACAGACAGACCGATAGAGATAAGAAAAAGAGCTCCAAGGAGAGAAGACAGAGTATTATCTAATACATTGCAACAGGCATTAGATGATGATGTGTTTGCACTAGTAACATTTAACAGTAATGCTGCTACTGAAGCTGTCTTTTATGGAATACCTAGTTTCGTACTTGCGCCTACGCATGCCGCTAGTCCTGTCTGTTTAAAAGATCTTTCGATGATAGAAACTCCGTTGTATGCAGAAAATAGATATGAATGGGCTTGTCATTTAGCTTATGGTCAGTTTCATATCAGAGAAATGAAAGACGGAACAGCCATGAGGATGGTGACTAATGAGTAAAACTGTAGCTGTATATTACGCAGGTATTCCTAGAAATAATACCAAATCAGAAAAAACAGAAGTATTACGTTTATTTGCTGAAGGTGTAAGAAAAAGTAAAGATGCTGTTATAGAAGTATGGGAACCTAAACACCTAGTCACTGACCTTGGAGTCATACAAGGATGGGTGCATGAAGGAAGTCAAGGTACACCGCATCTAGCATTTAGAAAACATGTTATAGAAAAACAACAACAGCATGGTAAACATACTTTAGCTGTAGATAGTAATCTTTTTCTTTATAGAGATATTGAAAATGCTAATCAATATTTGAGATTCAGTCTCGATGGTGTTTTTCCAACTACTGGATGTTATTTTAATAAACATGTTACAGATATACAATGGAATAAGATCAAGAGAGATTTGAAGATCGATCTAAGACCGTGGAGACAACAAGGTCAACATATATTAATATGTCTACAGAGAGACGGTGGGTGGTCAATGCGTGGGCTAAATGTCATGCAATGGTTACATCAAACTATTGATGAAATACAAAAACGCAGCAAACGTCTTATTATCGTGAGAGCGCATCCTGGAGATAGAAGAAGTAAAGATTATTTGAAGCTAAATCGCCCAGGAGTCATGATTAGCAGAAATAGTTTATTTCTAGATGACCTTCATAATGCTTGGGCGGTGATCACATACAATAGCAGTCCTGGTGTTGCTGCCGTTATCGAAGGAGTTCCTGTATTTGTCACGGATCCCACTCCAGAAAATAGTCAAGCATTTGAAGTTGCCAACACAACATTAGAAAATATCGAAGATCCTTGGATGCCAGATAGAGAACATTGGATAAGAAAAACCAGTATGAGCCATTTCAGCTTCCGAGATCTCGAATCTGGTGAAGCTTGGCAAGTAATAAGAGAGTACCTATGACAAAATATGCGGTAGTTACAACATTTAATGATGCTGGCCGAGCAAAGTATGGCCAACGTATGATAGACAGCTTTGACAAAACTTGGCCAAAAGAAGTTAAGCTTCATTTATATCCAGAACTTTGTAACTGTATTGTTCATGACCATCAACAAACAACATTGAAACGTCTAGAAGAAATACCAGAGCTAATGGCATTCAAGGAAAAATGGAAAAATGTTCCAAAAGCCAACGGAGATGTCAGCAATGACCCAGTTCGTAGCAAGAGAAAAGATGCCGGCAAGGGGTTTAAATGGGATGCTGTGCGATTTGCACACAAAGTTTATGCGATTTTTCATTGTGCCAGGGAAACTGATGCAGATATCTTAATTTGGATGGATGCTGACACATATTGTCACAGTAAAATCACCATGGAAACAATACAGCGTCTTATACCTGCCGATAAAGACCTTTGTTTTCTTGGAAGACAGAGAAAATTCAGCGAATGTGGACTGTACTCTTTGAATCTAAGGTCCCCGGCGATCAAAGTTTTTCTAGAAAAGTTTCAATGGATGTACGATTGCGCAGAATTAGGTATTTTTACCTTAGAAGAATGGCATGATAGTTTTGTTTTTGATGCTGTTCGAAGAAACGTAGTATTAAATGAGTTAGATTGGTCTAGCAATATCGTAACTGGAGAGGGACATCCACTTATTAACACAGAATGGGGAGCATATCTTGATCATTTGAAAGGTGCAAGGAAAGATCTTGGAAGATCTCATTCAAAAGATCTATTAGTAAACAGAACAGAACCATATTGGATGAATATATGACACATTATGCCGTTATCACTTCACTAAATCAAGAATATTTTGACCATTGTGGTCGAGCTTGCCTAGAAACATTTTCTAGATTCTGGCCCGACGACATCACACTACATGTTTTCAATGAAGACATGGTTAAGCCTCAAAAATATAAGAAAGTAAACTATATAAACTGGAAAGTTTTAGGTGCAGAATACACAGATTTTGTCTCAAGGACAGAAAACTCCAAGGTCATACAGTTTAGCAAAAAGGCTTTTCCGATCATATGGGCATTTGACAACATCCCTTGCGATCGATTGATATGGTTAGACGCTGATGTAGCAACAAAAAGAGACATGAGTGTACAACTACTAGATTTACTCAGTAATCCAGAAACACTTAGTACACATTACGGAGTAAAACACCCATGGCCCAGCGAAGAAAATCCTGACAGGGTTAGCTTCAGCTGTGAAACAGGATTTTTTATCTTAAACAAAACACATAGAATGTTTCCAGAGTTTGCTAAAATCTATAAAAAATACTATACCAAGGATTTGGGATATAATCTTAGGAGATTTTATGATGGCGAGGTCTATGGAGCCGTTGTGGCCGAACTAGAAGAGAAGGGAGCAGCGATGTTTGAGTTGAACCCTGGTCAAAAACATAAGACCCCTATACCAAGAAGTGTCATGGCTCCTTACATACAACACTACAAAGCAGGAGCCAAGGACGGTATTAATAACGAAACCATACTCAATAGCATAGAAGAGGAAGAATCTTATGAAGATTAAGTTGTACCGCGAACACGGTGCTCTTAACAGCAAGGATATTTTTGATGCTTTTGAAGAAGGTGTTAAAAAAATCGGTCATGAAGTGGTTGATCATAACGAGGATGTTTCTGTTATATGGTCTGTGCTTTGGAATGGACGTATGCAGGCCAATAAAACAGTCTATGAGGAGTGTCGTAGGATACAAAGACCGGTAATCATTATCGAAGTAGGTTCGTTGATACGCAACAAAACATGGAAGATCGGTCTGAATCACATCAACGCCTATGGCATCTTCGGTCATACTGAAGACCTAGATCAGGATAGACCAAAAAAACTGGGTATCGACCTTAAACCCCTTCAAAATTTCAGAAGAAACGAGATTTTAATAGCCTGTCAACATGACCGCAGCCTCCAATGGGAAACCAATCCTCCGATGAACGTGTGGGTCAATGAAACTGTAAATGAAATAAAAAGATACACTGATCGTCATGTAGTAGTAAGACCACATCCCAGGTCACAGTCTATAACACCAAACCAGAATTTTACCCTGATTCCACCAAAAAAACTGGTCGGCACATATGATGATTTTGATTTTGATTTCAACTATCATTGCATCGTCAACTTCTGTAGCGGACCCTCCATACAGGCAGTCATCAATGGTGTCCCGGTAATCTGTGACCGATCAAGTCTGGCTGCAGACATGAGTGGAAATTTCGAAAAAATTGAGGAAATTTCACTGCCTGACCGGTCAACATGGTTTACGAAGATTTGCCATACAGAGTATCTAGTCGAAGAACTCAGAGAAGGTCTTCCATTAAAAAGGTTAGAAAAATATATTAGGTCTTGACTTTCAGATTTTATTACGCTATACTTAAAAAATGCTAAAATCTGATTTCATCGAAGACGTTTTCTTAGAATTTTTCGATACCTTTTCTAGGAAGAGTGTTGCCATCGCGTCTCAGGACCAGTCGGCCTGCCACAGTTTTTATAATGCTATCTATGGCGGTAAAGGACTGACTCAGGCCCAAGCCAACTACATCATAAAAATCCTAGAAAAACACAAAAATTTGTCGGCCAACGTGGGTTTTGATTATCGACCGATATTGACACAACCCCACAAATGGAAAAATGCATTCCGAGTCATCGACTACTCTAAAAGAGTCTATGTTGAAAAAAATGATCAAGGTCGCATCGATGTATGCCTGAAGTTTCCGTACCAACTCAAGAAGGAATTTGAGGAAGAATTTGAAGGAAAAAATGCCGAAACTACTAGTAGCCAATGGGACCATGATGCCAAGGTAAGACGTGTTCCTTTATACGACACAAACCTTATACACATTTTTGATTTTGTTTCAAAGCATGGTTTTGAAATAGATGAAACTTTCATGATAGCCATGGGAGAAGTCGAAGAAATATGGCAAAATCAAGACGATGTTGTTCCTTACTGTTATTGGGATGGTGGACATATTAGATTGAAAAATGTCTCTGATGACGCATCCAATCATTTTGTCAATCTTCGAACAGATAGATTACCTTCTGATTTAATGCTGGCGAAATCTATGGGTATTCCTTATAAACCTGGCAATCGTATTGCTTCAGATAATCTTTTATACAAGATCGCCAGCTCAGAAGAAAATCATTTTTGGATTAAAAATGTGCAGGAGTTTATAGATCTCTGCTATCATATCGACGATCGTGTCGCTATTCTTTTGGATCCTAATAGTAATGAAATAGAATGGGTCAAAGATTTTGTTAAAACGGTCAATGACATGGGGCATGACATCACCAAGGTACGTGTTTGTTTTAGGCAAGATAAAACTATCGATGACGGATTCAATCAATGGATCAAAGATGCCAATGTAGGCGGACCCGTTGAAGGTGGAAACATTTTAATCTTCAAAGGAAAGCCGGCAAAGTGGTTGTTTAAAGAAACAAAACATGTTACACTATTAGCTAGTAATGGTTTGTATCCTTCACCTGGACCCATCACACGAGACTGGATTGATTCTCATCCTTGTGTGATTTATGTGGGCGATATAAAACCTACTAGATCGAGGAATAAGAAAATTGTCGAACTGTAAACTAATAATAAAAGACGAAGTTAATATTAAGTTTGAAGGTCTGGCTGTTGAGACACGGCGAAAGATTGTAAACAAGTTAAAGTTCGACCTACCATACGCTCGACACATGCCCGCCTATAAGTTAGGTCGCTGGGATGGAACAAAAACATTTTTTGGTATCGGTGGAAACGGATATCTAGCGCATCTTGATGTAATACTTCCTATAATCGAGGATTCGGGTTACGATATAGAAGTAGAAGACCAACGTGTATCACACGATTTTAAGTTTGATCTTATCGGTGATGATTATTGGTCAAAGCAAGGCAAAACATGGCCAGAAGGTCATCAGTTTGCCGGAGAACCTATTGTACTTCGTGATTATCAATATGACGTAGTCAATAAGTTTTTAGAGAACCCGCAATCACTACAGGAGGTAGCTACAGGTGCAGGCAAAACGATTACTACTGCGACGTTATCGCATCTTTGTGAGGTATATGGTCGTACGATGGTTATTGTTCCGAACAAATCGCTTGTTGAACAAACTGAAGCGGACTACAAAAATCTCGGCTTAGATGTCGGTGTTTATTTCGGCGATAGGAAAGAACTCAATAGGACACACACAGTATGCACATGGCAAAGTCTCAATGTGCTAGATAAGAAAAGCTATGACGAAGAAAGCCTAACACTAGCAGAGTTCTGCGAAGGAGTCGTGGCTGTCATAGTCGACGAGGTACATCAGGCTAAGGCAGATGTGCTGACAAAACTGTTAACTCAGAACTTCCGTAACTGCGGAATACGTTGGGGGTTAACAGGAACCATTCCTAAAGAAAAGTGGGAGTTTCAAAGTGTTTTGGCCAGTATAGGTCCAGTAATCAATCAAGTCACAGCACACGATCTCCAGCAAAAAGATGTTCTAGCAAAACTAGATATACAAATATTACAGACATCTGATGTGCAGGTATTTAGGAACTATCAAGAAGAATATACTTGGTTAGTAACTGACAGCAAAAGATTAGACTGGATCGCCGACAAAATAAAAAGTTTTAGGTCTACTGGAAATACTCTTGTATTAGTGAATCGCATTGATACAGGAGAAAAACTCATTGATAGGATTCCTGATGCTGTCTTTATCAGCGGTGCTGTTAAACTAGACGAACGCAAGGAAGAATATGATGAAGTTAAAACAAGTGATGACAAGGTTATTGTGGCGACTTACGGTGTGGCCGCTGTTGGCATTAATATTCCAAGGATTTTTAATCTGGTTCTTATTGAGCCCGGAAAGAGCTTTGTCCGCGTTATACAAAGCATTGGGCGAGGCATTAGAAAAGCAGAAGACAAAGACTTCGTACAGATCTGGGACATCACCAGCACCTGTAAGTATGCCAAGCGACATCTCACCGAACGCAAAAAATATTATAAGGAAGCAAAGTATCCGTTCACGGTTACAAAGGTAAACACATGAGAATATTAACATTAAACAACACATCATTCGATTTGAATGAACTACCAGACGAAGTAGATGAAGATACTAGATTCAGTGTGCTAGATAACAGTAATCCCAACGAACCGGATTTCTTTTTTATGCCGCTGATTTTTCTTGAATCTTTTAATAGTCCTGCTATATTACTAAACATAGGCGGATATGAAGTACAGATGCCTTTAGATTGGTGCATGGTAGTTGGTGACAAGGAATGCGGCTTAGATCCAGAAGTCCTTCCACTAACTAGCATCAACGAAAGAGGGTTTGATGCATTGATCTTCAATCCTATAAAAGGTTTTAAGGCAGAGTTTTATCCGATTGAGATAGTAAATATTTTTCAAGATGTTAAATGGTATTTTCCAAAGATGAAAAACGGACAACTGCTAACAGTACCATTGCATGATGGAGAAAATCCTCCATGTGCATATTTTGTCAAAGAAGTTAGCAGACAGAGTGAAGTATTGCAGTTGGAAAAAATACTATGATACCAGGCACAGATACAAGTAGGAGATATTGGGGTGAAAACTACGATGGGTTCGAACGTACTGCTGCATGGAAAAAAGAGTTTTGTTGGCTTCCAAAGAAATGTCATATCACGAAAAAAATTCTATGGTTCGTGCCTGCATACCATGGCGTGGCCCTATACCCAGGACCGACTGAAGCGGTAGTAGAGTTTCGTTGCTATTCCAAGGAAACTTTTATGACCAAAGCTCTTAAAGGAGAACTGAGATGGGATCGTTAAAACCGGGCGCAACTTATATCTACGAAAGACAAGGTGGTACGGTCTATGCCAGAGAGATGGGGTCTGATCCTAGCAGTCGCATCGTGATAGGTTATGACTGGCAACTTGAAGATAATCCTGCAAGAGTTCGAGGTACCGCGAGAGAAACTGTATTAGAAAATCAACTGTGGCACGAGATACGATTGGCGGCAAAAACCAACAAAAACTTGCAAGACGCATTAGATCGTGCTAAAATAATATATGAGCTGAGTAAGAAAGATGGGCAAGAATAAACACGTAGACCTATTCAAAGATATGATACCTGCTGTTGATATGGGTATCAAAGAGCTTTGGGATGCCGCCACTGATGAAGGTCGCAAAGAAATCAAAGGCGACCTCTTCAATCTTAATAGATATATCAGCAGTGTTAAAACCAGCAACTCTGAACTACAAGAGCATTATCTCCTAACAGTTAATGAATACTACAACAAGAACTGGAATGAGATCAGCGCACACCCAAAGCTACAATGGCTTACTCTAGTGGCATGTAGTCATGAATCTAAGAAAGCACATTTTCACGAATGGATTCCTTTAAAGAAAGTTAAGAATCGCAAAGAAGAAGTTTTATCGGAACTGTTTCCCAATATGAAACTTGATGATATTTCTGCATTGGCCGCTATCACTACAGATAAAGAGATAAAGGAATACTGTGAGACACTTGGTTGGGATAAAAAAGAAATCAATGGACTTAAACTATAAGTGTGAACACTGCGGTAAGTTATTCGCTAAAGAAAAAACTTTAGTAGTTCACCTTTGTGAGCAGAAGCGTAGATACATCAGCCGTAATGAACGGCATGTACAAGCAGGTCTTCTCACGTTTCAAAAGTTCTATGAAGTCGCACAAAAGAATAAAACTCCTAAGACATTTGATGAGTTTGAAGCCAGTCCTTATTACACGGCATTCGTTAAGTTTGGCAGCTTTCTGATCAATACCTCGCCTATATATCCTGAACAGTTTATTGATTTTGTTGTAAAGAGTGGAGTGAAACTAGATCACTGGTGTCGAGACGAACTCTATGAACAATACCTTAGCGAACTAGTAAAAAAAGAGCCTGCAGACGGTGCTATACAGCGATCTATTAAAACTATGATGGATTGGGGTGATGCTAACAATGCACCGTGGGAGCATTATTTTCAATACGTCAATCTAAACAGAGCCACACACGATATCCGAGAAGGATTGGTAAGTCCTTGGTTAGTGTTAAATACCAAATCGGGGAAAGAGATGTTGTCTAGGATGAACGATGAGCAGTTAGAAATAATAGGCCCGATTATAGATCCACAGTTCTGGATTCGAAGGTTTAAAGCACTGCCTGCTGATATCGAACTCATCAAAGACGTTGTTAAAGAAGCGAAAATTTTATAATGCCTAAAAGACCTAAAGAAGAAGTAGTAGAAGAAGAACTGGCTGATAACGAAGAGTTTATTTCCAGAGACGATCTAGACATCGAAGTAGTCGTTGGCAATGAATCACCTGATGTATATGTTAAGTTTAGTGGCTTCGAAGACGAAGAAGATGCTGAAGAGTATGCACAGTTTTTAGCTGACACGTTACCTCTACTATTATTCGAAACGACGAGATTGCAGTAATGAAAACCAGAAAGTTACAAGATGGTTCTGAAGTTCAAGAACTTGAGGAACCAAAAATCCTTACCGTTAAAACGAAATGTCCAGAAAAATGGTTATTGGTTGACTTAGAGACTGGAGAGCGTTATACTGGATACATTACTGATGGAAATCAAAGTTGGAAAAAAGTTAATACATGCCGGACATTGACATAGATTTCGTTGATAGAGACCAAGCACTAAAGTTGTTCAAACATATACGTGCTAGTCGAATCGAAGATGGTTCTCTTGTAAAACATAATACAGGAGTATACTTTCACGAAGTACCTATGAATGCAGAAAACGGTATGTGTGCAGTACCGTATGAAGAAGCAGAGGAACGTGGTTATTTTAAAATAGATTTTTTAAATGTAAGTATCTACAAAGGCATCCGAGATGAAGAGCATCTCAAGAAACTGATGGAGACTGAACCACTATGGGATCTACTGGAACAAGAAGAATTCACGGACTTACTGTTTCACGTAAATGGGCACAGTTCATTGATGAAACAGATGAAACCCCGAAGTATCGAAGAGTTGGCAATGTGCTTGTCTTTGATACGCCCGGGCAAACGGCACCTACAAGGGAAGACCTGGAGCGAGATTGGTGCGGAGATATGGAAGAAGCCGACGAACGGTGACTACTATTTCAAGAAGAGCCACGCTGTAGCGTATGCCACTGCTGTAGCAGTACAGATGAATCTAATCTGCGAGCAGATCAGTTATGGATATAGTTAAGGTGCTTTTCGCACCAAAGTAATCGATTTACGTTTAATACGTTTAACGATTATATCATTAAGGCTAGTACATGGCCCTAGTACTACCTTTACATCTTTGGTAGCAAAGTTCCTAATAACGTACCTAAACTGTATTATTTCTTTGTTTAGGAAAATATTGATAGGTATTTGTCTATTAGACTCCCACCACCAAGCTTCTCCTAGCTCTAAGAACTTGGCTTTTTCAGCTTCTGTGCGAATAGATGAATAATCGTAGATGCTGGTAACTTGAGCATCCTGATTGATTATTATCCCCACGTATTCCTGATTTACGTGGGTTAGGATACTTATGAATGGAAAGTTTTCTTGTAAGTTTTCTGTTATTCTCATCGATAAATACTATAAAGGTCCGCTAATGTATGCAACTTAACCCAGTTTATTTATATCCAAATAAAATAGATGTTTTTACCAATGCGTTAGCTTCCTGGAAAACAGAGAGGTATCGTAGAGTGTACAACCGCAACCTAAAAGTATATCGAGGTGTCGACAATCGCATCGATCTGCAGGTCCGTAACAGCGACGAAAAAGCCGCCGATATTACTGGATCTGTTTTGGTATTTAACATCGTAGGAAGAGAGACCAGAGATTTAGTGGTCCAGAAAGACTGCATGACTGTAGCAAACAGTTCAGGCAAGGTATATGTCACCTTAGGTGAAAGCGATCTAGCCACACTAGACCCAGGAATGTACAACTACAGTGTCATTCAAGAAATAAGACAAGTAGAAGGCGACGGCTACAGAGTTAGCAGTAGAACACCATTGTACACTGATGCACAGTATGGTGCCAGCGGAACTTTAGAAATATCAAATGATGTTGCTGGTGAAATACATGACAGTCTCGAGATAACAAAGTTTAACTATATCAATCCATGGGTCACTGGATATGATAATCCTGCATATAGTGTCAGCAGTATAATCGACACACGACATTATCTAGAGACTCCGCAGAGTCTACATACCCTAGCAATCTACTCAACAAACTACAGCGGTAAAGTATTGATACAAGGAAGCCTAGACGAGAGTGCAGTTCCGGGAGAATCATCATGGGTTAATATTCCAGATAGTTCTATTAGCCCTGGCGGCAATAACTTTGAAATACTAAACACACCACTAGTTTATAAAAATGTTACAGGAAAGTGGGTTTGGTTAAGATTATATTTTGGATCAAACAAAGGTTTCTATGCATCATTTACCGTGCAACAAACAACTCTTGGAAACTATATCGTAGACATCGATAACGGAGGCCAAGGTTATTCTACTGGAGATCAAATCGTTATTAACGGTCGTTCTTTAGGCGGCACATCTCCTACCAATGATCTTTTCTTAACGGTAACATCGACCACCGGTATTGGCGGAATCGCTCAAGTAAATTGGACTGGCGTTTCTCCGATTGGATATCGAACTTACTTTGTAACACCAGCAATGTTACCAACTACAGGCGGACGTATTGACAAACTATTATACAGATAATACAATAAAGTATGACTCTGGTAATAGATACATTCCGTAAACTACTCCCACCCCGTGCTAAGGCAACTCCCTCTGGGTGGACTAGTTTCAATGCCCCATGTTGCGGTCATCGTGGCCATAGTCCAGATACTCGAAAACGTGGTGGAGTAAGGTTTGACCAAGGAATAGTATTCAACTGTTTCAACTGCAAGTTTAGTGCAAGTTGGCAACCGGGTCGCCCAATATCAGAAAAACTAAAAGCTCTATGTCGTTGGCTCGGTGCCACTGAAGATGATATCAAGACGTTAGTCTTTGAAGCATTAAAAACAGAAGCGCCAGACTATGTACACGAAGTCAAAGAAGCAGTTAGCTTCACTCCTAAAAAACTACCCGAAGGAAGTGCTCCACTAACAGAGTGGGCTGAACATCCTTGTTTGCCTGAAGAGTACGGCATTAAGATAGCAGAAGTTGTAGAATATCTAACTAATAGAGGACTAGATCCAACTGATCCTTTGTATCATTGGAGTCCTGAAGCAGGGTATGAGAATCGTGTGATCATTCCATTCTTTTATAATGGTGTCGTTGTTGGTAACACAGCACGTAAGGTCACTGAAGGAAAACCAAAGTATCTTTCTGATCAACATCCACATTTTGTCTTTAATATCGATTCTCAAGAAGAGGATCAAAAATATCTCTTTGTATGTGAAGGCCCGTTTGATGCTATATCAGTAGGAGGTGTAGCTTTGCTAACCAATGATATAGCAGATCAGCAGGCACGTATCATAAACAGCCTGGGTGCAGAAGTTATCGTTATTCCGGATCAAGATGAAGCAGGGCTAAATCTAATAAAGAAAGCCATAGATTATGATTGGTCTGTGGCGTTTCCTAACTGGGATATTGATGTCAAAGATCCTGCAGATGCTGTGCTTAAATATGGAAAACTATTTGTCATAGTTGACGCTATCAAAACAGCTCAAAAAGGCAAGATAAAAATAACGATGGCTATGAATAAATTTAAAAACAATCTAGAGAAATAAATGATTAAAAAATGGTTAAAGTGGTTTCGTGAATGGAGAGAACTGAGAGCTTTTAGAAAGAAAGTAGCCAGACTAAAAGATAAGGATCCGTTCATTTACAAATGATTACTTGGGGTATTTCAGCAAACAGTCATGATGCTGCTCTAGCAGTATTCTGTGACGAGAAACTAGCATTCGCTAGCCAAAGCGAAAGATTTAGTGGTGTCAAGAATGATCCGCATCTGGATTATTCTATGATCGCATACGCAGAACAACGATGGGGTAAACCAGGACGCATCTATTGGTATGAGAACCCGCTAAAGAAAAGTATACGACAGCTATTTGCAGGACAGATTGAAAATATAAAAGAAAATAATATCAAGAGGTACCTTAGTACATATAATATCAATGCACCTATTCGTTACACTGATCATCATCGTAGTCACGCCGCTGCTGGTTATTTTACTAGTCCATTTGATCGCGCTTGTGTTCTCGTGATTGATGCTATCGGTGAGTTTGAAACACTAACGATATGGAAAGCTGACGGATTAGAACTTAAGAAGGTATACAGCCAAAGATATCCTAACTCTATAGGCCTATGGTACAGTGCTATGACGCAACGTGTGGGACTAAAGCCCAATGAAGAAGAATATATCCTAATGGGCATGTCAGCGTATGGCGATGATAGCCTGACTAACAAAGTATACGATGACTTTATTAGGAATGCTGATCGTTTTGAGTTTAAAGATAATCTGCATAGAGGCTGTAAGACTTGGGCTCCTGAACTCTTAGAAGACGCTAACTTTGATATAGCTTCTGCCACGCAGAAAGTATATGAAACATTATTCATGACTGCGCTAAAGAAAGCAAGAGAGTTAGTAGATTGTGAAAATCTCGTTCTCATGGGCGGCTGTGCCTTAAACTGTGTGGCCAATAGATTAGTATATCGATATTTTGATAAACTATGGATCTATCCTAGTCCTGGCGACAGTGGATCAGCTATCGGCGCAGTATTGGCACATCATCCTGTTTGGCGGTTTGGTACCTATTGGGATGAACCATTCTTGGGCTACGATATGGGATATCACACTACTGAAGAACATATCGTCGATTATCTTATAGAACATAAGATTTGTGGACTAGCTAGGGGTCGTGCAGAGTTTGGACCTAGAGCACTAGGCAATAGAAGTCTTATTGCAGATCCCAGAGGTAATGATATAAAGGAAAGAGTAAATGATATTAAACGAAGACAAAAATTTAGACCCTTTGCCCCTGCAGTTTTGGCTGAGTTATCTAATGATTATTTTGATATCCCTGGTGGCCGCAGTCCTTATATGCAAATGGTCGCTAAGTGCAGGAATCCTGAGCTTTATCCTGCTATCGTTCACGTTGACGGGACTTCTCGTGTACAGACAGTTGAAAAAGACGGATCTCCATTTAGACGACTCTTAGAGATATGGTATGCACGTACAGGCTGTCCAATGCTGTTAAACACCAGTCTTAATATCAAGGGAGAGCCTATGGTAAACGACATAGAAGATTCTGAGCGTTGGAGTCAAAAATATGGTTTACCTGTGTTTAACTAGAGTATATAATAATAACTATGATTAAAGATTACGGATACGAAGTACAAAAACTATACCTAGAACTGATGCTAGCAGATGCAGAGGTTTTCGTCAGATGCCAAGGCATCTTTGACCACACATTGTTTGATCGGAAACTACAAGATGCCGCAGAGTTTGTCAACGAATATGCCAAGCAATATAGTGTGTTGCCAGACTATGCAATGGTCAATGCTACCTGCAATGTTTCATTAGAAAAACCCGAAGACGTCAAAGATGGCCACATGGATTGGCTCATGGATGAGTTCGAGCAGTTCACTAGGCACAAGGCACTTGAACGTGCGATCATTAACTCTGCAGACCTATTAGAAAAACATGACTATGGTCAGGTAGAAGTCATGATCAAAGAGGCAGTACAGATAGGTCTAGCCAAGGACATGGGCACAGACTATTTTGCTGATCCTAGAAGTCGACTCATGCGTATCAAGGATAAGAATGGTCAGATATCTACAGGTTGGCCGACGTTAGATAAGAGATTGTTTGGTGGTATGAACCGTGGAGAGTTGAATATCTTTGCGGGTGGATCTGGTGCAGGTAAGAGCTTATTCTTAGCGAACCTAGGTGTGAACTGGGCACTACAGGGTTTAAATGTAGTGTACCTGACACTAGAACTTTCAGAAGAACTTGTTAGTATGCGTATCGATGCCATGCTCACAGGCATACCAACTAAAGAGATTTTCCGTGATCTAGATGACGTAGAAATGAAAGTCAAGATCATCGGCAAGAAGTCTGGCGCTATGCAGATCAAGTATATGCCCAGTGGAAAGACTGCTAATGATCTAAGAGCATATCTCAAAGAGTTTGAAATCAAAACAGGACGTAAAGTAGATGTACTGCTAGTAGACTATCTAGACTTATTGATGCCTGTTAGCAAGAAGATTAGCCCAGCAGACCTGTTTATCAAAGACAAGTACGTTTCAGAAGAACTTAGAAATTTGGCTGTAGAAAAGAACTGCATACTAGTAACTGCCGCACAGTTAAATCGTGGTGCTGTAGAAGAAGTAGAGTTTGATCATAGTCATATTTCGGGCGGTCTGTCAAAGATCCAGACAGCAGATAATGTGTTTGGTATCTTTACAAGTCGTGCTATGCGTGAGCGTGGACGCTATCAGATACAGTTGATGAAAACACGTAGCAGTAGTGGTGTAGGTATGAAAGTAGATCTAGAGTTTAATCTAGAGAGCTTGAAGATTTCAGATCTGCCAGAAGAAGAACAAGAACACTCAGGCGCCACAAGCAGAGGCGCAAGCAGCATCATTGATTCCATTAAACGTAAGACGGAAGTACAACCTAGAGAAGAACCCGATCAGGGTTCTAGTCTAGGCAAAGTTCGTGCCAATGTAGAATCCACGAAGCTGCGTGAGATTCTAAGTAGCATGAACTCAGATGAAGAATAAGAGAATCAATCTTTATAACTGGGAAAACAGGGTAACAGATCTAATAGACATACCCTGGCCTAAAGTACACGCAGAAATAGGCACTGATCAGGTAAACTGGCTTCTAAAACAGCCCCCAGAACGCTGCCAGCTAGTAGTAGATAAACTCAACGAAAGACTCACGCTAGTAGCTGAGTTTTATCGTGATGATGCCCTTACAGACTATTATTTGCGATGGGCTAAATAGTAATATGAGAATCAAAGACGTTATCAGCGAAGGAAAAGTCACGGGCGATGTACCCAAAGATCTCGTTGACAAAGGACACGGCGGCGTTCAGCTAACTCGTGACGTGGGTGGGTATGACCGTGTTTATCACTTAAATCGTATGATGATGGCTATGGCTATGGCTGACGGTAAAAGTAAAAAACCTGTTGACATGGATGCAGCTAGCTGGTACGAAAAATACAATATCGCATTCCCATACAGCGACTTAGAAGCGATGATGGTTAACCAAGCGATCGCTACGATTCCAACAGATCATAAAGGTCTTATTGCTCGCGGCAAAAGCGAAGAGAACAAAGGCACTAATAAGACCAGTCCTGTGGCCAAGCCAAAACGTAACAAATACGGAGTTTAAATGAGGCTTTCTGAGTTCAAGGCTGGACATTTTGTAACTGTCAACTCTAAACTAAATCCCAAGATTTGGTCGGGCAGTGATCTACTTCCTGAAGTATCACACAAGTTGATCAAGATAGCAGAAAAGTTCGAAGAGTTTATCGGTGTAGATCTACCCGTAGTTGACTATACTGTAACTGGATCAAACGCTAACTATTCGTGGACCAAGTTTAGCGATCTAGATCTACACTTGATCGTCCGCGGTGATGTCAGTGAAGCTATGCGTGAGTTATTTTCTGCAAAGAAGGCACTGTGGGGAGAACATCACAATATCAGCATACGTGGTATTCCCGTAGAATGTTATGTGCAGGGCGAAAATGAAGCACATCACAGCACCGGAGTCTATAGCGTAGCACATGGTCAGTGGATCAAAGAACCCAGCAAGACACAGCCACCAACTGATGACAGTGCTGTAGAGCGTAAACTAGAATCTATAGTACATGATGTAGATGCTGCTATAAGTTCTGGCAGTTTGGACAAGATCGAGTCCATGAAAGAACGTATAACCAATATGCGCAAGGCAGGATTGGAACGTGCCGGTGAATGGAGCACAGAAAATCTAGTGTTCAAGAAACTGCGCAATCTGGGAGTCATCGACAAGCTCACAGACAAGATACGTGAGTTGGAAGACCAAGAACTGAGCCTAGAAAGCAAAAATTTGACATAGTCAATAAATACCTATATAATAATTATATATGGGGCACGACTATGTTACACATCATCACTGATCTACAAGACAATCTATTAAGTTTAATCAAAGACGATCCGGTAAGACCGGAGATTCCTGCTGAGCAGCGAGTCAACGAAAACAGCCGTATCTTTGTATTAAAAGATGATGATGGTCACCCGCTAGCAGTGACCTGTGTCAAGTTCTTAGCTGATATTCCTGCGACTGTAGAAGATCTAGCTGACAAAGTGGTCAATACCAATACCGCAGTGTTCTATACTATTTGGTCATATGCTGCAGGTGCTGGACGCCAGTTGATCGAAGAAGCGCAGGCTAAAATCAAGCAAGAACAGCCCGAAGTAAAAACCTACGTGACACTAAGTCCTAAGACTGAAATGGCACGTAAGTTTCATCACAAGAACGGCGCTAAGACCTATCGCGAAAACACCGATACGGTCAACTATCTCTACGAGTAAGACCCCAGCGTATCTTTAACCAGATACGCTCGTGTATGTAGTAGTCTATGCTGAGCAGGATGTGCAGTGCTGTGGCAAATCCTGTGGCTGAGCCAATATCTCCAGTAAACAACCAAGTCCAAAAGATCGTAAATAACCAAGCGGTTATCCTATAAGTAACCATCCTTGTGATGGTACGTTGGCGTGTTTCTTCTATCATGTTATTTTACCAAATGTTGTGCTAGTACCATGCAGCTGAGCCAGGCCCACATGGTGTTAAAACTAACCAACGTGGGCAACAGTTTCTTGTTTGAAGCCCAGATCAATGTTAGGCTAGTAAACAGAGTAAGGAAATACAACCACCAAATCTGTATGCCGAAAATCAAACCTGGAATGATGATTATGGCCTTGCAGAACCAACTGGCAAACTCTACTTTGTTGTAGAGAGGTTGCCAATATTCACGAGTTAAAAACATGCTAAAGCAGTCACGGATTTCTCGGAAGCCAGTGAGCCTATATGTGATCACAGTTAATGCTAGCCAAACGGTCGTGGCCCAAACTATCTGTTCTAGAGTCATAATATTCCCTTGTTAAAGTTGTATATAGATACTTAGCTTAATCTGATCAGTTAATGGCTCAGAGCTGGCTGAGCTAAATACTAGACAACGGAGCAGAACATGGAATATGCGATCTTGGCCTACAGCCTCAAAGAAAACCAACTACAGCGAGAACTCAATCTGGAAAAAAATCCTCCAGTCACAGATCCTGCATATGCACAAAAGATCGCTGATGCTTTCGCATATCGTCTAAATCTCAACAAGTTCCTAAACACACAGGACTGGGTGGGACGCATCGAGCTGATCAACAACCCCGTGGTATAAACGTGATTAGGTTCACAGAACGAGCCCGAACTAAAATACAAGAACTACTCAAACAGCGTGGCCGTGGTGTGGGCATACGCATAGGCACCAACACACGTGGCTGCTCAGGACTGAGCTATGTGTTAGAATACGTAGACACCTACACAGCAGAAGAGGGAGTGACCAACTTCGCACAGCCCGAGTTCGTGGTCTTGGTGTCATTCCGAGATCAGGTTTATCTCTCAGGGCTAGAAGTAGATTGGGTCAAGAAGGGTCTAAACGAAGGCTTCGAATTTACCAACCCAAACGAAACCGCACGTTGTGGCTGCGGTGAAAGCTTCAAGGTCTGAGATAGTCCGCTAGCCAAAAGGCCGCAAACATTAGTCCAATAGTCAAGGCAGTGATCACACTGATCCAACGCACATCCTGTTCATCGGGCAGCTTGTACCAAAACTCATAGGCCGCATCATAGACCCAGCCTTCAGGCGGATCTAGGGGATCATATAAGTGTGGGTGGCTAGCGGGCGTGGGCTGGACACTGTATCTCCGACGATAGGCTTCACGATGCTCTTCAGCGGTCATAGGGGGTAGCAGTTCCTGTGCGAGGTCTGCGTTTAACTTATCAAGTGCTGTTTTCGGGTCCATGTCGTCCTCCTGCCCATCTCATAGCTAGTAGTAGCTGATCTGATCTAGAGCCGCCACGCACTTCTATGGGTTCTGTGCCCCAGACATGTGTGTTACGGCTGATCCAAAAGTTTCCAGGATGCGATTGGCACCACTGTATAAACTCATGCCGTTCTAGACTGTTAGCAGGCCAACAGTAGCAGAGCCAACGATGCTCACCCAGATCCTTTACTCGTATTTTCATAGTCTTAGTATACACGATGCTGACTTGTTTGTCAAGGCGCAGCCGCGCGATTTTTTTTTCGGCGAAGCAGCGCAAAAATTTAGCGCGAAGCGCACAGCGGTAAGATTTTTTAGCTTCTAGTAAGACCAAAGTATTCCATAGCTAGCCAGCATACAACACAGACCGCCCCAATCTTGGCCATGAACATGGCGAATGCATTTAGATCGTTGTCCAGCTTATCGGGCATGGGATACCAAGTATCTTCCTCCCTACTGTAGTAGTACTTACGACCTCTTATTTCCTCTATATCCATAATATTCTTCTCGTTCAATGACGGCTACTGCTCCCTCGCACTCTAGCAAAAACTGTGTTTCTAAGGTGTTGCGCGGCACTAGTATGCGTGTCCTATTTAGATGCACTTCGTAGTGTAGACCATACCTCTCTGCGAAGCGTAGAGCACGCTCTAGACTGGGATCCGAAGTGTAGACAGCATATTCTCTATAGGGCATGATTGTATATAGCTTAAATAACCTAATGGAGGCAAAAAATGACAGAAACACACAAGAGAACCATAGCTAGAGCTGTGATATGGAGAGTGATAGCTACCTGTGTAACAGCCATATGGGCAGGATGGTCAGGAGCGATCTGGGCCAACATAGTGCTGACAGCGTTACATTATGTGCATGAAAGACTATGGCTAAGAGTCAGCTGGGGAAGGCAGATCTAGAGATCACTGCAGGATCATGACCGCGATGATGACTAGGAACACTAGCAGCCACAGTGTATAAGATATTAGGAAATGGATGTCTATGCGCATCTGTTACTTATCGAGTTGACAACCTAGACCATAAGATAGTATCATATAACTATGCGACAACAAACTAAAACTTGTGCGATGTGTCTAGTGGAAAAGCCAGAATCGGCTTTTGGCAGAGACGGCGGTCGACATGGGTATCTACGCTATGAATGCAGAGAATGCGCTAGACAGCAGAGTCGAACTCTAAGAGCTATTAAAAGGTCAGCAAAGCCGCCCGAGAAAGATCATCGCTGTGCTATCTGTCTAAGAAACTATGATGAAATGCAGGGTCACAGTCTGCGTAGAAAAAACTGGGTCTGCGATCATGATCACGAAACAGGCCTATTTAGAGGTTGGCTATGCCATAAATGCAACATGGGCTTGGGAAATCTAGCAGACGATGTAGAACGGTTACAGCGAGCTATCAAGTATATAGAACAGAGTAGAAAAGGGTCCTAGCGGGATAAAATTTTGGCCGCGCAAAAAATTTGGGTGGAGTACTTTTCTTTTCAGGGTGGTGATTTGCTACCCCTGTTGCAAAAATACAACACTGTACGCACTATAGCCCCCCACCCCCATCGGCCGAACCTTCACCGACCGAGACCTCAACACCGATCCGTCATGCCGGGTCTCTTCTGGTCGTCTCTGAGGTGCCCTGAACAGATCCTTTCTGCTGCGCCCGACCAAGCAGGGATCTGATCCGTCAACTGATAAGGCGGTCTCGGGTCCCAGGGCGCATCTCTACGATCCCTAACAGCGCAGCCCGCAGCACAGCTAGCGGCTAGCGTTACGGATAGCAGTCTTAGCAGCATCTGCATATGTGTCTAGCCCCTGTTCTTGTTCTGTGCATTCCCACGCAGCGATCTGCAGCAGGCTACGGCCATCGCAGCCGTCCTTATAGGGCAGTGCTGCCAGCACAGCTTCAGCTTGTCCTAGGCTTTGGCAGTTCCATAGTATGTCTATGATCTCGCGCTGCCTATGTGTGAGTCCTGTGATCTGTATCATAGTCTTAGTATAGCTCCAATAGCATAGATAGTCAATAGTCCCGCGTTCACAGCTACCAAGTTCCAATCGCGTACGGTTAGACTCCAGTATAGGTACAGGACGCTGCCTAGGTTCAGCAGCAGGATGTTCAAGGGATCCTGTCCCAGTGCAGTTGCCGCAGCACCCGCTAGGGTACATATGAGCGCCAAGTGTTTGGCCGCAGCAGCGATCATAGCAAGAGTGTGGCTGCGAATACCACGGGGGGCGCAAAGATCATCGCAACGGCTAAGAGTGTCTGCATGAGTAGTCCTTGTTGTCATGTCCATATTATATGCTCGTAGACCCAAACTGTCAACCACGTTATGCTGCCGCGAACAGAGCGCGGAACTGGCTCATCACGTTGTGGAAACTACGCAGCTCTGAGATGGTGAACTCTTCAGTGTTGTTCTCGATGTAGATCAGGGTTTCCAGCACGGGCAGCTGACCCAAGCGTTCCTGTATGCCTGCTATGACTTTGAGATCTTGATTGATCATCATTCGCTCCTTTGTTAATATGTGTGTAGTATACTACCGTTCGCCCAAACTGTCAACCAGTCGGGCTGTTGCAGAATTGCCACATCTTGAACTGATCCCCGCGCAGCCCCATCAAGATTCCTTCGTAGTCCCTGTAAGAGCAGCAGGCCCAAATCTCGCGAGGTTCGTAGCGGTATGTGCCGTAGCCTTGACCCCAATCGTATTCACGTGGAGTGTTGTGCTGTGTGACTATCCTACGGGCCGTGCTGGCTCGCTTGTAGTACTTTTCCATACGGCCCGAGCGGACCTCGTAGACGATCCAACCTGACATCAGTCCTCGACCCTAGACAGCATGTTTGCGGGAACCCTGTAGCGACCAAAGGCTGTGTTAACGATACAGTTCTTGATCGCGACCTTTTCCACGGTGCCCACCATCAAACGTCCGGTGCGGCTGCTGGTGAATGAGATCTTGTCCCCGGCCATGAGGTTGATGGTAGCCATCTTTGACAGCTTGGTGCGCCGCTGTTTGATCAGATCGATCATTTCAGAGGTATCCTCGAGTGTGGCGTCCCTGAGGATGAAATCACGGATGTCTGTGCGCATAGTTGCTCCTTTGTGTGTCAGTATGTGTATTGTACTGCCAAACTGCGAAAAGGTCAACCGATTTAGGTGTTGTTTTTTTGCAACAGTAGATCGCCACCCTCGGCCCGATCAACGATGAATTTAACCGTGTCCTTGAAGCGGCTGCGGATCTCTCGCTGTAGTCCCTCAGCTGTAGAGCTCTGTCCTACGAACTGCTCTGTGTCCTTGCGATAGGCATAGAGCTGGCCTTGATGCTGCTCGATACGGATCTGGATCAGCTCGGGTTCGGCACTCTCATCGCTGTCCTCGGTGATCTCCCGCTCTAATTTCTCGCGTAATTTACGAAGGTCTGCGGGCTTGATGCCTAGATCCTTGAGCACTTCGCCGAGGATCATACGGAAGAACACACGCTCTACGAAGCGGCCCAGAAGGAATCCCAGGATGAATACCGTGAATAGAATTAAGATCAGTTCCATGAATTATTTACTCCTAAGAGAGATAAAAAAAGGGCGGATGCATCGAGTACACCCGCCCTGTGCCTATTACCGGGAGCGAATCGGATTAGGCAGTAACAGCTTCACGTGTCTCGACCTTAGCTGCAGGCGCAGCAAGGGTGACGCCGTTCTTCTTGGCTACGTAAGCGATGGCAGCTTCCACTGCAGGCTTACCTGTGCCATAACCTGTAGAGTACAGGTGCTGAGCGATCTCAGCCTTGGTCATCTCGTTAGGAAGGTTGATCAAGTCAACGTCCTTGTGACCATTCTTTGCGAGGATCTTGATTCGCATCGAGTCATTTGCGAAACGGATCTTAGTCTTACCATTCAGCGTCGAAACGCCAGCTACGGAGAACTTCTTTTCAGTTGCCATTTTAATGTGCCTTTCTGTGTGTGTTTAAAAGTATACCAACCCTATTTGGTATGCTACTAATATAGCATAGCCAATCCATACTGTCAACCATTCGGTTTACCAAAATCTCCTAGTTTGGTGACCCGAATAGTCACAGCTTCCTTCTCATCTAGAGCAGCGATGAACTCGTCGTCATAGATAAGATCCTGCATGGCCAGATCGATCATCTGCTCGACCCTAGCCTCGTCCGCTGTGCCCTCTCCGGCACAAAGGACTTCAAACTTGAACTCAAAGGTTCGCTTCATTTTCCCAAAACTCCTTGCGTAGCATGAACATCGTGTATGCTTCTTTGTTTAGGTATATACTCGACTTTTCTGCATCCCAAGCCCAAACCGGCTGTGTGCCGTCGAAGTATTCTGGGCGAGCGCAGAACAGTTCTCCGCTGGCGCCAAACTGTTGCCAAAGCCAGTTGCGGGCGCGGACCCATTGCTTGACACGGATCACACGCCCTTGCCCTGTGTAGCCAGTGAACTCGACCCTGTGACTAAAGCGTTCATGCCCGTCATAGCGTCGGTCCAACTTGACCACATTCATCACAGCGGCTGCTCCTTGGCTTCGGCACCCTCACGGATCCACTGTGTGAGCTCTTCCTCATTCTCACGCTCATACTCTTCCATGCACTCGCTGATGCCAAAGCACTCATCCAAGTCCTCAGGAATCTCATCGCGGACCTGTTTGCTGGACATCTCGCTCAGGTCATAGTTGTCTTCACAGCCATCTTCAAAGACGCCAGCGAAGCACATGCCGGGCTCATAATACATGGCTCGCACTTCATAGCCCTGCTCGGTCAGTTCTTGGTAAACGCCCACTGGAGGAGCCCAAGCACTGTCAAAGCCCACGCTCATGCTAGTGCCATCCTCGCTGACGTCTGCAGGGTTGCAGTCATCGCCACCCACATCCCACTTGGTGCCCCAACGGCTGGTCTGGAAACTATACCAATCAGCATGTCCATACTTCTCAAGGTTGGACTTCTGCTGTGCTTCGTGGGCCTCACGCTTGTCCTCGCCCATGAAGCCTGACACTGTGTCAGTGAGCTCTTTAGGAGTAGGAATCACATGCTGGCAAAACTCTCCACGATTGAATGCGTCTGCGAGAGCACGGATTTTCTCAGGGTCCTTGTGGCTGATTTCCACATAGTTGTTGCACCAGTTTGGCATAGGTTCGCTCCTTAAGTTAAGTTAGTATTATACATCCAAAATCAGTCAAAGTCAACTGAACTCACTTCAACACCGTCTTCGATCTCTGTGTATAGATCGTAGATCTTACTCTGGATGATCTTCTTCTGGCCGGCTCTGATCGGGAGGGCCATGGCCAGTTCCTCGATCTGATCCAAGAGTCCATCAATCGCTTGTAGATCATGACCAACTGCATTAAAATCTCTCATATCGCTCTCCTAAGTGTATGTGTATTATACACTCAGCGTTTCAAAATGTCAACCAAATGTTGATTGGCCAAGTTCTGGTCTACCCGATCCACGAACCTCTGCTCGATCTCACGTGAGGCTCGATCGGCGATCTGGCTCACGGTCCTTAGGATCTTAGCCTGGGCCATCGCGGTCGTTTCCGGGGCACTCAGGGCATCCAGAGCGCGGCGTAGATAGTCCAGTTCCTCGGGCTTGATCACTTGTAGGCCTCTGCATTCTGGATCATCATCGCGCCACAGCCCATGATCATCAATCCCACGGTAGAAACCAAGGCACCCAGCAAAAGACCGGAGTTGTCCAAGCTCTGCTCAATGCCGCCCACACCGAAGATCGTTACGAGCAGTCCTACGATAAAGCAGAACATTCCGGATTTTTCCATTGATGACTGTGTCATTGATTCGCTCCTAAGTTGTTTAGTATGTGTATTATACGACCAAAATACCAATCTGTCAACCGATCAGCGCCAATCTTTTTTGTCGCCGTAGCGTTCGTTGTAGTCGTAGCCAGCCATGTATTCGGCCACGCTCTCAGGATCCGTAACCTCAACGCGGGGACCTGACTCGCCGCCAACTCCACCGTAGTGCGGCCGACGAGCCCGGCCGTAGTAAGAGTCTGCTGAGCCACGATCGTAGAGGCAACCGTGTTCTGAGCGCAGGAACTGCCAGCCCTTGAGGGCACGGACCACACGCTCTTGTTCTGAAATCTCTGGATACATTCTTCGCTCCTTTTATCTAACTATGATGCTAGTATAGCACCAAACGTCCAAACTGTCAACCAAAATCCTTTAGCAGTCAGGGTCAAAATCGTGCCACTCCTGCATCTCGTCGGGTTGACCGTCGTAATCCGCATCAGAATCGCTGCTTAGGATTCGTTGGACTTCTTCTGGGGATACACCTAGCGTTTCGCTGATGGTTAGGATCGTGCCTTCGTCCTGGCCAAAATCATCACCCATATCGTGGGCCATGCTCATCACTTCCAGTTCCAGATTTGCAAAGTATCCCATAACTCGCTCTCCTTAGTATGCCTACAGTATAGCACCAAAAATCCAAACTGTCAACCAAAATCTGCAGAAAAGAAAAAGGTGTGGCTTTTATGCCACACCCGCCAGTTCCATAGCGTAGCGTTCCCAGTAATCGTCGCTGTCCTCAAACTCTTCTACGAGATCGTCGTATTCATCGATGATCTGCACGTATTCACCGCGCAGCTGGTAACGATACACATGATCGCCGTTTACGACCACGTCCCCTGATCTACGGCCCCCTACGAACTCGATCTGCTCACCATCGATGCTGTAGATCGTGCTGTTGTCGGTATACTTGAGATGGATATACATGGGCTTGCTCCTTTGTTTACCCGTGTAATGTAGCAGCTATAGCCCGAGCTGTCAACCAATCTTTTTGCAGGGCTGGTATGCTGTACACGCATAGCTAGCCCCGGTCAATTCGCTGCAGAATTACCTTCGGGGTTTAAGAAGAGCCTGGCTCTCCTTGCGCAGCCTGCCCGCTTCCTTGTACATACGGTCAGCATCCTCAGCTAGGGCCTTAGATCGTTCCTGTGATAGTTTGCTGCCCCCAAACTCACGATCCACGTAGTACTGGATTAACCTATGCTTGATCATAGTAGGCAGGTCCATACCATAATCTTCCGGACAAACGAAACGGACAGGGCAACGGCCCCATCCGCCATATTCTAGGAACTCTGCGTAGTAGCGCCTATGATCTTTATTGTAAGCGTCGAAGGCCACTAAGGGCCTTGCGTAGAACTCTAGTTTACTCATTAACTGTTTACAGTTGAGTAAGGACTCAACTCATCCTCTATTAGGTCAGGACCACAGCCGTCCTCATCATCGAGGCTGTTGCTAGCGAGCCAGTCATGGACCATGCTCACAGGCACTCCAAGGGTCTCACTGATCATCCTAGGGCTAAGGCCTTCGATAAACAGTTGCTCGATCTCGTAAGCGATCTGATCTAGTCTGCTCATCGTGCCATCTCCTGGGAAGTTGTCTTAACCTTATCAACACCATGATCTAGCATACGAGCTACGCCAGAGAATCCGACTTGCCCGAACACTATACCAGCTACAAAAACCACGACATATTTCAACATCTTGGTGCTCCTTTCTGTGTGTCAGTATCTATATTATACGATCAATCTATCAATCTGTCAAGACCACTTACACGCATACGTGTAGCAGCGGGGCCTAGGGTACTGTGGCATTTTAGCCACAGCCCCTGGCACTCCCAAATCAGGCTACCTCTTTCTCGTAGATCACAGTCTGGCCAAAGGGTGACTCAGCCTGTGTGTTTCCTTTAACGATAAAGATAGTATCGCAGTAGTCTTCCTCACCCCAACTACCGCAGGGGTAACCGTCCGTAAACATGATAAACTTCTTGGGCTGGATGTTCTGCTCACGCATGAACTCCCAGTTGGCTTCGAACATAGTTCCACCACCGCCCTGAGGCTCGTAGTCTACCAAGTCTTCGACGTTGTCGTGAGTGATAGTCTTGTGGTTATAGATCTCTGTGTCAAAGCACCACAGGTTGATGCTGAAGTCCTCATACTGATCCATGATACCCTTGATCTCGCTCAAGAATACAGTTGCATCCTCGTGCCCAATACTGCCTGACATATCCATAGAGATAGCGATGTCGATAGTAGTGGCTTCCTTCATGCCTGGAAGCACCGCACCTGAGTGCATACTCTTGCGGTTAGGGCGGGTGAAGGAGTAGTCGTTGCGGATGATGCTTTGGATCTCTTGACGCACCAACTCACGCCAGCTGATCTTAGGCTCAGTCATGTCCTTGATCATACGCATGATACCTGCAGGAGTCTTACCTGCACCAGCGGCCGCGGCACTCTGGATCATGGCCTCTTTGATCTCGTCTTTGATGCGTTGTGCATCCTCTTTGGAGATGCTAGGGCGACCATCCTTTTGATCTTCCTTGCCGTCCTTGCCGCCGCCATCGCCTTCCTTGATGTGCTCGTCGAGAAGGTCACCAAGTTGCTTCAAGAGCTGGTCCATAGGAATCTTCTCTGCCTTGGCATACAGATCATCGTAGATCTCTTCCCAGGCCATACCACGATACTTTGGATCGTAGCAGATCTTAACCTCAGTGATCTTCTCGCCGATACGCTCGTCGATAAGGATCTGATTAACAGCGAAGTCCTGTGCGATGTTAGACAGTTGACGATCGCGGCTACCAACACGACCAAAGTGGTCAAAGATGCAGTGGCAGATCTCATGTGCAAACAGGAACTCTAGTTTCTTGATAGAAAGTTTCTCGATGAACTTCTTGTTATACATGAAGTCACGACCGTTAGTTGCCGCAGTCGGGCACCAGTCGCTGGCATCGAGCAGACGCATACGAGTAGCCATGTTGCCGAAGAACGGCTCCTTGAGTAGCAGTCCTACTCGGGCAGTTGTCAGTTTCTCTACGATCGGGTCCATAACACGCTCCTTCTTAGTATGCTTCTATTATATGCTCTGTTTATTTATTTGTCAACCGAAAAAGGTGGGCGGGCGACCCTGAGAAGTCCCCGCCCTTTGGCGCTGGAGAGGTCTAGTTCTCCATGGCGCTCAAAACATACTTGCCAAAACGCTTATGGAACTCATCGAAGCTCTTCATCTTCGAAGCATCCAAAGGCAAGTCATAGTTGGTGAGCGCGGTCTTAGCACCCATAACTACCAGCTCAGTAGGGAAGTTATCCATCATGTAGCGGAAGAAGTTATCGGCACCCTCGTCCCAGTTCTTGACCTTCTTGTCTGCACGATCCTTGAGCTCGTAGCAGAGGCTAACGGTCAAAGAATACATCGCTGACACTTCCTTGATCTGGAGGTCCTTGACCTTGCCGTCGAGGATGTCACCAGCCTTAGGCATCTTGCCTGCGATCTTACGGTGAGCCATAAACTTCATGCTAAGGCCGTCACCAATAGCACCTGCGACCAGAGTGTGCAGGGTATCTTGATCAGTGTCATCGTCCTTGAGCAGATCGCTCACGAACACCCAAGAACGCGGAGTTGCGAAGCTCTTGCTAGGGCTCTTAGGATCGAAGTCGTAGAGGTCCTGCTTGGCAAAGCCCACATAACCTACCACATCAGGGTGGACTTTGTTGAGCGTAGCCCAGTCTTGGAAGTCATCGAAGTCTACCTTCATCTCCAAGTGGACGAAGCGGTTAGCCAACGGAGCAGGCATACGGTAGGTAACACCACGGTCACCTTCACGGTTACCAGCGGCGACTACGTCAACGCCTTTGGGCAGGACATAGGTGCCAACACGGCGATTAAGGATCAACTGATAGGCCGCGGCCTGAACAGCAGGAGGAGCGGAGTTAAGCTCGTCCAAGAAGATCACAGCAGTGGACTCAGGATCCACAGGCAGTTCTGCGGGCGGTGCCCACACCATCTTGCCTACATCTGCATTGTAATAGGGGATACCCTTGATGTCAGTGGGCTCCCAAAGAGCTAGGCGGACGTCGATGACCTCACGGTTGAGCTCATCAGCGATCTGCTTAACGACATCGGACTTACCAATGCCTGGAGGGCCCCACAGGAACACAGGGCGACGCACAGTCAGCGACTTGCGGATTGCCTTCTTGGCACCCTTAGGGCCAACTTGGCGAATAGAGATATCTTGCTTTGACATACTAGACCTTTCTTTCTCAGGGTTAAAAACGCTCTCTCAGTATCATTATTGTAGCACCAAGTGAGCTCTTTGTCAACCAACTATTTTGACGTAGTTCAGTTGTGTTGTATTATCGCCACGGAGTGCCTTGACCTTGGCCTTGACCCGCACACTGCCCTCAAGGGCTTTGCCGAACCAGAAGTCCACGAAGCTCTCACCCATACGGGCGTTGACGCGATACTTGTCGAAGTTAGGGTTATACCTTGCGCTGACCACAGTGATCTCCCCGACGATGGTATCACCTACAGCAGCCTTGAGCTGCTCAGAGGCATAGATCTCTCGCTTGAGTTCCGTACGGGCCTGATCGCGCACAGCCACGCTGGGTAGGCAGCTGATAACAGCGAACTCGTACATGTTTTTACCTGTGAACTCTTCCATAGCAGCGATCTTCATAGCCGTGGTTTGGAAATCGTTCATCTTACCTGTGAGCGCCAACAGTGTGTAGGATTTGAAGTGATCCCGGGCGCTGCGGCCAGCAGCATAATCGGCCTCAGTGATCTGGCTGAAATCGCCCTCGCGGAGCCATTGCTTGACCATAGCTTTGTTGGCTCGTTTATCAACTACGTAGCCTTCGTCAGTGTAACGGCCTTTGTCCTCTTTGAGGTACTCACCGTTGATGCGTTGGGCAGCGGCTGCGGCACCCCAAACTTGATCTGCTGTAAACTGCATAGCTCGCTCCTATGTCCTAACTATGCCTCTATTATACGGTATTTACTCAGGGCTGTCAACCAAAAAAACTGTTGTATTTTTGCAACAGGCGGGAGTGCCGGCGAGGTGTGGCTTTTATGCAACACAGGGCCAAAAAGAAAGGGCCCCTAAAGGACCCTTCCCAAAACCCGCCCCGGGAGCGAATCGGCTTGGATTTTGAACCGATAAGCTCTTAGAGCGTAATGCCTAGAGCCTTAGCCTTGTAGCCAAGAGCAACGATCTCACGGCTTGGCTTGCCCATGACGTATTCGGTAACAGTCACGCCATTACCAGCTGTACGGCTGTTAGCGTAAACAGCATAACCATGCTGACGAATACGGCTTGCTTCTGCAGCCAGGTTACCCACGCCAAAACGCTTCTCAGCTTGGCTTTGGGTTAGAGCAGCACCATTGTAGAGTGCATTGAAAACCTTGTAGGTCTTCGTATCTTTGTTGATGAACTTCATAGTTTGCCTTTTCCTTTAAAGTTAATATAGCTGTAGTTCAACAGCGTACCTTTATATTACAACAACCTTACCGCAAAGGTCAATGGCTTATTTTGCCGTTTTAACACGCACCTGGGGCACTGCCATCAAAATAGCAGCGGCCAACCACGTCCAAAAGGTGAACGGGATCTCATGCGTAGCACCAAACAGCGTGTTCCACGCCCAAATAACGGCCAGTGGACCAATCGCGATAAAGAATATAATCAGAGCTAGAAGCCCTACGAGTTTAAACAGAGTGTTCATGATCTTCATCCTTACACATTATTTTAGCCAGCTCAGCTTCGAGCTCCTTCTTGTTCTGGCGCTTGCGACGCAGAGCTGTACCACCCATGTAGACCCTTGAGTAGTGCTCTGCGCAGTAGCTCTTGCCTGGCATCACGGCACTCAGGCAAGTGAACAGATCTGTGTCACGGACTGGGTCCTTGTCGGGCCCAATCCATTGACATGTTTTGGGTGTCCATTCCATGTTAACCTCGCTTCATGACAGTGACTTCAGCCATGCTCTGCCAGTTAGTAGGAAAGCTCTTGCGCAGGTCTGCGACTTTGAGCACCGTACGCAGGCTCAGCTCACGCATCTTGCCGCGATTCTCGATGATGTAGTCTACGACTTCATCGCGTTGTACATCCTCGAACTCATAGGTATCCAACATGCCGTCAGTGACGATCTGCTTGATACGAAGCACCTTTTCACGATCTGTATCCATTTGGAGATCGATGTAGTGACAGCGTGACTCCAAAGCCGCCAAGTGATCCTGCAGTTTCTTAGAACGCACATTCTCAAACTTGATGTTAGTGATAAAGATAGCACCTGCCTTGAACTCAAACTTGTCCGGCACTCCCTCAGAGCGCAGGATACGGCTGTCAGTGTTCCACGAGATAGTACGCTTCTTAGAGCTATCCAGAGCAGCCTTCAAGATGTTAAGGCTAAGATCATCTAACAGCACAGAGTCGCAGTCATCGAACACGATAACGTTGCCTTTTTCGCTGTAGTGATAGAGCTTGCTGTACAGACCCACGGCACTCATAGCACCCTTGACGATCTCGTATTTGGGCTTGCGATTGCCCAGGGTATCAAAGAGATCGTCTCGCGACAGTACTTCTTCGACACCAAAGCTCTTGCCCACACCTGGAGGGCCAGTGACGATCATAGCTCGCACGGTGCCCTCTTTGACTGCTTTGGTCATGTCCTTGAGTACTTGGAAGCGGCCACGCAGTCGCTCTACGATCTGCTCATCAGTCTCGTGTGCGACTACTTCATCCGAAACCTTGATCTGCTCTAGGCTCTTGTCACCTGCGGGCGTAGCAGGCACTGCCCCAGAGACTACCACGTAGCTTTGTGCTGATGCACAACGGATGCGGATTGAACGATCTGGAATACCAGCATTCTTTGGGTATACTGAGCCACCCGCAACAGTAACATAACCGCCATTGGCGCCTTCTTTGTATTGTTCCACGAGCTCGAAACGGTTACCCGCCATGGACACTTCAGCGCCACGGATCTTATAGGTACCTTCGCGCATCTCGATGATTGCTGGCATAAGTCTTCGCTCCTATGTTGTTTAAAATCGTATTATAACAGGGCCCGAAGGCCCTGTCAACCTATTTGTTAAATACCCTGGAAAGCATCAAGGGCTTTCTGTGCGTCTGCGTCTAGCATAGCACGATCTTCGGCACTCTGACGCTCGCGCTCTACAGTCTTGCGGTAGTCTTCCAGCTCTGCCTTTTTGGCTTCCATAGCAGGCCACACTACATCGCTGGGGTTAAGGTAAGGACCCGTGTAGTCCACCTTGTCTTCTTTAAGGGTAATCTCTCCGGAACGGATGCCTTCAAAGACCATGCCCCACGTGGGTTGCTGAGGACGGCCTGTGGGCCCAAACAGTTCTACTGCTTTAGCCTGCACCTTTTCACGTGCGATCTCGTTGAGACGACGTACGAAATACTCGCGTTGCGTTGCTTCCATTTTGCGCTCCTGTGTGTGTTAAACAAGTCTGTATTATACAGGGTTTTGGGTACCCTGTCAACCCCAGAAAAAACCCTTAGAGTCCAAAGGGTTATGCTGCTTGCCTATCCTCGCAGTACTCGTAGAAGCGACCAATGGGCCCATCGAACAACGCAGCATTGGTCTCGCTCATGGTGAGCCCAAACATGTTGCAGCCACGATCGCGGACCTGTACGTGTATGATGTTATCGCGCTCGTAGACGTGATACTCATAGTCCTGGCCGCAGTCTGCAGCAGTCACGGGGTAGAGATAGAACTGCCCGGGGCCATCTTTGAAGTGTGCGACCAGTTGCGCAGCCAAACAGCCCATACCGTTGAACACCACACGATCTTCACCACGTAGGCCGTTGACTAGTGTACCCTGTGTGAGGAAACGTGCTAGCTCAGCACCGTGCCCGCTGGGGTAGCCGTCGTACTGGCGATAGAGATTGATGATGGCACCCTCAGTAATGTCGCCATCGTAGACAAAAGTAAGACAACGTGTACCCATAGTTCGCTCCTGTGTGTTAAGTGTGTATTATAGCAGAGGAGCTGCACCTTGTCAACCCCTCTGCTGCTGTTAGCTTATTCCATGCTAGCAAGCTCGTCTTCTTGCATGCCTTGCTCTGTAAAACGCACTTCGTAGCCTAGTGCTGTGCTAATAGCATCTTCAAACGCTGTGTCTGTGTAAATGTCCCACGTGCTGTTGTGTGTAACATAAATGCTCTTATAGTCATCTTCTTCTGTTACACTAATCGCAGTCACACGCACTTGTCTGCCTGCTTCACAGCCCCACAAGCCGTCACCAGCTGTAGTAACTGTAAAGTCGCAGTCGTATTCACGTGTTAACATGCCGTCTTCGTTGTGCTGTGCTGTAAGTGTTAGCATATCGCGCTCCTTGTTAAACATGTGTGTATTATACACTCTCTAGCCAAAATGTCAACCGTTTTTTAGTCGCCGCGCACATCTGTGTTGAGCGTGGGCTTAATTTCGCGCCGGATGCGTACCTCTTCTTTATGTGCCGCAGCTTTGCCTCGGATCACAGCATGTACTATGATAGTGATGTCATCCTTGCTCGCGACATCTCGCAGAGCGCAGCACAGGGCCCAATCTTTGTTCTCTGAATGGGCACGATAGAAGTGCTTGGCAGCGCGAGCACGTACACTCTTATTAATAGTAGTCTCAGTCTTAGCTGTAACGCCGATGTAGTTGCCCGCAGGTACCTGCAGCTCGTATACGATGTGATTCCGGTCTGTACGTTTGGCCCGCATTGCTCGCTCCTTCATTATGCATATAGTATAGCACCCCTAGCCCAATCTGTCAACCAAAATCGCCAACTCGTTTAAAAAAAGTTATCCACAGGGTTATCCACAGTCTAGGAGATTCCCCGGAGCTAGCTCACGTGCTGCGCATACCTCGACCCATGACCCCGGTCAATTCGCAGCACATGCAGCCTCGGGGTCAAGGTCCTCGCAGGGCCCAGGCAACTAGTACAGCGAGCGCAGCTAGAACTCCCACGATGACCGCACACTGCTGCACGGGCCACAACTCCGCGAACCAACGTTTGACATCGTCTAGGGGGTCCATGGGATTAGGAGATCTCTTCATAGTTGCTGCTGTAGCTGCTGTTGTTGTGATGGTGGGCCCACTTGGATTCGAACCAAGGACCAATGGATTATGAGTCCACTGCTCTAACCGTCTGAGCTATAGGCCCCCCGGAAAACTCTGCTGCTGTAGCTGCTGTTTATATAAGTCCCGTGTTCCGGGCTTCGCGTAGATCTTCTTCTACTTCTTCAGTCATGCGATCCCTCATGTCATGCTGCTTGACCATCTTGTAGAGAGGATCTAGCTGCTTAGTAAAGATCTCAGGACTTGCCTGTGCTGCACGATCTAGATCATACGTTGAGGGATAATGACGTAGTACACTGCGAGCCTGGGCACGTATAGTCTTGGGCACTCTAGGAGTCTTACGTGGATCCAGCAAATCCTGCATGAATCGTTCGGCCATCCTGACCGCACGGTATCGTTCATCTGGAAGTGTCATGGGTTCTCCTCTACTTTGGCTAAGCAAACGTTTCTTGCGCATGTGTATATTATATGTGATCACACAAGGTCTGTCAAGTCCAAAATATAGTATCCTTAGCAGCGGGGCCTAGCTATCTAGAGTAGTAGCGACGAGGCCTGCGACTAATCATGAACAGTGTACGAGCCGTGTGCCCACGACTGCACATCTCAAAGAAGCCACGTGCTAGTGTATAGTTAGAGGTCTGTATGACAGTGAGATTCCAAGAATCGCGTACAGTATATACAGGACGGCCGTCTTGATATTCAGTGATGAGTCTAACTTTCTGCATACTAGTATTTACAGTGTGTGTATCCTTAGCAGCGGGGCCTATGACTGCACCATGGGACGGCCATCAAGAGTGGTCAGATCGTGGTAGAATAATGGTGGAATCACGCCGTTTGAGCAAGGTAGAGATCCTGCCTAAAAGGTAAAAGATTTTTTGGCTTCGGTGGTCAGAGAGGCTATGCTAAATGGTCACACTTTTTCACACAAATCCACACTTTTCTGCACTCTCTTGCACCCTAGACCCCCTGTAGCGATGTCTATACGCAGACCTCCGATCAGTAAATCACACTTTTCTGCATTTACTGACCCGTATGCGCATACGCACATGACCCAGTGTTGTTGTGCGCAAGCACACAACATCTTGCAGCGGGGCCTGCTAGTCTGCAGCTTCTATGAAGTCTATGGTATCTACGGTATCTTCTACTATACAGTAAGTTGCTTCTACTATAGTTCCGTCCTGTAGTCTACACTGTTCCATTTCCCAGTTGCCTATGTCTACTCGTTCTACACGATCTTTAAAGCCCAAGTGCGAGTTACGAGCACGTTGGGCTATTCGGGCTCCTGCCCGATTCTTATAGTAGCGCAGTCTACGACCCGTGTCCTTGTGTACTAGATAGTAGACTGACATCATCGTGCTAGTATCCAAATCCAGCCTATGAGTAAACCCAAGTTAAAGCTGATCACACTCAATAATAAGAGTGCTAACACGTACCAAACATCATCTTCTACTACAGTACGAACTAGTTTATTCATATGCATATTTAAGCCTCTAGCGGCCCGCAAGCCCTGATTCTACGTTAAATAGCAGTATGTACACTCTAGACTATGATCTTGGCCAGCTGGAACGTCTACACGACTTCATAGACTCAGGCCAGCCCATACGCATCATACACACGCTCATACGCGATGAAGTCAATCCAGATCAACTGGACTTTTTTGGTGATCGCTACATAGTGCTCATAGAATGCTCTGAGGTCATGTACACATTCCTATTACTCTTATAACGTGATACATCGCAGATCGCTTGTGTGTCTAAGACTTACTAGTACGGTTGCCTATGATCAAGAAGCCATATGGGCTCGCGTACAACCCTTAGGCGGTCATCTAGAGTTTCGCGGGGACTGCATAGACTTTTTCGTTCCAGAGAGATATCTAGCTTGGATACACTTACAGTATCCTGAGTTAACTCGTCAACAGCATTTGGATTTCTGCTAGAAACCCTTCGCGACCGCTGCCGCTTCGCGGCTATAAAAATTGCGCTAGGGCTTCGCCTAGTCAAAGTCTCTGCTCTGCATTTTTGGATTCTTGTGAACTAGGGTTAAATATGTATATGAGAATCATATATCAACTCACTGATCCTGACTCTGAGCGACTAGCGTCTGTTAGAGCATTCGTCGCGGATCCCAACAACTCTATGATGCTCATGACTGAGCGTGTGGGCTCTAAAGATTTCTACAGTTTGGTAGCCATGCACAATGCTGATCATATGCAGGCAGTCATAGACACAGAGTTTCCCGGTTGGGGCACTTGGGTGGAGAGAGAATAATGGCCATCACTACACGAAGCGATCTAGTCACTGCTGCTGCACAGGGATTCACACGACAAAGCGCAGTAGACGGTACCAGCGTTACTACCCTGCGATTGAACCCTGTGAGCTATGGTATAGCCACTGCTGATGTTGCTGCCGCTGCTGCCACTGCCACCGTCACTGTACAGGTCGCTGCGGGCAGCACAGCTACCACTGACACAGTCACAGGCATAGTCACTATCGCTGGACCACAAGGTCCACAGGGAGCCCCGGGCGAACAGGGTCCACGTGGCCTACCTGGACAGGATGCTGTGGGCAATACTATACCCGATGTCACATCAACGACACCACAGGTGCTTTATCACGATGAACGTGGCTACATACAGTGGTATGATGTGGGCGCAGACTTCAAAACACTAAAGAAACAGCTGACCCGTGACATATTAGTCGCGGGCATCATCTACGGAGCGTAAATACACATATGATTGACCAACAACTATATCGCCAGCTAAGAGATCAGGGCCAGAACATCCAGCTTGATGCGCCCCCAGAACCCGACCATTCTAAGCCCATGGATCGCCGCACGATAGTAGAACAAGTGGGTCCTGTACAGGTCAATGGACAGTGGCATCTACAGTGGCAGACTAGAACTATCACTGCACAAGAACGAGTAAGTAGGCTCGCAGAAGACACCCTGGCCACACGCAGTCAACGTGACAAGTTCCTTAGAGAAAGTGACGTCTATGTACTACCAGATCGCTGGGCACAGATGACCACACAGCAACAGCACTCTTGGACTGCATTCCGTCAGGCCCTGAGAGATCTACCTTCGCAGCCAGGATGGCCCTATGACATCACATGGCCCACACACCCTCGAGGCACCTACGCATGAAAATCAACGAAATCATCAGAGAATCACTAGTAGACGAAGAACCCGCGAGCAGAGACCTTTGCCTAAGCGGTAAGCCAGACTCGGCCCTAGGTGCTAGCCAACTGGCTTCATGCAAGAGCCAGGGCTATCGTAGCCGTGATGGGGGCAAGAGCCACAAGGTAGGCTCAGAGCGCATCAAGGTCCGAGGAAAACGTATCAAGGGCAAGAAATACGGCGGCCCCTTACCAGACTGGAGTTGACAGATCATGCATCTAGAACTAGGTGATCTACTCATAGCACCCCCAAAGATGCCCGACCTACGTTTTAAAAAGTCAGTGATCATGCTGACACAGCAACACCAAGGGGGCTGGGCGGGCTTGACCATCAATAAACCCACACCTCATACACTGCTAGATCTAGCACGTGAAGTGGATCTTAATCTGCCCGAACGCATGAACTTTCCTCTGTACTGGGGTGGCCCTGTGAACACCACTACAGTTTGGATGCTGCACAGTTCAGAGTGGTCCATGATGGAGACCATAGAGATCAACGAGCATTGGTCTATGACCAGCGATGAAAAGATGTTTGCCTGTGTGGCAGATGGTGACTACCCTCGACACTTTCGTTTTATGTTTGGGCTCTGTGCTTGGGCTCCAGAACAGTTGGAAGCAGAGCTACGTGGTAGCCCACCCTGGCATCACAGCTCTAGCTGGCTCATAGCTCGTGGTCCCAGCCCTGATTGGCTCTTTGAGCAGGATCCTGCGGATCTATGGTCTAACAGCACTGAGCTCTGTGGGCATCAGGCTGTGAATGCTTGGCTTTAGTGATCGCTGTTCTTGATAGTATCGAATAAGCGTTCGCGTTGTTCGCGATAACGATGCCAGCTTTCCATCAAGGGCTCTACCAAGAACCACTTGAAAATCCAAAATAAGAATATGGCCATGGCGCCCAAGTTGCAGTAGAGTCTGACGGGATCTTCAGTGAGCCAGCTGGTGATCAGCAGGCCCCAACCCACAAAGAAAGTCCACTGCCAAAACTTAAGGCCCTGTATGAGATGCAGGACCCATCCTAGAAATAACTTCATTTTACGCCTTTCAATCCATCCATGACCATCTTTTTGGCACGACGGTCCAGTTCAGCTTCTTCAGCACGTAGCATTTCAAAGCCCACCATGTTCATGAACTCCGCCAGCGCAGCCTTGCCTTCTTCAGTCCAATGACTATAGCCCGAGCCCACTGAGCTGTGATAGTAGTAGGTACGGTTTTTAAGCAGTTCTTGTATGCCACCGTAGGTTAGGTCTTTGATAGCCTGTCGATCCATTTTAGATTTTTTCACCTTTCGCAAAACCGCGGAATCGAAGGAATCTGGGGAACCGTAGCGAGTATAGGTCTTCACTATCTTGGCTCCTAGTCGCCGCATCCGCTCGGACTTCAATGACCTGACCCACGATGCTATCGGCTCGAAGCGTGTAGGCTTCCCAAAACTCTTTACGCTGGCTGTCACTGAATCCACTGCCCACGTTAACTGCGATACTCTTTCCATCATCTACACCTTCACATACTAGGGCACCCAAACGTCCTTGATTACGGCCAGTGCCCTCTTCCACAGCCGTGACCGTCAATGTTACTTCGATATAGGGCTTTTGCTTGAGCCAGCTGGTGCTACGTTTGCACTCGTATTTGGCTTCAGGATCCTTGATCATGATGCCCTCGTAGCCCTCAGCGATCATCTGTTTGTTAAAGTCCTGGAACTCGATCTTGCCTACGAACTGATCTAGATCCACTTCGATCTGTGGAACGATAGTGATACAGCCTGCGTCAGCAAAGATGTTTTCAAAGCCCTTGAGGAAGTTAACACGGCGTCGCTGACCCATGGAGCTCTGACCCTGCTTGAACTCTACCAAAGGCACGATGTCAAAGAGATGTAGCACAGCATCACCGCTCTGCACATTGTCCTTGCGATGCACTTGCTTCATCAAATCCTGGAATGTTTCGCTCATGACTTCACCGTCAAAGACAAAACTACGTCCAAAGTTGTCTAGGTTATCTTCAAAGGCCTTAACGATATGCGGAAAGTTAGCCAACTCTTTACCGTTGCGTGTGTACATGGTAACAGTACGGCTTTCAAAGTCTACTACAGTAAGACAGCGCACACCATCTAGTTTGCGTTGCAGGATCTTCTTGCCTGTGATCTTGCTTTCGTGATTGGCTCCGTCGTGTGCCAACATGCACTCAAACACAGGCACACGGTATTGAGTCAACCCCGTGTCCTTGGCCACGGAGTTTACCGTCTTTTCTGAAACACCACAGCGCAGGTCTTTGATAAGGATACGTCGATACCAATCGTTCCATTGCTCTTTGGTAGCTACTGACATAGCCAGATTAACAGCATCCCTAGCGGCATGCCCAGTAAGCCTACGGCGATATAGACTGTCCGCAAGCTCAATAAAGTTAGTCCAAGATAGTCCCTGTCCATCGTCTTCCTCTTTTACGGGCACCTGCTTGATGCCAAATGTATGTAGTTTGTCCAAGCACATACGCAGACCTTCGAAGAACTCATCGAGTCCTTCTTGCATGGCCTTGGCTAGGATAGCTTCTTTGGCCAGTCGTGAGTTGTCTGCTTCTAGTTGCTGGATGATAGTCTGTGGTTGTGTTCTCATACGATCACGTCTTTCGTAGTTTTACGGTTGCTAAAAACTTGATAAGAATAGTTTTCACGGACCCAATCTGCGAATCCTTGCGGGTCGCTGTCAGTCCAAATCTTTATTTCATTTAGACCGATATCTGCGGTGCTGGTAAACACATAGATCTCGTAGTGGCGATGACTATTCATCTGAGCCCGCATCACTAAGTGGCTGAGATTAAAACTTAGAGGCGCTTCGATTTTTTTAGAATACTTGATAGAATCAAACAGATGCTTCTTAGCCCAGTTGTCTGGGTGGCTGTCTGTGATTTCCTCGAGAAACTCAACACCGAGGTTGTCCCAGCTGACTAACCAATAGCGGGTATCTTTCAAGGTTGCTCCTAAAGTGTTAACTATGACAATAGTATAGCACCTTAGAAGCAGTTTGTCAACCCTCTATGCCCAACCAATCTCGCCAACTTGGATGAGCGATATGGTAACCCATTTTCTTACGTTTTTCTGCAAGTTCCCAGTAATCTGGCTTGTAGGGTTTGATTTTGGGCTTCATTTTGGTATGCGCAGCCTTTTCGTAGTTACAGCGTTTGCAGGCCGTAGTACTGTTATCCCAAGTGGTCTTACCACCCAGGCTGATTGGATGCACATGGTCCAAAGTGGCGTTTTCGCTTTGGCATTGTGTACCGCAGTATTGACAGATATAACGGTCACGCAGGAACACATTACGTTTACTCAAACGCACATAGTTTTTAGTCTTCTGATACTCTTTGAGCATCATGACCGCAGGGACGCGGGTCTCCCAACGAGCAGAACGAACGATCCAATCGTCGTACCAACTCATCACACGGACCTTGTCCAGGACTAGATATCTGATCGCTTCTTGCCAATCTACAGTGCTAAGTGGTAGCAGGCTGACTGGCTGAGCGTCGGCATTTAATAGAAGTGTTGTCATGATTTGCTACTTTTGAGTATTTAACTACAAGATTCATTATATACTCATATATTGCTGAAAACAAGAGCCTTTTGAGATAAAATATAGTTGACGTGTCCAAGTTGCCACATTATACTAATACAACTTACAACAAAAAGGAAAGACTATGAGTTTGATTCCAATGGTTATCGAAACTACCAGCAAGGGTGAGCGTGCCTACGATATCTACAGTCGCTTGCTCAAAGAACGGATCATCATGTTGAATGGTCCTGTAGAAGATAACATGGCTAATACTATCGTAGCACAGTTGCTATTCTTAGAAAGTGAAAATCCTGATCAAGACATCAGTTTGTTTATTAACAGTCCTGGCGGTGTTATCACAGCAGGTATGGCTATCTATGATACCATGCAGTTTATTAAGCCAGACGTAGCAACCTATGTAATGGGTCAAGCCTGCTCAATGGGCAGTTTCCTTGCACAGGCAGGAGCCAAAGGTAAAAGGTTTATGTTGCCCTATGCACGTCATATGATCCACCAACCATCGGGAGGTGCTCGTGGTATGCAGAGCGATATCGAAATCCAATACAAAGAGATCACTAAGATGAAAACTATCTTAACTGAGCTCTATGTCAAGCACAATACTGCGGGCAAGACCTATCAAGACTTTGAACGTGACATGGATCGTGATACGTTTATGTCAGCAGAAGAAGCCAAGGCCTATGGTCTAGTAGATCAAATCATCGATCGGAGACCATAATGGATCTAGGAAGAATAGAAAGAGGTTGGGGATTTGAAATCCTTTGGTGCAACAATGAAAAGTATAGCGGCAAGCTCTTAGTCTTTGAACGTGCAGGCGCTAAGACTAGCATGGTCTATCACAGCGAACGTAGAAAGAGCTGGTTCATTAATGAAGGCACATTTAAACTAAACTTTGTTGATACCAAGACTGGCGAACATAGAGAGATAGAACTTCAGACAGGCAGTGCCTTTGAAGTAGCGCCTTTGAGTCCACATCAACTAACTTGCCTTAGCGATAGCGGCATTATCTTTGAAGTGGGAACCACTGAAAACGGAGAGGATCGTTATCGTATTAGTCCCGGTGACTCTCAAACACGGCAACCAGCGCAGTTACCAGATCCTCAATCATAGAATCATTATGGAATGGTGTAGGTGCAAAGCGTAAACGCTCTGTGCCTACGTCCACAGTAGGATAGTTGATTGGCTGCACATAGATATTGTGTTCTGCTAACAGCATATCACTCATTGACTTACACTTCTTAGCATCACCTACAAGCACAGGAACGATGTGAGTAGTAGAGCATTCCATAACAGGAATACCTGCTACCTTTAGTCTGTGTTTGAGTTTACGAGCACGTTCTTGATGTTTCTCTCGTATCTCATTATGATCCTTGAGATACTTCACAGCAGCTAGGGCACCTGCACAGGCCACAGGACTCATGCTGGTAGTAAAGATGAATCCAGCTGCCACTGAACGTATGGCATCGATGACGTCACTATCGGCAGCAATATAGCCGCCTTGGACTCCATAGGCTTTGCCTAGTGTACCATTGATTATATCAATCCTAGACTCCAATCCTAGTTCTTCTACTTTACCGCCACCGTGGGCGCCATAGAGTCCTACCGCGTGTACTTCATCAATATAGGTCATGGCATGATACTTGTCTGCGAGATCGCAGATCTCTTTGATCTTGCCTACATCACCATCCATAGAATAAACTGACTCAAATACGATACAAGGAACATGACCAGTTAACTGGGCGTTGACTAGTTTATCTTCTAGGTCAGCCATGTCATTGTGCTTGAATACCTGTTTAGATGCCTTGCTGTGACTGATACCAACGATGATCGAGTTGTGATTATTCTCATCGCTGATGTATTGTATGTTAGGAATGATCTTAGCTAGTGCGATAAGAGTCCATTCGTTGGCCACATATGCACTGCTGAACAACAGTGCTCGCGCCTTATTGTGTAGTAGTGCTAGCTCGTGTTCTAGAGCTACGTGATAGTGGCTGGTACCGCCGATGTTGCGTGTACCGCCCGAACCTGATCCTGTATGATCTAAGGCTGTGTGCATAGCGTCTAAGACAACTTTGTGCTGACCCATGCCAAGGTAATCGTTGGAGCACCAGTTTACGATGTTCTTGATATTGTAAGGACCATACCATAATGCTGTGGGAAACTTGCCTCGCTCACGCACGATGTCGTTAAAAACACGATATTTTCCGTTTTCTTTTAGTCCTGCAAGCAGTTCTGTAAAGGGTTTTTTATCTATCATCCTGCACCTTTCTACGCTAAATATTGTACTATGGATATTATTAAAATCGATGTACCTTTATTTATTCGCTTGTTAGAACTGGCTCGCGAAGATATCAAAGACGACCGCGACATACACGATGTTGCTGAAATCGTTATCAAGCTATCGCAGCACAGTCCAGTGACTATGGAAGATTATCCTGCGATCTTAAAGTTCATGAACAGCATCGATCAAGCTGATGAAGTTAGTGATATTAAAAAGTTGAGTGGACTATGAGAGCAACAGAAATAATCAGAGATCTATTAGATCTTATAGACAACATTGATGCAGGCGTGGAAGTTGAAAAACCACAAGCCATTTCTGCGGATGTAGCTATCGCAGGTCAGCCTGCAGACATCAACCATTTCAAACAGATCATCGATCTTGTTCAAGAACCAGAAGTAGATCCTACATTTGCCAACGAACCTAATGAACAGTATGCTTCAATAGATGCGGTGACAACAAACGCAGGCGGAGGAGTCAATGGTCCTAAACAGGCAGCTGATCTCCGTGGCAACAGTTTTAGAATATATCCCGGGGAGAGAAACTGATGTCAGCAAATGGTATTTCAACCCTATCAACAAAAGAACTACGCCAAAAGGCCAAACTTGATCTAGCAGCATCAGATCGAGCAGCAGATGGCAATCTTAGATCTGAATATGATATTTCTCAGTTACCTACAAGATATGTCAACAATGACATTTTGAATAATGAAAATCCAGGAGGACTTGTACAAGGTCGTCCTTGGATTACAGGATCAGGAAAGTTATACTACGACGGTTTGTGGCATGACAAGTATGCAGGATACTTTAATGACGATCCTAATTTTTTTATAATGAACTCACCGAGTGTATTTGGTTATCCAAGTGCCATATCTATCGCAGATTCAAATATTCCAGTTTCTACTAGTGTAGAATGGAGAGGATTCTTCGTACCGCCAAAGACTGATACCTATACATTTTATACAAATAGCGATGACGCCAGTTATCTATGGATCGGCGATACAGCAGTATCTGGTTTCACTACTGCTAATGCTCTAGTTAACAACGGTGGCCTACATGGTAATCAAGATGCATCTGGGTCGATACAGTTAACAGAAGGTGCTTATTATCCAATAAGAATACAATGCGGAAACAATCAGGTAACTGGATCGTGTTTTGTGTCTTGGTCTAACTCTACACAGGAAAGAACAGGAACCTTCACTGGACTGGTGTTCTACAAAACAATCGTAAACGGATTCTGATAGATGTCTCAAGACCAGCCAGAGAATACCACAGGGTATAATCATCCTAGAGAACCTAATCTAAATGACCTGCATAAGGCCATGGAGTATAATGCTCTAGGTCAGCCTGTTCTAAGAACTACACTCAAGGTAGGACAGTCAGACGCATTTGGTCGCATACGTATGAGTAGTCCCTTTACTCTAGGTGACTACAAACACTTGTACGGATTAGATCCTAACTTTATCGACAAAGTATTCAACGGTGGTTCAGTGGCGTTCCAATCAAACAAAGCCTGCGCTAGATTGACAACTACTAACAACTCCGCTAGTCGTGTTGTTCATCAGACTAAGTTCTATCATCACTATATGCCAGGTAAGAGCCAGCAGATACTTTCAAGTTTTGTATTCTATTCCGCAACAGCCAATGTAACCAAACGCACAGGATACTTTGATGACAACAACGGTATCTTCTTTGAACAAGCAGGCGACGGAACACTCAGTTGGGTTATAAGAACTTATACATCTGGTACTCCTGTAGAAAATCGTGTAACACAGGCCAACTGGAATATTGATCGGTGCAACGGCCAGGGTGGCAGTCTATTCAGCATAGATATTACTAAAACACAACTAATCTTTATTGAGTTTCAATGGTTAGGAGTAGGGGCTGTCACAGTAGGTTTTGTACATGAAGGTGCCTACATACCTTGCCATATATTCTTTCACTCAAACAACTTGACCACAGTATATATGAGCTCACCAAACTTGCCTGTACGCTGTGAGATCTTAAACACAGGTACCACAGCAGGTGCATACTTTGATCAGATATGTTCTACTGTGGTATCAGAAGGAGGCTATGTTGAAGCAGGACAAGATTGGGCTGTAAACAGTCCTGCGTCAAGAGCACTGGCCGCAGGCGCAACATTGCCAGTGTTGGCTATTAGATTAAAGACAGCATTCAATACCTATGCTAATCGTATGATCGTGCGTATGGGTAGTGTCAATGTGTTTGGCACACAGGAAAACATGGAATGGAAGTTGATCAAACTTACAGGGATAAGCCAACTAACTACCGGTACCAGTTGGGTTCCAGTTAACGATGGTAGTGGTGTAGAATACAACGCAGGTGCTACGGCATTTACTGGTGGTGAGATGATCGATGGTGGATATCTAGCAGCTACCACACAAGGTAGTCAAAAGTCAGCAGGTGCTCCGCCCAGTGATCTACCGAGCTCAGCTAAAAAGAACTACATCGTTCAAAACTATGACAGCACAGACAGTGAAATATACGTAGTAGCAGTAACAAATATAGGTGACACTGCTGGCACTGTTCGAGTCAGCACACAGTGGCGGGAGATCTACTAATGTATCGTAAGTATATCAACATTGTAGAAGCTGCCAACAAGGGCTGTCCTATCGCTACCTACGACCTAGAAGTTAATGTTAAGAATAGACAAACTGCTATAGACAAACATCACTACGGTCCTGCCAATCCAGACGAACCGGGCGGATACTGGAAAGATGCAGCCAAGCAATGGGACATAGATGAAAAGACTGCTAAGACTATGACCTGCGGTAACTGTGCGGCATTTAACATTACAAATGCTATGTACAAGTGCATACATGATGGCATGGGTAAAGAAGCCTACGAAGCAGAAAAGACTCGTGAAGCAGCAGATTTGGGCTACTGTAATCTGCTACATTTCAAATGCGCAGGGTCACGTAGCTGCGAACTTTGGATCACTGGCGGGCCAATAGTCAAGTAAGGAGCGAATCATGATCAAGTTGACAAAAAATCAACTAGATCCCAACGGTTACTGGGATAAACCCATAGGTAAGATGTTATACATACCCTTGCCTGAAGACCTTGCGCTATTTGATCAGAACGGATACGACCTAACTATCCTGGAACAGCATTTTGCCAACACCAATGACGCTATCACACAACAGCATCGTAAACATCGTACAGCACTAAAACAAAACTGGTACACACAGGAAACAAAAAAGGAAGGTGCTGTCCTTAATCACAGCCTATTGTTTGAGCGTAAAGGATACACAGGAGCTGCCTTGGAGCAGCTTAAATTTTGGGCCAAGACTCTGCCGTTGATATACAAGATAATAGCCATGCGTCCTAAATGGGGTTTAGACTTTAGCATGGACTATGTTGATCGTGAAGGAAATGCTTTTGAAATACTCCATTGGGAGTACGATGGGTTTAGCTACGAAGAAATATGCGCAGTTAAAGATAAAATCGAGCCCGTGATTAACAGCATAGATTTTGAGCAAGCAGGACGCGATCTGCTTAAATACAAAGACAAATGGCATCATTTAGATTTTTTCGCACAGAGTGATTGGAAGTGTGATTTTTTTGGCATTCCCAAAGAACGATTTAAGATGGTGATCTGGGAATGATAAAGGATGATAAATGAATAAACTCTTAGGTATTTTTATTTTAACCATGGCAGGTCTAGGTACCTGTTCAGTGTCTCATGCATGGGATCAACGAGCACCACTTCCAGTAGATGCCTGCAAAGTACATAGCCCATGGGGATGGGCACAATCAAGCAGACCGGCACAGCCTATCTGCAGAGAAGCATATCTAGTAGCATATGATGCTCCTGTAAAGATACCTGCTTACGTGGCCTACACACTACTTCCACAAAATGCCTTAGGATGCTTTCCACGTACGAACGCATTCGTTGCGGACCAGTCAGTTCCAGGAGGACCAACTCCTAATGACTACGCAGGCACAGGCTACGACAAAGGACATGCCGCTCCCGATGGTGACTTAAGTTGGTCACAGATCGTGGAGTATGAGAGTTTTTTGATGACCAATATGTATCCACAGCACGGAAGTTTAAATCGTGGAATTTGGAAACTACTGGAAACATCAGTCCGTGGGTGGGCGGTACAGCAGAATCGTCCTTTTACCATATACGTGGGGGCATTCTATGGCGCTGGTGATCCATTTATCGGAAATGGAGTCATCGTTCCGCATGGATATTATAAGATCGTTATCGATCAACAAACAGGTGCCATAGCAGGCTGGGCATTCCCACACAATAAACCTTATGGCAATCTAGGCAATGACTTGACCAAGTTCCGTATGCCCGTAGCTGATATACAAAAACAAGCAGGAATAACATTTAAATATCCTGCCAATGCTAAAGAGCTACAACCAGGTCAAGAATGGCCAGTAGATTTTGGAGCATTAACAAATGCTAAACGTGCCAAGTGCGGGAAAGCCGATTAATGAAAACCTTTCGTGATTATCTGCTCGAAGCGGACAAAAAGAAAAAACAAGATCTCAAAGATAAGGATATTGATTGGTCCGGTTTTGACGATCTCTTCTCTCCCAAAGCAGATAATCTACCTTCGGCTCCTGAACCAGAGCGTAGAGATGAACCCCGTGATGAACCCCGAGGTGATGCTCCGCAACAGCGCAGAGCCAGTCAGTCTGATACACATAGAGCTACAAGAAACATAGAACCTAATCAACGTATGCGAGACCTGCTTGGTCGTATGCGAGACATAGATGCAGATCCAGATGATCCAGGATATCCTGAACCTGATCAACAAAACTTACCAGCGGTTGATGTTAACACTCGTAACTTGCCTGCAGTCGCTGGAACCAATCTAGCAGCAGCAGGTATACAAAATCCCGAGTTCCATCAAGTGGCTAATCTTCCAGGCAATATGCAACGTGCTATCCGTACACTAGGCAGACATCTGTTTAGATCGTTTACTCGCACAGAAACAAATGATATTTGGATGATTGGTAATCTTAACGGACAAGGACCTAATACTAGACAAGAAGTAAATGCTGTAGGAAACTGGGCTCGCGAAAATGGCGAAGATGTAGGTACAGGCGATATAGATTTTGATACAACTATCCCAGGATATCAAGCACAGATACATCAGTACTCTGCAGGCGGAATACGCTGGCTATTAGTACGAGATGAGTTTGGTGATTATATCTATAGCTGGCCTGAACAGGATAGTGTACACCCAGTAGAAAACCCCAGAGCTCTAGGACATGATCGTCCTAGACTACCTAACCGATAAATACAAGATGAGATTAGAAAGCTGTCAACTATTTGCTCGACTATGTGAATCTACTCTAGTAGAAGCTAGTAGCACATTAGACATGGTCAAAGGGCATCCAGGCGCACAACAGACTGTGCAGTATCTTCACACCAAGATGGGTCTATCACACGACCAACAATATCAACCAATACCTAAGATCCTTTGGAATGATCTTAAATCTAACTACAAAGGCACATGGGTATTGATCAAAGGAGCCACAGGCACGGGTGCTATCAAGTATGATGGTCGTTCATATACAGCAGTAGCTAGTGCAGGCGGCGAACCAGCAACAAAAACAGATGATCGTGGCGGAAACATATTAGATTTCCTAAAAGGACAGATCGGTAATCCTAAGAGTTATAAGTTCTTTACAGGTAAAGAGCAAGGCAAAGTCAAAGACGTACAACGCAAACGTCAAGAGCTACGTGGCACAAGCTCGCCTACAGAAATGAATCAAGAAAAACTTTTGACAAAGTTTCGACCACTATGGGTTAAAGCAATGAACGCCGCCATAGCCGATGTCAAAGGACACGTAGCCAATCAAATCAAGAATGATGCTTTTGAAAAAGCCAAACATAAACTAGAACACATACAACGATTACAGAATGGAATCGATGCTCTAGAAGTCGGAGGAGATACTCCTGGATTCTTAAACACTGCCATAAACTCAGCAGTACTAATGGCCGCATCACATTACTATCCAGATGAAACTGGCGAAATCACACGCAGCAGATACGGCAGTGGTAGTTACAGTTCACAGTTTCCAGAAGGACCACAGAAACTATTAAAAGATATTTCATCTGGTGATACTAGCAAGATAGGAACGATATTGGCATTCTTTAAGAGGAGTTTGATTTCAGGATGAAACTAAAACAAATATTCGAAGCCAATGTTGCTGCCAAGATCAAAGATCCCAAGATGATCAAGATGATCGGTATCGCTATGCGACACGATCACACTATTCCAAAACATCTAATAGGCAAGCTAGGACCTAAGCCTACAGACGAACAGATCGTAAAGCTATGGAGCGATCTATTAGACCAGAGCCTAAGAGCCACAGACTACGGCGATGTTTCTGCCGACGGCAAGTTTGATGAATGGTTAACTCGTTTATATGTAAACGGACAACTAGATTATGAAGACGTCAACGGTGAAGGTGGAGATGCACTAGGTGCATGGAAAGCTCTAAGTATACGCGGTAGACTAAAAGAAAAAGATCAAGATTTTAACAGATTCAAAAGCCTAAGACAGATACAGAACATCGTTCGTGATCGCGATTATCAAAACGAACTACGTAGAATCAAAGACGCAGAAGTCATTGAAAAACACAAGCGCGAAAAGAAAGAAATCACACTGATCGACGATGATCGTTTCCTAGTAACTGTTCCTATGAACTATGGTTCATGTTATACATTCAACAACGAACACGGATACCAAGCAAGTTTCTGTACAGGATCTAGCTCGGGACTTCAATGGTTTAATCGTTACGCCGATGACGGCCCTATCGTTAGTATCTTTGACAAACAAAACGCAGACGATGTCAACGGTAAGTGGCAGATGCATGCCCCAACTAACCAGTTGAACAACGGTAACCAGACTGTGCGCAGTGATGAAAGATTCTCTGAACTATTTCCTGGGTTGATGAAACGCATCGTTGCAGCTATTGAACAGAAAGGCGAAGAAATCAAATCTAACAGCACAGGTATAGTATCAGGTGGGTATGATATTGCACAGAGTGTTGCTGATATTAAACGCAGATTCCCATTATCATACGCCAGCGAAGCTCCTAAAGCCGACAAAGAAGAAGGCGACTCTAACGATGGTGAAGGTACCTGGTTAGTCACACATACTCAAACAGGACGTACAGCACGTATCCCTGCAGAAAGCAGAGATGATGCACAACAAAAACTTCTAGCAAGACATCCAAATATTAACTTAGACGACTTCACGTTTGAACTACAACGAGAAGAGTAAGAACACCCTACCTTAGGACGTTATGCGTTACAGGGTGGCCCGGCTGCTGGGCTGGAACGGAGTAGGAGTCGTGCCCGAGGACCGTTCCTAAAGTGAGCATCATTCTCTTGTGCAGAGCCATAAATACTAGGCTTTTAAGGAGATATGAATGAAGAAGCGTAACTACACACAAGACACAGTCCGTAAACTACAAGGCTCTGTGCAAATAGAGCATACACTAGCTAAACGTGGTGCCACAAAACTACGTGAGCTATTAGCGACAGAACCCTATGTCGCAACGCTAGGAGCATACAGCGGCCAACAGGCTGTTCAACATGCCAAAGCAGGACTAAAAGCGATTTATCTATCAGGTTGGCAAGTGGCTGCTGCTGCTAATACAGCTAATCAAGTATACCCAGACCAAAGTCTATACCCAGTAAATTCAGTACCAACGATTGTTAAACAGATTAACAATGCATTCCGTCGTGCTGATCAGATTGAATATTCAGAAGGTAAAGTAGAAACAGATTACTTTCTACCAATCGTAGCAGATGCTGAAGCGGGATTCGGCGGAGCACTAAACGCATACGAACTAATGTCAGCGATGATCGAAGCAGGCGCAGCCGCAGTACATTTTGAAGATCAACTATCTAGCGAAAAGAAATGTGGGCACTTAGGCGGCAAGGTTCTAATCCCAACTAGCCAAGCTATTCGTAACTTACAGGCTGCAAGGTTAGCCGCAGATGTGGCAGGAGTTGACACAGTTATTCTAGCACGTACAGATGCAGAATCGGCAACACTTATCACTAGCAATCACGATCCATTGGACAAGGATTTTATTATCGATGAACGCACTGAAGAAGGTTTTTACAAGTTTAAAAATGGGCTTGATGCATGTATTAGGAGAGGTCTTGCTTATGCCCCTTACGCTGATCTCTTATGGTTCGAAACTAGTACACCTGATATTGCACAGGCTAAGAAATTCGCCGATGCTATACATGCTGAGTTTCCAGACCAAATGTTGGCTTATAATTGCAGTCCTAGTTTTAATTGGCGCAAGTTTTTATCTGTAGAAGAGTGTGAAACATTCCAGCGTGAGCTAGGCGAGCTTGGTTATAAGTTCCAATTTATTACACTAGCAGGTTTCCACTCAGTTAACTTAGCAACATTTGAACTAGCAGAAGCATACAAGGCACGTGGTATGGCTGGTTACAGTGAAATGCAACAACGTGAGTTTGCCGCACAAGAGCGTGGCTTCACAACCGTTAAACATCAACGTGAAGTTGGCGTTGGCTACTTTGATTTAATTAGCGAAGCAGTTGGGGCAACGAGTACTGTAGCAAACAAACACTCAACGGAGGCGGATCAATTCCATTAATATGCTTATTATAATCTATACCTTGGTGATGGTACAAATCACTATTGCTTGTGTTACTTTGTATTTGCATCGTAGTCAAGCACACAGAGCAGTATCATTTCATCCAGTGGTTAGTCATTTCATGCGTTTATGGTTATGGTTAACAACAGGTATGAACACTAAGGAATGGGTTGCAGTTCATCGCAAGCACCATCAAGCAAGTGACACAGCGACAGATCCACATAGTCCTAAAATATATGGTATCTGGCGTGTACTGTTTGGTGGTGCATTTCTTTATGTTAAAGCAAAGAATGATCCTGAAGTTATAAAGTTAGGTATTGGAACACCTAACGATTGGATAGAAAATAAAGTTTACACTCCCCACCCCTTTGCAGGGATTCTATTGATGTTGGTCATTGACCTTGTTCTTTTTGGCCTTGCTGGGTTTATAGTGTGGGGAGTTCAGATGCTTTGGATTCCGTTTTGGGCTGCTGGAGTTATTAACGGCCTTGCACATTGGATAGGATATAGGAATTATGATACAAAAGACACTTCTCGTAATCTTGGGCCTTTTGGTGTTTGGATTGGTGGTGAAGAACTTCATAATAATCACCACGGAGACGGTGCAAGTCCTAAATTCAGCACTAAGTGGTACGAAGTAGATATCGGCTGGATTTATATTAAAACGTTAGAATTTTTTAAATTAGCAACTATTAGAACTTAGTTGCAATAAATTCTGCTTCAGGAATACGTGTGTGGGTATTTTTACTACCTAACACAATTACAATTCTGCGACCAATATCAGTATCTAACATCATCGCAATACAACCTCCACTGGCTCTTATGTAGCCAGTTTTGCTGACTATAAAGTCGTGACGTTTTCCAATGATAGGATTAGTGTTATTAAATATCAACCATTTTTTACGCATTTTAATTTTTACATGAGGTGTGCTGGCCGATTTAACAATTTCAGGATAGGTCTTAGCAACTATAACTTGTTTAACTAAATCAGTTGCGGTGCTTACATTAAACACTCCTAAGCCAGTTGGGTCTACATACTTTGTATCGTGCATACCAATAGAGTGTGCTTTTGCATTCATAGCTCTAACACAGGCAACTTTGCCGTTAGGAAAATGTTCGCACAAGAGTTCTGCAGCTTTATTATCGCTATGCACAAGTGCTAACTGCAATGCTTCGCCCCGTGTGTATTTGCCAATACGTTCATCTAGATCTTGATGAGCATCTAACACAACCATTGCAGTCATTAATTTTGTAATACTAGCTATACTGCGAATTTCAGTTATGTTGTCACTTTGAATAACGTTGCCGGATTCATCGGCCACGAGCCAGCTTTGAGCGGTGATAGGCAAAGGTTTGGAGCTGGTGGCATTTGTTTGCCCGCTATAAAAAACGGAAAGTAATACCAATATAGAAAAGATTCTACCCATAGATCTATTGTACGCTCTAGTATAAATTCTGTCAAATTATTTTTCATGTGCGATAAACTCGCCATTCCAATCATCGCCTAGATCTTGTTGTTTCATAAAGTCACAACGCTCGATCCACATTTTATAGTACTTGTCCATTTGTCCGTTAAATGAACCTTTCATTTCATCACAGAGTATTTTGGCTGCATCAAATTGTTTGAGCTTATACAATTCGTGCATCTTATTGTGTGTTATACGAGACTTGTTATATTCTTTAACATCGCCTTTGATGCGTAATGCTGTATAGATACTATCAGCAACAGTCTTACCTTTTGGCTGTAAGTTATCCAAATACAAGTAAAAGAAATCATCTTTACTACGGTTATATGTTTCAGCACCAATAATACATAGCACACCATATGCTTTACAACGTGCCTCTAAACGTGCCGCAGTACTAACCATGTCACCTAAGATGTCATAGCTGTGTCGTTCTGTTGAACCCATTTCACCAATAAATCCAATACCACTATTACAACCCCAACCCATTGCTGCTGGAGGTAAACCTTGTGCTTCCATTATCTTAGTGTATTCATCTACAGCATCTAACATTTCTAAGCCAACACGCACAATAGTTTTAGCATGGTCTGGATCATCAATAGGCGCACCATGAATGTGCATACTTGCGTCACCTACATACTTGATAACCATACCTTTGTTTTCAAGCATAGGCTTACTGATAGCATCCATGTAGCCGTTCATGTATTTGCCAAGTCCAGCAACATCATCACCGTAGTGTTCGCCAATTGGTGTAAAGCCGCGTAAGTCACTAAACATAACACTAACATCTTTCCTTACACCACGCTTAATTAAATCGGGATCTTTTTGTAACATTTCCACAACTTCTTTTGAGCAATATCCTGCAAACTGTTTCTTTATGGCTTGCTTTTGTAAGAATTCGCTGACAAACTTGACACCGTAGGCATGCAGAGCGACCAAGAGTAGGCCAACTCCAATGGCAGTAGCGTCAAATAACCATAGATAGAGATCGTACATAACCCAACTGCCAACAGCAGAGCCGCCAATGATAATAATAGTCGATGCCAAACCTGCATATACATACCTCGTTAAGAAAATTAATAAAATGCCGGCAACAAGTAATGTTATAATTTCAACACCATCTGCATAGTCTGGTCTTTGAATGTTAACTTGATTAGCCATTGTAGCAATAACAGCCGCTTGCATTTCTTGTGGCCAAACACTTCCAATACTAGTTGGTACAGGGTTCCCTAGTCCAGCGGCCGCAGTTCCTACAATGACAATAGCACCACCAAAGTCTTTTGGAAGATTAGCCATAGAAACTGAACGAGATTTTTGACTCCAGTCAACCCATACTCGACCTAAACTGTCTGTTGGAATTATTCCAATGTCTCCAGGTAATCTCATTTTTTCAACGCCACCTTCAAACAGTTTAACTTGGAATGTTGAATTAGCTGTTGCAACTCTCATTGTTTCCATTGCAAGACTTGGATATAATTTACCATCAACTGTAACAATTAAAGGCAATCGACGATTAACACCATCAACTTCTGGCAATGTGTTTGTAGTTCCTACACCAGCTGCAGCATTTTCTAATCTAGGAATGTTAGCAATTAATCCAGGATAAGTTACAATTTGATCTAACCATTCTGGATTAAGTACGGCACTACCTGGAACTTTTGGTGTATTTTTTGTCTTTTGTGCTGGGGTATTAGGCAGAACTACAGGATAGTGTTTTAATATCTGTTCTAGAGCTTTGTCTCCTCCTTGTCTGTCTGCTTCTGGCATTAAGACATTCCATACTACTAGTCCAGCTTTGCGAGCATATAGATCTTCAATCATATCTGCATAGACTTCTCTGTTAAACGGCCACTGTCCGTATTTGGCCATAGTATCTTCGTCTATGTTTACAGTATAGATATTATTTTCTACTGCTGGTTTACTTGTTATTAGTGTGTCAAAGTAACGTAATCGTACACTTTCTACAAATGTTGGATCAGATATTCTTAATCCTAGAATTAAGGCTAGTGTTAATAGTGCTGTCCATGGACTAACTAATATTTTTTTAACGTGGAATTGCGGCAGCTTTGGCAGGGAGATCTTCATCGTCTTTGTATCCTAAACTTGTAGCACCTGATTTCTCTTGTGCTGTCATTGATTTACATTTACCTGCAACAATCATCTCACAAGGAGGTGGTGCCATTACAGGCCTTTCAATAGTAACAATTTTAGGGCCTGCACAGCCTGCCAGTAAAATTGCTGATAATATTGATACTTTTTTAAGCATTCAATATTTATCTAGAAATTTTAGGTTTGATAATCAGGAATTTCTTTAGAACCGTCGCCTGTGCCCAGTATACAGGCGATTTCTGAAGTGAATTGTATAAAAGTCCAGCTTCTTGTTTGTTTATTGATGAAAAGGCTGTACCTTGTGTCGTCAAGAGC